TGAGAGATTTTCTATCAATTCAAGATTCGGGGCGTCGATAGACGCCCTGTCTTCGGGTTCTGGGTGAGCGAGACAACACGAGAAGGGGGGTTATACTCATTGAGGTGAGGTGTCTAGCCTCACAGCAAAAACTTACGAACCGAGGAGGGTTAATCATGAGTACTACAGGATGTTCCGCATCAGAGCACATCGAGCAGCCAGAAGTTGGCCATATTCTACCGAAGCCGTTTGAAGTCACATCTTTAGGTGATGGTAGTGATGCATTGAATCCAGAAGAGAATGTCAGTCTCGATTTGGTCGCTTCGGCTGTTGGCTATATGACTCGCATTATGTCAGGGGAGTCCACGGAGTCAGTCTTTGGGTTCCCACTGTTCTTGGCGCGACGCATCGGAGGGGATGCGATTGCGGTCGAAGCGCAGCATCTTATCGACGGCATCGACGGTTTGGATGATGGATCTATCATCAATGCCTTGAAGTTGTCTGGGTTTGGTGATCGATTCCTTGCTGATTCTGAGAGTTATCGACCCCTTGAAGAGATTAACCCTGATGAAGCAACGATCCAGAACGTGAGGACGATGGTCAAACGCTTGCTCCGTTTCTTTGATGCTTATGACGTGAAGTCGCCAGTGTCCGATACGTTTTGGGATCTCAATGTATCGACGTTGCGTCCAACGGAGGCGCAGACACTCCAGTTGCTCATGGGTTGGCGTGAACGCCTTCATTCGCCTCTTGCGTGGTGGCATGATTTCAAGTACCTGGGTATTTACAACTCACGTCTGGACAACGTGTATCGGATCGGCGTTGATGCTATCCCTGACGATCTGATTAACGAGATCGATCGAGACGTGCTTGGCTACGCTAAGTAGAGCCCGGCACTGAAAACATAGCCCCTCTGAGACAGCGCTCCTGCTTGTTTATTAACAAGCAAGGCTACGTCTCAGAGGGGCTATCTGCGTTGTTGGGTCAGGATCTCGTCACAGATCACAGATCGACGGGTCGGAAGTCCTGTGCGATGAGGTGCTTTGCGCACTGCAACGGCGAGCACTTATCGAAGTACTCCCAGTGCTTCAGCTCGCTCATGATCTGGCAGGCGGCCCTCAGGACAACCGGCTCCCTGTAATCCCATGACGTTTCATCGCACAGTTTTTCCGGTGTGAGATCCTCCAGCGGGGTAGGCCAGACATCCAGACAGTCAATCCTGTTGATGTTCACGCCGTACACTGTTGCGCAGTCCTGGATGTAACCCGGCATGATGAGCGACGGGAAATCCCACGATGTGTCGCGTCGCTCCACATCAGCTTCGGCTGCCTTCTGGCGCGCCCACTTGTCCTTGGTGAGACCGGGCAAGTTGATCTGATCCACGGGTGCCATGACGACCATCTTACCCAGCTTGTCTGCGTTGTCAGCAGACTGGGCAGAGTCGACAGTGCATGCCACAGGACGGCACTCGGCGGGCGAGTGTACAGTCTTCATCTTTGTCGCATGCGCGAGAGCGCACTCAGCCGCCCATTCACCGAGAATACGGGGAATGATGACACAGCCATCTGTGTTCCAGCCCCAGAAGAGTGCGCCCTGGACGGGCTCGTCCTGGTATGCCGCCGACTTGTAGATCAGCCTGTCGCGCCTCGACGGGATGAGCACAGAGCCTTCCCAGTAATGGTCGCCGTCTGAGTCTTCGTCGAATGTTTCGACGAGAATGCCACCGTAACCGAGGTCGTAGACATCAGCCGCCTTGTGGTAGTAACGGATGTCCTCAAGGGCCTTGACGAGATCGCTTCCCGCTTCTGTCATGGACAGAGCCTGGATCATGGTGTGGGCCGCTTCGTGGTTCGCGTGGTTCAACATGGTTGTTTCCTTTGAGTGTGAATTGTGGATGAGAGTAGGACTCAGTTCTGCGATCGGGACATCGAAGATGTCCTGCTAACAAGACACAGTGGTGAGAGAAGAAAAAATAGCTCCCCCACCCCGCCTCGTTCTCTGTTGAACGTACGTCGCCGTACTGTTCTCGGAGAGGGTAGGGGTGGGGGGGAGCTACTGGTAGTGACAGTGACATTAGGAGGGAGGGGGGTTCGTGTGTCAGGGCACGCTCACCAGCACGTACTGGTGGCCCCATCTGTCGTTGATGCGCTGCGCATAGTGGTCTCACGTCTCCCATTGGATGCGTGGCGTGCCTCGCCAGATTCGCAGGATCATCGTGATGAGCCGCTTTTCGTATGGCGACAATTTTGCCTGTGAGGCGGTTGCTGACGAAGTAACTTCGTCCCGAGCTGCCTGGTTCCCATGAATTACAGATCAGGGTAGATTTCTGTGAGGGTGTCCCGAATAGTCATAGTCATGCGCTCAGCCTCTCAGTCTTCGCTCTCGTAGGCCAGGTATTCCCTGTAGCTACGGCAGTTGTACTGACCTAGCGAACGCTTGAACTCCTGCCGCTTGCTGCGCTTCTTAGCGCGACGAGCAGCCGCTCGGGGCTTGCCCAGTGCATCGCCACAACACGTGCAGTCACGGCCACCAGGGCCGTACGGGCACGTGCAACCGATCATGGTTGCGTGGGTCGGGCTGCTCAAAGACAGGGCATCCAGAGCATCGAAGCTATCAGGGCTGTAGTAATCGTTGGAACGCTTGTTACGACGGGGCATCGTCATAACCTTCTTTCTTTGTTGTGTGGTTGTTATGGGGGAAGAGAGAGGTGTGTGTGTGTGTGGTTGGGTTGTTAGATCATCAGATCGCGTAACGGTTGAACCGGGCGGTCTTGTTGGACGTGTTCGAGTAGAACCTGAGCAGGCTCGCGGTGTCCTGGCCGTCCTCGTCCCAGTGCTTCAGCAGCGTGTCGATCTCGTTGACGGTCTGCCAGAGCTCGGCCTCAGTGTCGCGATCGAGACTCATCCCCACGGTTCCATAAAAGCTGTTGAAGCACTTCTCGCGAAGATTCATGATCTCCTGCTTAGTGGGGTGAGTGCTGAGCGTCTTTGATGCAAGATCCGTGAGCTTGTCCCACATCATGATGGGCTTCTCACAGCGGATCTTGTCGTGCTTGTCTTTGATCGCCATATTGTGAATAACAGTCGTGAGCTCGTCGATCATACGATCGAACTCGTCGTCATCAACTGTGCCGTTGACGGCGAGCTTGTCTTCGACCTGCGGGTAGATGTAACCCTTCATGATCACATCTGCGCGGTGAGACCGCTGCATCCAGTCAGGCATGGCGGCGACCTCAGGGAGGTGAAGAACGAGGTAGGAAGTCCAACGCATGGTCATAGTTGATTCTTTCTGTTTGTTTGGGGTGGAGGGAATCAGATGTCCTCGGGAGTGAAGTCATTCTCGATGAGATGCTTTGCGCATTGATAGCGAGAATATGTATCAAAGTATTCCCAGGCTTTGTATTGGCTGAGGAACTGACACGCGGCGCGCCACGCTTCCTTTTCAAATTCAAAAAGGAAACGTTCGGGTTCCAGTGCGTCGTTGATGTCATCCACATCGAGAACATCGACACGATTGAGTAGGTAGACGATTTCACCGGCTGTTACCCCATAGAGCACAATCGCGTTATATCCGTATACCAGACCATTTCCACCAACGTGGTCATACAGGCCCCATTCGCATTTTTCGTAGTGGGGCTGCGTTGCCTTTCGGCGGGCGTACTTGTCGACGGTGAGGCCGGGGAGCTTGAGACCCAAAGGAAGACGGACGCACATGCTAGGAACCGTGTCAACACTGTGGATGACGGGCTTCGTGCACCATGTGGGCGCAGGCACCCACTCGCTGTATTCGACGATGCACTGTACTGCCCATTCGGCCAGCACGTAGGGAATCACCACAGGGTAGCTGTGGTAGTCCTTCCAAAAGAGCGCACCTCGGATGGTGTCGTCGCACTAGTCAGCGCTCTGGTAGGTCAGCCGGTCCTTGGTGCCGGGCAGCAGGACAAGACCCTTGACATCTCCGTCATCGTAGGTGTCGACAGCCGTGACGAGCATGCTGCCGCCACCGAGCTGGGCGATTCTGCCCTCAGAGTGGTAGTAGCGCACGGCTTCAAGAGCCTGCACTAGCTCAGACCCTTCCTTGGTGCAGGACAGAGCAGCAATGTAAGAATGGGCGAGTTCATGATTGACGTTCATGATTTTCCTTGTTTTGTGGTTGTGAGTGAGAAGTGAGAAGAGGGTGTGTGGATAGAAATAGAGAGTTCTATCAGTTCAAGATTCGGGGCGTTGAACAACGCCCTGTTGCAAGTACACAGATGTGTGGGCGAGAGACCAGAAAATCAGCCCCTCTGAGACGTACCCGTGATCGTGCTGATCACATACTGTTTCTATCCCAGGGGGGGTGCTATCGCTCAGATCGAGATCTTGTACCGATCAAACCGCGCATCTCGGTTCGGGTAGAACCTGAGAGGCGTGATCGTCTCAGAGAGATTCCAATCCCACAGCATCCTGTTCAATGCGTAGGTCGTGTTTTGCGCTTCCTGTCGAGTCTTGGGATCAAGCGATGTGTCGTCCCTCATCTCATAGCATCGATCAAGAAGTGCATCGATCTGCTCTCGTGTGGGCTGCTTGCTGAGAGTTTCTCGGACAAGCCCAGAGAGTTTGCTCCATGCAATGATGATCTTTTCGCAGCGAATACGATCATGCTTATCTGCGATGGCCATCGCGAAAATGTCCGGTTCCACCTTATTGATCATCTGCTCGAATTCAGTATCGCTATGAGCAATCTCGGCAACCTGAGGGTAGATGTGGGTGAGCATGATCACCTCAAAGCGATGCATTCGCTCCATCCAGTCAGCCATCTCGTTGACGGCCTTGTGGTGGTAGACGAGACATGAGGTCCAGTCGTTCCAAGGGGTGTTTGTTGTAGAGAGGATCCTGTGAAGGAGAGGGTGAGTGGGTGCAGCCATGGTTGCGACCTTTCTGGTGATAGAGCGTGAGAGTAGAGGGTGGAGAGAGGGCAGAGAAGTGTGCGGCAGCGAGTCAACGAGCTTGTTAATGGAGCATGTGCCATAGCACCAGGCTAACGCCTGCGATGAGCAGGGCGCCGACCACACAGGCGATCGTAGCGAAGAGTGCCTTCAGGTCATTCTCCGTGATCTGCATCTCGTCGGTATCGGACTCAGACTGATCAGTCAGTCCCTGTTCCTTCTTGAGTCGATTAAGCTCTTCCTCAAGTTCATCTACTCGCTGGAGAGCGAGAAGGCCGAATACGCCCATGGTGTTGTCTCCTTTTCTGTGTTGTGGTTTAGATTGATAGCGTCAGGTTGAGAACAACAGGCGTCATGACGATCGCCATGATCGCGCTTGCGACAAGCACTGCCTTGGCGATGCAGATCATGTCCTGCTTCGTGATCGTGAGCGCGCTTGCTTCAGCCGGATCGAGATGCTTGATGTCGCCGAAGATCCAACTGGTGATTGCATTGATCATATTTCCTGTCCTGTCTTGTGTCGGGTCAGTACCCGATGCCGAGCATCTGCTCGACCTTGCGGTTGTTGCGTGGCATACCAACGCCTCGCAAATAGTCATCGACCATGTTCTTTGTGGCGTGAGCCCGCGAGAGCACATCACGCGGAACATAGGGATGTGAGCTACCGTATTCTGCCCAGGTCTTGCCCGTACCTTCCTGCACGAGGTAGAGATTCGCGTGCTTCTGAAGAGTTCTGATGTCGTGGTACGTGTTGCAACGGGTGTAACCACCAGACATGCCGTTCCAGCCGGAGAAGTGTGTACCGTAAGGTTCTCCGGGGAAGAAGTTCTCGAAACCGATGCATTCGAAGTAGCTATCGCACACGCGGTACCCAGTGACACCCAGGACGATAGCGTCTTCTCGATGGAACCGGTACTGATCGTAACCGTACGTGGGCTTACCGGTGAGCAGGACACTGCCCACCTTGAGCTGCGACAGATCAGCAACAGGCTGCTTCTTCATGTCGGCAATGATCTGCTTGATCTTTTCCCCTCGCATCTGCTTCGTTGCTTCCCAGTCAATCCAGTTGAGCTTCTCAATGAATTCCGGGTTGAGTTCGTAACGAACAAGACCCTGAGGGATGCGCAGTTCTGCGTGATTCTTGTAGACGAGCAAAGAGCCGCAACGGTCCTCGTAGTGCTGGTACTCGGTGTGATCGGGGTGCTTCGCCTTCGTGTGGAACATGGCGAAATCGATATGCGACCAATCCATCCAGTAACGTCTGCTCCGCTCGTCACGAGGCTTGTAGTCGGGAGACGGGGTGAATGTTGCTCCGGGGAACGGTTCTGGTTCTTGTACGATGAGCATGATGATTCTTTCGTTGTTGTTTGTGTCTGTGACAGACATCGCGAGATATGTTCGATCTCCGTTACCCCATCCCGAGTCTGGGATGAACTCAGCGTTGATTGTGTGCGTCTTGTCATCCCAGTCGAGCTCAGTCATGTACTGCACATCGTCGAAAATGCCATGACCGACGATCGGGATGGACTGGAGCGTTTCCAGGAACATCGCAGTGGTGTCACGCGAGAGCTGTTCCATCTGTGTCGGGAGATCGTAACTACGATCGTAAGGGTGCGTGAGTCGCATTGTTGTCTCTTTCTGTTTGTTATGCCGGGGTTCGAACGATCTTGATGCGTGTTGCCCAGGCGTGGATCTGGTCTGCGTCGATCACAGCACCGTCTCCGTGACGATGCCATTTCTTATCGAGCTTCTTGTCCAGCGTCACAATGTATGACCCGGTGTCATCGATGTGCATGACATCAATGACTGTGCCGATCGGCAGGGCATCAAGGTTGATTTTCTGGTATGCCATGGTTTTTAGCTTTCCGGTACGTAGATGATCATGAGCTCGGCAGCGTGCTCGAAGCCAGACCACTGGCTGGAAACACGAGGCTGCTCATTGTTGATGTAGTGATGTGTTTCGCCGTCTCGATCGAGCTTTACCCACGGTTCCCCCGTGTTGCTAGGCTCCTTGCGGAAGTACAGCGTGTTCTGGTCGAAAGTCGTACGGTCGACGCGAAGAATGGTGCCATCAGGTAGTTCGTCGAGGTCAATGTCGACACGTTCAAAGAGTGGCTTGTCACCGTCCCAGAACTGACCGAGGTAAACATACTGGGGCACAATCCCGGTTTCGGAGATCTCACGACCGCTTTCAGTCTGCATCTTGATGGCGTGCATGACGATGCACCTTTCTGTTTTTGTATGAGTATCAGTGGGGGACTTCTTCTCAGTGTGATTATCGGAGCATCATCAGATGCTTCAGATATATTCAAGAAAAGAAGCAACCCCTCCAGTGCACAGGAATTCCATGCATTGGGGGGGTTATGGTGTTGGTGGGGGGTTACTGCCATGCCCGGTAGATGATCGGATCGGTGTAGAGCTCCGGGTGCTCAACGATAGGCTTGAGAGCCTTGACGGTCTCCTTGAGATTTTCGATGTACCAGTCATCGTAATCGGTGTAACCGAAGAAGAAGCCGGATTGCGTGGGCAAGAGCTCCATTGCTGTCTTCGGGTCGATAAGCGCACCCTTGTCGTCAACTTCTCCCTGAAGGATCTTTTCGCAACGATCAACGAGATCCTTGATGACATCGATCGTCACTTGGACAGGCTGGCAGTCATCAACGCCGTTAGCAGCGTTGTCGACGAAGAACTTGTGAATCGCATTGGCCTTGCGCCAGTACATGAGTTCTTCTTCGTAAGGCTCGTCGCGCTCGATGTGATGGTCGATGATGGTGTCGAGCTTACCTTCCTTATCGAAATGCTCGGCAAGGTACGGATACCTGTCGGTATATGCCTGCTTACGCATTGCGCGCTGAATCGTTTCGGGAATGCCGTCCAGGTTACGGCGGTACGACAGGTACATATCAAGTCCCATGGTTGTTTCTCCTTTGTATAGGTGTGGGTGTGGTTGTCAGTCTTGCATCATCCCTTGCACCATCTGGGTCAGCTGGCGAGCGATGGCGCAGAGGCCGTTTCCATCGAGCGGGTAAACTTCGCCACGCGAGCCTTCTCCTTCACCGAAGAAGTTGCTCTCGTAGAGGTAGATCTCACGGGTCGTGAGGTCAATGACTGGGAATTTCGGATAGTTACTATCCGTCAGCACCGGCTTGACCTGCTCATCATTCGTGAAGAGAGGCGCGTCGTGAGCCACAACGAACGACACGGGCTTGATGCCCGAGCCAGTTTCCTCATCGTCGCCGTTGGTGAACGCGCGTGCGAGGATGCGCACGAAGTAAGACTCGTGCGTGATCCTGTTCAGGCCGTACTCGCAGCATGCGTGGAGCGCGTCAAGGACAGCGTTCATGCCGCCCCAGTGCGAGTAGAGGGCAACGCCCGTGACGAGATCGAGCGAGTGGGGGAGTAGCTGCTCGTCAGGGTTGATCGGCTCGTCACGCTTCCACAGAGGCGTGTTGTTGATAACGTGTTCGATCTGAACACGATCGGTGATGATGACGATGTTGGAACGATTTCCCATGATGGGATCCTTCTTTCTGAGAGTGGGGTTACTGGCGTCGCTTTTTGCGAGAGTACATAAGAGCCGAAATGGTTCCGACGATCTGACCGATAGCTGCGGCAGATAGGTACAGCACGAGTGCGAAACCTACGACGCATGCCAGGAAATAGATAATGACTTTGATGTTCTCAGTCATGTTTCTTTTCCTTACTGTTTTTGACAGGGTAGATGATGTATGTGACCGTAGCTGCGATGAGTGATAAGGTAGAAATTCCTTCGATCACGTACCACGCAGCAACGAGGTAGAAAAAGACAGTATCGACGATCATCAGATCACCGGAACAATGACTGTCGAGGTTCCGCCTGCCTTACTTTCGTCGCACAGCTGCCCCAGCTTGTCCCAGTCAACATGGCGATGTTCCATCAGCGCAGTGATGAACCGGTGGAGATGCCGTGCCGTGGTGCGAGTGTGGTCGAACGCGTCGTTGCAGATGCGAACAACTGGACGTGTATGAGGGGCAGAGAACGAAACGTATGCGACGACAGTCCTGTAAGAGTAGACCTCGTATTCGTATTTACCACCCAGATGTAGATGTGTACAGCAGACGATGGTGAAGTTCCCCGAGACGGGGATGATGCCATCGGGCTGATCATAGAGTAGTTCTCTCGCGGCCTTGTCGATCCTGGCGAGAATGGGTTCTTTTTCTTGTTTGACCATCATGGTATTCAGTCCTTCTTGTGAAAGTGTGTGTCAAGGGGTGCGAGGATGACAGCAGCGATGACAACGATGCTGACAAGAGCCAGCATGGTCGCTACGTAGTCATCGTCGATGGTGGATCCGATCCAGAATCCAGCGACCATCGACATGATGATCGCAAGCGTGAATCGGATGATGTGGCGGAGGTTGAATGAGATGTTCATGATGCTTCTGTTCAGGCTCAGTCGTTCATGCAGGCATCGCAGTACACGGCCTCGTCGAGGCCCAGGTACGCGATAGCCTTGTCGGTGATGTTGGCGAAGACGTGAGCGCCGCATTCCGTGCAGTCGACGAACATAGTAAGCTCCTATAAGTTTCTGTTTCCAGCTGGTCACAATCTACGGCATGTCCCATAGAACCAGGGAAAGTGATCAATCTGTTTATCGGCGCTGCTTGCAGCGCCTTATTCAAACCCTTCGAGAAAGAGTAAAAGAGATAGTAAAGAACCATAGAGAGATGCACGCTATACTGGTAATCGAGCCGATTTGTCGCGTTACTGCGTATATGTGTGCTACTGTGGGTACTGCCTTCTCAGGCTCAGACTGTGCGATCGTCCCAGTCAACCGTGCATCATGCGTTGGCCTGCTGCGAGAAGGCTGTAGTGGTACCTGCAAGCAGGGACCACTAGTAGCAGGTCTGTTTTTTAGCTCAACAACAACAGAAAGCGAGGTACGATGACTTCTCGTACGACTAAGCACAAGGGTCGCAAGGCTGTTGCTACTGCCGCGTTGATAGCGTTTGCTGGCGCTGCTCTCGTGGGTGCAAATCCCGCGTTCGCTGATAACGGCGGTTCCGGTGGTACCACTGGCGGCAATCTGGGCGCGGCGGGCAACTTGGGCATCCGCTACGCCTTCTTTGATGACGCTGTTGCCAACCCGCAGGGTGGCCAGGCGCTTGTGTCCCAGGGATGGGGCCAGGACAGTATCAACTGGTTCATGGACAAGGCTGGTATCTCCGGTACGTACATGGCCAACCAGTTCCAGACCTCGTGTGGCGAGGCTCTGAACGAGGCTATTTCTCGTGGCCAGGCTGCTGGCGGATCGAACGTCACGGCTCGTGTGGTTGGCATCATGTATGCCACCAACAACGGCAACAACGGTGGCGCTGCTGCGCGCTCTGCGCAGTACTTCTACGACAAGGCCGAGGAATGGCGCACGGACGGCTACCCCGGCATGTACAACCGTTCGGCTGAGATCGCAGGTTTCATCTACAACCTTGCGCAGACCGGTGCCGGCAAGGCGTCGGGTCTGCCGAACGATGGCAACGCCTACGGTGAGCCGTATGTCTCGACGGTGTGTGTCGCCGTCAACAGCGAAGAGCCTGTGGGCATCTCCGCTCCGCCTCCGCCGCCTACCTACGACTTGACCGTGACGACCGATCATGCGTCGACCGTGACCGAGGCTGGCAGCACTGTGCCTGTTTACGATACGATCCACGCTTCGCGTGGTGACAAGGGCGCAGATGAGAACGTCGACGCTGAGGTTGTTCTGACCTACGAAGGCCCTGAGGGCAACAAGTCGGTCACGAAGCAGGTTCAGATTGCCAACAACGGTGATACGAAGTCGCCTGAGTTCACTCCGGCTGATTTCGGCTGGACCTCATGGCCCGCTACGGGCGAGGGCAAGAGCTTCTGGTTCGACGTGAAGGTCGCCAAGCAGGGCAACATGAACGAAGCGGTGGATACCGCCGATCGTGAGCCGTCCGAGTCCTGGACGGTGACGCCCAAGAACCCCGTCAAGGTGCTCACCAACGGTGAGACTGGCTCTGGTCTGACCGAGAAGGACGTGCTCGCTGCGAACATGTTCTACAACGCAAACATCACCGCTCATAGCAACGGCTATGCCTCTCAGCTCACCATCACGGACACGGTGAATACCGCTGATGTCACGATCGGTGGTAAGGAAGCAGACGACGCTGGTCGCGTCCAGGTGCTCGGCCCGAACGGCCAGCGCGTGAAGGCTGATGTCACCATCGACCGCTCTGTCGAGGGCAAGGTTGTCATCTCCGGTACCGTGAAGGACATCGTGGATCAGGGTAACTACACCCTCATGGTTCCGACTTACACCAAGGCAACCGGCGCTGACTACCGTATCCCGGATGATTCGAAGGTCTGCTACACCGAGGCCCAGGACCACTGCCTCGCTGGTAACTCTGCTGAGACTGGCAAGGTGACCCCGGATCCTGACAAGGTGTGGACTGCCGATGAGGCTCAGGCGCGTACGACTGCTGATCCTGAGCGCACGAACCAGAAGGGTGTGGACCAGAAGTCCTTCCTGCCCGGTGACAAGGTCAGCGCTGTTGTCAACGATCGCATCGCTGCCTACCTCCAGTACGCTCTTGAGGAATACTCCATCACTGATGACTGGTCGGATGGCCTGGCCTACGTCACGATGGACGGCGCTCCGAAGGTCTACTTCCAGGGCAACGATGTCACCGATCTGTTCGAGATCACGAATGACACTGCGAAGGGCATCACCACCGCGAAGGCGAAGCCTGAGTTCTTGGCCAAGACTGCGCGTATGACTGAGCCCGGCGAGGTCAAGTTGGTTATCTCCGGTCAGTTCCGTCGTGACTACGACACTGACGGCGAGAATAAGCAGCTCATCAACAAGGGCTCTGTGACGTGGAACAACGAGTCTAAGGCCACCAATGAGCCGCCGATCTTCACGGTGACTCCCAAGCCCGCGATCGACGTGGAGAAGTTCACGCTGTCTGAGGGCCTTGAGGCTGGCGACCGCGACGAGGCTGATAACGCTCTGACTCTCCAGTCTGCGAAGGACGAGACTCAGATCGGCTTCCTGGTGAAGAACACTGGTGAGGCTGACCTCGTGAACGTCTCGCTCACTGATCAGACTCATGAGGGCACCACCGGTAACGTCACTGGTATCGTCTGTGAGATTCCGGCTGAGCAGGCTGCTGCTGATCCGGCGAATGCCGGTGTGACCGGTGGCGCGACTGCGCAGACTGTCAAGGTTGCTGGCGACAAGATCGGTACCCTGAAGGTCGGTCAGTCTGTGTCCTGTGTTGGCACCCTGACCGGCGTTGAGGAAGGCACGCTGCACAGTGACACGGCTACCGTGGTTGGTGAGTCCATCCACAATGGCAAGAAGGTCTCTGACTCTGATGATTGGCACGCGAAGGTGGATGCTCCTGAGCAGCCTGCTCCGAAGGGTGCTGTGACCGGTGAGGTCGCGGGTGCGAACACCGGCCTGATGGCCGCTCTGGGCACTCTGATGGCTGCGATCGGCCTGGGTGGCGGTGCTACCTGGTTCGCTCGTCGCAAGGCTCAGGTTGCTGCGAAGCACTGATGTGCTAATATGATCACTGACTCTCAAGAAGGTGATCAGTACGTGACCCCCGTGGTAGCTCCACGCTACTGCGGGGGTTACGTGTATCTCTGCACATGGATGGGTAGCATTATGTATAGTAGAATGGCTCGTGTACCAGTAGAATCGACCAAGAAAGAGGTCCCACTTATGACTGCCCCTGTGATTATGATGCCTGATACCGACGCTGTTCCTGCTCTGATTGATCGTCGCGATGTGCCCACGTCGTTGGTTGGTTTCGTCGGTCTGAAACGATCGGGCAAAGACACTGCTGCGCAGGGTCTGATTACCCGAGGCTGGAAGCGTATGGCGTTTGCTGATCCGCTCAAAGAGATGAGCATGAATCTGCGTGGCGTCTGGGTTGAGGTGCCAGAGGAACTGAGCGAGTTGCACCTTGATAGCGTTATCACTGTCATGGGTGGCTTTGCCAAGTACCATGAGGTAGTCGACGCTCTGGGTATGGAGAAGGCGAAGGATCTCGTGCCTGATGTGCGTACTGTGCTCCAAACGCTCGGCACAGACTGCGTGCGCGACACACTGGGCGAGCGAACGTGGACGGACCTGACCGGTCAGCGTGTGCAGGAAGAGCTCGCGCGCGGTGAAGCCGTGGCGCTCACCGATGTCCGGTTCGATGAAGAGTTCACCCTCGTGCATGATCTCGGAGGCATCGTCATTGGCGTGTGGCGAGGGGATCAGGATTCGTTGGATCGGGCGTTGGTGGATGCATCTGTTGGTGTGCTTCGTGCTGATCATGTGTCGGAGACGAATGCGTACAACCTGTTGCAGCGCGCCGATGTCGTGATCTGCAACTGTGGGTCTGTTGATGACCTGCATCGTGCTGTCTGGGACATTGTTGGCTAATAGTTGGTCCTGATACTGCACATGTGGCGCTTATCTGGTCATAGCGTGACCGGATAAGCGCCATTTTGCTTGATGTATGAGGCGAATGGGTGTATCATGGCCTATAGATGACCAGATAAGAACCCCTCATCGTCTGGTTATGCGGTCCACTACTAGCCTAGATAAGAGAGGTAGGTACTTATGCCTAAGCGCTTCACTGGTACTGTTCCCAGGCCACAGTCCCGTCGTTTCCGGGTCTCTGTGCCCGATGCTGATGAGTCGGTCCTCGCATGGATCGGTGCGCAGTCGGATCTCAGCGCGTCCGTGCGCAGTCTGATTCGAGAGGCGATCGAGCGGCACGGGTACCGTGACGCGACGTGTTATCCGGTTCAGCAGCAACCACGTCGAGGTCGTCCACCAAAGTCAACAGAGCTTACAGACCAGGCCGAGCAGCTTGAGACTGTCGATGGACACCCGATTGCTCAGTCGATCGGCATACTGATGCCGAAGCCGGAGCTGGATCACGAGCTTCTCATGGTTCCTGCGTCTCATGAGGATGTCACCGATGAGCCTGAGATTCTTGATGATTCTGTCGGTTCCGATGATGCCGTCAACCCCCTGAACGATATGGAAGATGTGCTTGGCGCACTGCGTTGAGCACGCACAACAAAGAGAAAATAGTGCAAAAAGACAAGAGAAAGTGAGTACCCATACTATGGCTTCTTCTGCAATCCCCACGTCCCTGAACACGATGACGCTCCTTGGCGGTATCGATGTCGGTAACGGCTACGTCAAGGGTTTGGTGCGGGGGACGCGCACCGATAAGGCTGGCAAGCCTGTCATCGACACGATCGATCTTCCCAGTGGCGTGGCTCTGATGACCAGGCCGAACTCGTTGCCGAAGCCCGATGTCGAAGCGACGGAGGTATGCGCTGATGACTTCTACAACGACCTCGATGTGTCGTTCTCGTCCCCGATGGTGAGTAACACGTATCGCCACCTGTTCGGTAAGCGATCGCTTACCGCGAACGGTGCGTTCGATGAGTTTAACGTCGTGGGCCGACGCTCGAAGGCTGAGCAGGAGCTGTCCAAGGTGCTGATCCTTGGGTGCTTCGCTGCGAAGGCGCTGCGTGATTACGTGGCTGTTGCGAAGGCTCTGCCTGTATCGGAGCTCATCGTCGACGCGCGCGTCGCTGTTGCTCTGCCGATCGATGAGTACATGCGTCATCGCACCAGCTACAGCGCCGAGTTTATGGGTGCCACGCACCTGGTGACTGTGCACAACTTTGAGACCCCTGTCGTGGTGCGCATTACGTTCCGCGATGTGGTGGTGATGGCCGAAGGTGCCTCTGCGCAGTGGGCCATCACGGAGAAGGGCGTGCCACTCATGCAGGCTATGCTTGCCGATGTGCGTTCTCGTGGTCTCGCACTGGAAGGTGTCACAGCAGAAGATGTCCTGGCGGCTCGTAACACGATCGGTATCGACATCGGTGAGGGAACGATTAACTTCCCGGTGTTTACCAACGGTAAGTTCAACGCGGACGCCTCTGTGACGTTCGGTGAAGGCTACGGCACTGTGCTGACCCGTGCGTTGGAGTCTATGGACGCGGAAGGCTTCCACACTGGTTTTACCAGCAGGAAGCAGCTGGCGGATTTCCTCCAGCGTGAGCCGTCGTCGCTCAAGAAGAACTTCTACAACAAGGTGCGCGCCTACGTCGACCGTGAGATCGAGTTCTTCGCCCGAGCTGCATCTGACCAGTTTGGTCGCGTGCTCAGCGTCGTTGGTGCCACGACTGAGGTCGTGTTCGTGTTCGGTGGTGGCTCTGGCCCTGTGAAGGACGCGCTGTACCCGCTCTTGCTGAGCAAGGTGGCGGAGATGAACACCGAGGACGCAATGCCGGTTCTCTACCTGGATGCGTCGTACTCGCGGTCTCTGAACCGCGAGGGTCTGTACTCGATCGCCCAGGCGTCTGCTGCGCAGTCCAGCAAGGCTGCGAAGCCTGCTAAGCGCTCTGCTGCTAAGAACAGCACGAAGAACGGAGAGTGAGCAGATGTCTACGAGTCCATGGGATGATGCTTTGCGTCGTTACAGCGCGCGCGAGCACACGTATGATGACATCGTGACTGAGTCTGGTGTGGCGGCAGCTGATGTGACAGCTGCCGCCACCGGCGCTGCTCTGCCTAGTTTCGATGACATCGTGAATGGCGATGGGACTAGCCCTGACAAGACCGAGTCTTTGGTCGTTCCGTCGAGTCTCGATGAGGGGCTGCATGATGCTGGGGTTGCCCACGGTAAGCAAGGCACGCAGAACCCGAAGAACAAGCGGAGCAAATGGCAAGCTGCTCTGACAGCGATCGTGTGGCTTATCGTCACGAGTCTCATCTGTGGCGGTCTCTACCTGATCTATCGCGCATATGATGAGGCTCAGGTCGAGGAAGAGCTTCCGGTGCCTGCTCAGACGTATCAGGATGAGGTAATCTCTACTGCGCCTGTCGAGGCTACTGATGATGTGCTCACCCACGAGTGGGATGTTGTCAACGCGGATTCGGACCAAGGGTCGAACACGTGGGAGGTGAACACCGAGGATTACAGGATTGACACGATGTCGGTTGCTCGTATGGCTCCTGGATCTGTGTTTATCTCGGAGTCCGGCATCTACATGGAGCTTCAGGGGTCTGATTCGTTCGAGGCGTCTAACTATGGCGATCTTCAGACGATCCACGTGCCGACCAACGTACACCGAGGTGTCTGGTACTCAGCTGGAGCACCTCTCACTGCATCTGATACTGGAGTTCTCACTGGCGTTCGTCCGGGGTTTGATACACCACAGTCTTCTACTCTGCCTTCTTCTACCTCTTCTTCCGAGACCGTGCAGTCTGGAACACAGACAAGCTCAGCACACGCAGTGAGTATGACGGGTGGCGAGGGAACGACGTTCATCGCATCCCATGTGGCGTGGACGAAACGTCATCGTGGGGCTCTGTACACCATGGCGACGGATGTCTCTCAGAATGAGTTGATCTGGGTGAAAGGCTTTGATGGATCGCTGTCCACGTGGCGCGTGAGCGGCATGTGGGTGGCTGAGCATCAGGCGTTCCCGGAGGACTATTTCAGCGCCACTGGGCCGCGTCGGTTGGTGCTTACCACGTGTGGTGGCCGTGTGAACAGCTACGGTTACTACCAGCAGAATGTCTTCCTGGTGGCAGAGCCTGTGCCGCTCGATGATGCCATGAGCTCAGCTGAGTGATGTATCATTGAGGCATCTCGTCGGTCAAAGTGTTCTTGTGTTAGAGCGGCTTTGGTCGATGAGATGTCAAACAGGTTGGACTATTCCGAAGGAGTGATGGTTGTCAGGTCCTTCCGTTACGCGGCGCATTAAGCAAGTGAAGCAACCCCGAGGCGGTTATATCAAATCGAAGGATTTAGAAGTTATTTCTTTGGGTGATGGTATTGAAACTTTGAACCCAAAAGAAAATATACATCCGAGTCTTATCGGTATGACTGTTGATTATCTGACTCGTGTCATGACCGGAACGTCTACTGAAGATGCTTTTGGGGTTTCATTGCTTGGTGCGGGTATGATTGACGAATTGTCATTGGCAGAGGGGATGTTGAGCACTGTTAAAGGTTTGGATGATACTTCGATTGTGAGTGCTATTAGACTATCCGGTTTTGATGTCTGCTATAGGGCAGGAGTTATGCATTACAAGCCCGTTCAGAACATTAATCCTGACACCGATACAATCGAGAATGTTCGTACCATGGTTAAACGATCCTTGCGTTTCTTGGATGAGTACGGCCCGAAGACCTTGGATGGTTTTACGTTCGAAGGAGGTTATACGAAGATAGTGTCGGCGGGTGATGGCGATTTCATGACCGAGGATACATTGTGGGACTTCAAAGTATCCAAGGCGCGACCTACGAAGGACCATACGCTTCAGTTGCTCATGTATTGGCGCATGTGACTGTATTCCATCCATCCTGAGTTCCAGAACGTTAAGTATCTTGGGATCTACAATCCGCGAATGAACAAAGTTTTCCGTATCGCGGTTGCTGACATCCCTCAAGACGTGATCGATGAAGTCGAAACGGAGGTTATCGGCTACTAATCGGTACTGATCACTGTGTAAAGCAATATCCCGTAGCAACGGTGTGCAACCGTGCTACGGGATATTGGTGTTGTTTGCGATATTCTGTTGTGCGATTCAGTTGTGATTGTGGTTGTTGATCAGAATCTTACCACGCTCTTCTCAGAAGGGCGGGTTACCCTGATCGAATCCGTCACCGAACGGATCGGACGCATTGAGCGCGTCGTCCGCGAAGACGGGAGCCTGGGGCGCAGGAGCAGCCTGCTGGACGGGTGCAGCAACAGGGGCTGCGACAGGAGCAGCAGCCTGAGCAGCGCGGTTCTGCGCATCCTGCTCGGCGGCACGCTTCGCAAGGCGAGCGGTGGTCACCTTGCGGCTCTCAAGCAGCTGCACGTCGGTGACGATGAGCTTGGTGACGTAGCGACGCTCGCCGTTTCGATCAACGTAGGAGTCGGTGGTTGCGCGATACGACACCTGCACCAGGTCGCCCTGGTGAGCCATGTCGAAGACGCCGTTGCCTCGATCGGCAGGAATGAAGCGCTCGACGGGCACCGCATCGGTGCCGCGCTCGCCGTTGGCGTTCACGTAGTCCTGGTCGACCAGAACGGTGAATCGGACGGTACGGGATCCGTCCTTGTTGTCGAAGAAACGCGGATCAGAGGCCAGGCGACCGATCGCAGTACCAGCGTTACGGGTGTTGATTCGTGCCATGTTTATTTTCTCCTTCGTATGGCTAGAGGTTAGATCGTCTTACGATCTCTATCAATAAATATCCTAGTACATCTGCGATGTACGAAAGGGATTCTTAGTCTTCCTTGAAGAAGACTTTTTGTGATCACTGCTGATCTCGATCAGCAGCTCCATGGTTGGTCGATAGACGCTATCGACAATTACGACGGGTGCGTCATATGCTTGGAGAAGCTTGAACAATACTCCGTTCGGGATGATGTCACCATTGTTGCTGCTCACCCACTGACTATTCCCAATAGACATGAACGTGGGGTCATGGTAGCCGTTGGTATCAATGACAGTCCCGGGCTTGAAATACTCAAGGTCATAAGGTTCTGTGATGGTGATGAGTTCGCGGTTCATAGTTGGTTTTCTCGCTTTCAGAACCGCGTGATCTTGAATTCACCGGTCAACTCGTCCGTGATGAATTCGATCATCTCTTCCATGTCTTTCTCAACACCGGAATCGCCAACCCAGTGGCTCGGTTTGCCGTTGTTGAAGACGAGGAAGAAACATCCGCATCCATCGTCAGTCATATCGATGACTGCCGGTCCACGGAGGAAATCGAGGAGGTTGTAGTGATTTCTCAGACCATCGATGAATCCATGTCGACCTAGTTCTGCTTGACATGCATGGGTCGGCTTAGTTGGTTGCTCAGTCGGTTGTTCATTCGAGAGAATCTGAGCAACCTTCTGTGCGATTTGGTTGATGTCCTTATCATCAAGCATCTGAGCTCTCCTTTGTTTCGTTGTGATTGTCGATGATGATACCGATTAGCGTGTCAGCAACAATGTCAGGTGCGTTACCGTAGCTGGGGTACAGACTTTCGATGCCGAACATGCATGAGCCAGGAGCGTCGACGTTCATGTCGTACAGGTTCTTGATGACTTCGTTTTCGAGAAGTTCTCTGAGGCGTTCTTCGGTCACGGTGAATGTACCGTCACTGTTGTGTGTGATGCCGTTCACGGCATCATCGATGTACTCGATGCTCTCTGTCACGGGATGACCTTCCAGCCCTTACCGTCACCAATGTCGCGCTTCATCGTGCTATCGAGCACGGATTCAGCAGTGATGGCGTCAGTGGCTGTGACCCAGCAGAACTCTGCGTCGTCGGTGAGCGACTTGAGGTAACGAGAGTCGTCCGGGCCGATCAGGATGGCTCCGAGGCCGAGCCTGTGGAACGGGATGGAGAGATTCTTGGGCTTGATGATCATTGAACATTAGCCTTTCTTCTGATGTGTGTTGCTTTCTTTCGGAGTGTTTAGATGCGTTCAAGGGACACGTCATCAGTGTGTGGATCCCATGTGATGGAAACAGAGTGTTCGCCATCATCGAGACGCACAGTGATATTGATGTCGACAGTTACGGGTTCGTTGTCAGCTCGGAACACGTTTGCATCAAGGCGTCTAATCGTTTTGATTGCTTCAGAATTTATAATGAGTTATCTCTCCGTAGTGCATAAAGGAAAGCGCCGGAACCATTACAGAACCGACGCTTCCTCTATGCGATTGTTAGTTTCCAGTCTGTGTCAGTCGTTCTCGTACATGATGTCGACTCCGAAAGCGACTGCTGCTTGATGCTCCATAAGGCATCCGCGCGTAGTTTCCCATCCGGCGCACATGTAGATCATGTGCGCCTTTGAGAGGCGCATCAGAGCGAGGCCCATGTGCCACAGTGCGGGGTTGACGATACTGTCGCTGACAACATCGTACTTGAAGTCCTCTTCGTAGACAGTATCAATTGGTTCGTAGCCAGCAGCCCTAACAGCTGCTTCAGCCTTCTCTCGCTGCGACGTGACTTTGTTGGGATCGATGCCCTTCATAGGCTGAGAAATGACTGCGTACTTGGTGGACATGATGAGATCCTTTCGATCGATTGTTGTGTGCGTTATTGAGTTGTTTCGTGGACCATGCAGGACTCGAACCTGCGAAATTTCTGATGGAACAGGTAACCCCTGTGACACCGCTTGTGCACCAATGATGTCAGGTGTTGCCGTGTTCGTCATCAGACACTGAGCCACCCGTCTACGGCCCTTAGTGCTGCCACAGGAATCGAACCTGTATCTTCCCGTTTGCGGACGGGTGCTCTACCCTTCTGTTTGCGCGAACAAGGGTTTTACCATTGAGCTAAGCAGCTTGTCACCCACAGTTAACCAGGCTGAGGGTGACCCATAGTCAACGCTAGAAAGGAAACAAATACGCGTTGACTAGCTCTCGAACTAGGATTCGAACCTAGATTCCCGGAACCAAAATCCGGTGTGCTGCCTTTACACTATTCGAGATAAAGCCAAGTGTGTTACTTGGCCGAGTGGATGTTACTTGTTTTCCTTCATAATCTCTTCAGCGACACACGTACTGCAACAATTATTGTCGTTCATGCCTTTTTCGAAGGCCGTTTCCAGTGCGTCTGTGAGCCAAGCTTTAGAGACGGTGAATGTTCCATCGTCATTACGCTTGATGCCGATGTTGTCAACCATTGGTCTGTCCTTTTTGTGTAGGTTGTTGGAATGTGCAATGCATTGTGGGCCAGGCAGGACTCGAACCTGCGGTGTGTTGTTAACTGTGACCGATTTACAGTCGGCTCCCTTCGCCGCTCGGGGCACTGACCCTTATGACTATGGCCACCATACGTGCTTGTCATTAAACGTATGGTGGCCTTTGGCTGAAGTCACAAATCAGCCGCGAGTAGTCGCCCGCAATACAGATGTCCTCGCATCTGTATCGTCGGAATGGCGGTATTCGAACCCGCGACCCCCTGCTCCCAAAGCAGGTGCGCTACCAAGCTGCGCCACATTCCGTGCTGTGTTGTTTCGTGTTGGCAGGTTTGCTCTCCAGGCCCCAGATTACCTCTGTTAGTAGATAGGCCCGAAGAGCAAACCAGATGCGGTAAGTCATTAGAAAGGTGATTTCTAATGGGTCCGCTACCGTCCTCAAGATTATCTCCCTGGACGGGGTTATGTGGGGGATGCTGTTCTGCTATCTATCATCGTAGTAGAACTTGACCAACAGAAACCCACACACAAACGCCCAATGGCGCAATTGTTGGTCCTCGGAGTGCTACCCCGTACGCGATCCCCCGATCGCGGTGTCCGGTGCATCCGCTTGATCAGAGCGGCAGGAACTGAGTCCTAATCATCCAGCATTGCCCGGACACATGGTGGTCCCCTCGGTGGGATTCGAACCCACAAGCCAAAGGCGGCGCATTTTGAGTGCGCTGTGTTTGCCACTTTCACCACGAGGGGTAGTGATTAGTTAGTACCAGTGTACATTACCTCCCCCGGTACATCTGTGATGTACAGGGGTACACACAAATATACGCAGGGGAGGCAACATCAACTGACTGGCTCGATGAAGTTATCGATGAGCAGGGTAAATGGGAATGTACGTGGCGATAGCCCGACGATCCATCTCGATCTGCTCATTCAGATCCTCAGCGAGAGACTCATCATCCCAATGACCGCCGTCAGGGCTGATCCAGTCGCGTTGACACTTCATGTACTGACGATCTTCGTGAGTGACGTTCTCAGTGGGGCCGACAGTGATGATCAGTGTTCCCACTGGAAGTGCGCTCAGATCGGTTTCATGACGCATGTCGAGAAACACGACTGTCGTTGACGTGGTAGCGGTGGATACAGCAGACATGTCTCGTGTCCCTTTCATCCCGTTAGTTCTCACTCAGAAGTCTCAGTCTCAGCGTCGGTGTTTGCCGGAGCTGGGGTAGCGTGCGCAGCCTCGTAGGCCGCAACGATGTCCTGGCTCAGTTGGCCTCGCTTGGCAATGGTGTGGCCATTGGCGGTCGCCCATGCTCGGATCTGTGCAGTCTTTTCGCGCTTGGCGCGAGCTGCTGCGCTAGAGCTGCGCGACTTGCGCGCGTTGCTGCGCTTGTTGGCCGGTGCACGGCGAGCATGTTCGATGTAGGGCGCGAGCGCCTCGTTGAACGCAGCCGCGTTGGCCTCAGAGAGATCGATGATGTAGCTCTTGCCGCCCACACCGAACTCGATGGTGGTGGTGGCAGGCGAGCCATCGATGTCATCGACGAGCTCGGTGGTCTTGTATTCCTTACGCATTGTTTTCTCCTTGTTGTCTTGTTGTTCTTGAAAAGAGAGAGGCTCCAGAGAGTATTGCATCTCCAGAGCCTCTCTCTATCTCATGGCTACTGGCCTACGTCAGTTGTTGTTCTGACGACGACGCAGCACCATCAGAACGCCACCAGCGGTGACGAGCGCAGCCGTGCCAGCGATCATCAGTCCAGTGTTGGTCGCACCGGTCTGAGCCAGACCCGTGACAGCGCCCTTGTTCTGAGGCGTGCTATTACCCGGCTTGTCTGGGGTAGAGGGCTGAGTCTTCGGCTGAGAAGGAGTCTCCTTGGGGGTCTCCTTAGGCTCAGGCTTCGGAGCAGGCTTCTCAGAGGGAGTGCTGGGCTTGGGATCCGGCGTCACAGACGGTTCCGGCTTCGGGCTGGGAGCCGGAGTGTCCGGGGTCGGAGCAGGAGTAGGATCGCTCGGCTTGGAGGGCTGAGACGGTTCCGGCTTCGGCTGTTCAGACGGAGTGCTGGGCTTCGGATCGGGGTTAGGAGTCGGCTGCTCAGGCGTGGGCTTCGGATCCGGCTTGGGCTGCTCAGGAGTAGGTGTCGGCGTCGGGTCCGGCGTAGGCTCAGGGGTAGGAGCAGGCGTCGGGGTCACCGGCTTTGCGTCCTCACCCGTTTCGGCACCAGACGAGCCCTTGGCTCGCCAGGTAACGGTGGAGGAAACCTCCTTGCCGTTAACGGTGGCCGTATTGGTCATCGTCTTTTCGGAGGTGGTAACCTCGACGCCGATACGGGCCACGTGGTTGCCGGTGAGATCGTTCGGGATGGTGAAGGTGACCGACTTGCCATCCTCGCTCTTAGTGATCTGGGGCTTATCCTTCAGAGGGTTGGTCCAGTCACCGTTTTCAGCCGGGGTCAGGGTGACACCAGTCTTGAATGTGATATCGTTACGATTCTCTGTGATCGTGACTTCTCGCCCAGGTGCGTCCTCGGTTTGGATATCACACCAGAATCGATAGGAGCCATCTGGGGTTTTACCGTTCGAGTAGCAGAACTTGTGGTCGCCGCGCTCGACGGGTTCACCCACCACACCCTTGCCCAAGCCAACGGTGTACTTCGTGTTATCCACGATCACGTCAGTGGTGGTCTTGCCGACGCTATCCTTGTTAAGAGTGGCTTCGAGCTTGACGAAGCCATTCTTAATGCTACCGTTGCCGCCCAGAGTCTGGGCAATGTCTTCCGTGACGGTGCAGGTGAAAGCACCGTTGGCGGCAACGCACTTACCGATGGTTTTTTCGGATCCGTCCAAGGCGGTGGCCTTCAGGTCAACGCCGTTGAATCCGTTTGGGATCTGGAGACCCTCGCCAAGAGAGACAGAGAACTGGGCACCCTTCTCGACCTTGTTACCCGCGTAGTCGATACGGATGTCAAGCGGAGCGTTGACGGAGTACTTGTCTCCGTAACGACCGTTGATCTCGGTCTTGGTGATCGTGATGCCACCGGTTGCCGATGACGTTCCAGGCTCGGTCTTGATGATGCCGTTGTTGCCATCAGCGGATGTAGAGACGGCGGCAGTGTTGCCCGTGTTGTTGGTGGCGTTGTCTGCCTCGCCCACGGCAGCATAGGCTGCGATTGGGCCAGTAAAGAGGAGCGTCGTGGCGACCACGAGGGTCAACCCGGGACGCTTAAACGTATTGCGATTCATGGAGTGTTTTTCCTTCCTTCATGATCACGTGTCGTGACTGTGGATGATGGGTTCATCCCCAGAGAAGATCCTTACGCATCTGTGATGCGTGGGGTCGTTCTGATCTTAGTTTACTTGATAACCGAGGATATTTACAACGGTGTGAGAGATCAATCGAAGAATGCGCAGTTTCCGCCAAACTTCTGAATGAGAGCGTCGCGGATCAGTGGTACTGGTGCATCATCAGGCACGCGGCATGTGATGACGATTTTGTCACGAGGCGCGGAGGATGCACCCAGAATTGGCATGATTGTCCCACGTAGCCGCTTGGGCACGATCTCGTAGTTCTTGACGAGAACCGTGTGTACGGCGAGCGCCTTGCTTTCAATTTCGGCGCTGGATAGATATTCGTATTCGCTCGGTCGGCAATCACGTGGGAATGTGATAGGGAACTCAACGCGAAGCGTGGTGTAGCGATGCGGTTTGAAGCTCTTGATGAGCGCGGTGAGGAACATGGTGGTCCTATCTGTTGTTCTCCTTTTTAGCCCACTGGGGTTAGGAGGATAGTGTAGAGAGAATGGTCATCAATCCATAGATGCCAATAGTAAGACCAAGGAGTGTCTCCTTTATTTATGACATGAGACATACATTGCTGCACAGGCCAATAGATAGACTGTGCAGCAATGTATGTTCTCTCGTTACGGTCAGGTTCTCTTTTCGAATATCACTTGGAATCATTGCCAGATAGATCATAAGTGTTACGAACATCATGATCGCCCATGCTGTGTGACCCATGTTGTGCCCTTTCTGTTTTTAATGCGCCATCGCTCGCATAATGAAATAGACTATTAACATCATGTTGATAATGGCAAGAATAATGTTCAGTTTAATAGACCTTTGGTCCCTAATATTTATAAGGGTTGGTACGATGTTCGCACAGAATGAAAAGGATGCTATGTATACAAAGATTTCGTAATTCATTTCTGAGGTTTTTGTCTTCGTTATTCCATCGGCTTGATAAATGTTGCGATATCGACCATGATAACGATTAGGCAGACACTCATGATGATTGCATTGGTGATGAGATATTTGATGTTACGTGCTTGATTCGCAGGCTTTGTTACGGCCATGTTGCGTGTTAGCGTTCCGAGGGTGACGAATAGGAGCGCGAATAGCGTGAGTACTGCGACACAGGCGGAGATGATTGCGTTCATTGTTATAACACCCCCCTCTCTTATACAATGGTGAGTACAAGTATTGTTGCCATACTTGCCATACTGGGAATTGCAACAATGAGGCTTGCTCCAGCATAGATATACTTTGCCTCTAGGAAATTTTTGAAAAATACTAATAGGCTAGGGATAAAGATGGCTAGGGCTGTCATCATTACTAGCGCGTTGAGTATCTCTCTCTCTCTCTCTCTCTCTCTTTTCAGGGCCAGACGAGCCATGCGTCTGGCTTCGTATTGATGCGTTCAAGCATCCATGCGTCATCGTGTTCAACTTCGATGTTGTTACTGTCGATCCACAGGGTGAATCCATCGCAGTACGTCTTCATGTACCGGATGCCTTCGTTGTTCTCAACGATAGCGCCGATGGCAAGCCTGTTGAATGGGACAGTGAGTGCACTGAACAGCATTGGCGGGTTGATAGACATAGGGCATCTCCCCTTTCCATTTAGAAGTTGTTTGTGGGCAGAAGTGCCTCCACAGGGGCTCGAACCCTGGACCCACGGATTAAAAGTCCGTTGCTCTACCAACTGAGCTATAGAGGCTGTGTCCCCTCGGTGGGATTTGAACCCACATACCCGTGATGAGTACTGGAACCTAAATCCAGCGCGTCTGCCTGTTTCGCCACGAGGGGTGGTGTCTCTCTAACTCTTGGAAAGCAAGAGTTAGAGAGACAGTGTTGTTGTCATTGAGTGATGCCGTGATCAGCATTTCTCAAGAACAAGGGAGAACTGTCCCTTTTCGATGAGCTCGATGATCTTATCAAGCCTTTCGATGTCTTTTTTGAGAGCACCAATAGCGTTCTTGGAGAGACGGGTATTGCCTGTTTCATGGTTCATCCATCTAAGCTTCTCCTTCATACCATCCACGATCAGCACACTCAGGTTATCGTCGATTTCCATGGTTTCACCCCCTCTCTCTGCTTGGGTTTGTTATTATTCCCTATATTAGCAGAAGTGGATGATTTTGGTGACGATGTTGATGCTGATGCTATGAGGGTGTGATCAGCATTCCTCAAGGGTGAGGAAGAACTGATCGGTTTCGATCAGTTCGATGATCTCTTCAAGCGTCGTGATATTCTCGTTGAGAACCTTGATGACGAGCTCGGGAAGAGTGTCATCGGCTGCTTCGGTACGCAGCTGATCGAGCTTGAGTCGCATACCTTCGACGACCAACTTGGATTGACGATCGTTGAGTTCCATGGTGTTTTCCTTTCTTATTGGTAATCAGTTTTTGGCGGTGTTGTTACCACACAAAGTGAAGGTCTGGGTATCCATGCGTGCTTGCCTTTCGGTATTAGTCAGCTAACACGTATTTCTTAACTGGTTGGATTGGCTTCATCCGTAGTTCTGTGTAGCGATGAAGATACGATTGGTAGTAAGAGTCCCAGTCCGGTTCAAGAGCTGAGTTCCAAGAACGGAACAGCTTGGTGATGTGATCTCGAACCTCCTGTGAAATTCCTCGTCTACCGGCGTATGCAAGCACAACACCGCCCTCAGGATTGAACTTGATAACGTCATCGAAGTTGTCACGAATGGCGTAGTGATGAAGATAGTATCGACGGTGCTTGCGGATGAAGCGCAAACCCATGCCAAGATCGGCCTCATGTTGGATCTTATGGCAGTTGTAAATGATCATGTGCGTTACTCCTGCTTGTTCTTGTTCTGTAGTTCGTACCAATCCTGATCGTCGATCGGATCGGGTAGATGCACATTGCGCTTGAGGATTGATGTCAGGTTCTTGGCGATGCGTTCATCGTGGAGAACCGACTTGTGTACACGTACACTCACAGGGATACTACGTCCGTAAGTGCATTCAAGAATGACCTTGGTATCGGGTCGGTTAGAGTATCCGATTTCGTATCGGTATGAAACACCATTGGTGAACACCTTGGTTCGCTTGACGTTCCATCCTCGGAATATGAAAATCCTAGCCATTGTGAAGCTCCTTTAGTAGCGTATTCACCTTGCCCATGTTGGGATTTTGACGGGGGTACACCCTGGCATCAGGAATGTCCCAATCGTTACCGCGTCCGCAAATCGAAATGGATTCTGTCTCGAAGAGCAACTTATACAGATCTTCCACAAGACCGTTGTATTCGTTGTAGCGAAAGAACGATCCGCTGCGATTGCGAGATCCAGTGAGATTGTCGAGATATTCGGCAATGTAATATTTTGCCTTGTTACAGCCAATTGCTGTATACGGTTTATCGAATTGATCTCGATCGAGCTTATTAACGACGTATTCGAGAATGTTCATCAGCAGTAACCTCCGTGATACAGGTATTGGATCCCATTAGGGTGGAATCCCAACGGATCATCATCGTTTGTATCGATGTAGAATCCACCGAAAGACTCAAGATACCTGTGTTCGACCTTGTCATAGTAGTCGAGTCGGCACGATGTCCATTCGAAGTTAGGCATGTTGGCTTTGAAGCAAATTCGTGAGGGCAACTCGATAGTGACGCCATCTCCGCAATCAACGGTGGCGTATTCGCGGATTTCATCTTCGTCGCTGATCTGGTTAAGAAGCCAGACGATGTCTTCTGCCGAATAGTGGCGGATTTCGTCATATCCTACCGCGTCGGGTACAAGATTTAGATTGTATACCCTCGCGGACAGCCACTTGGGAATCTTGATAGGAGTCTCGGTCATGGTTGTTCGTTTTGTGTGTGAGTTTGTGGTTGGTGCGCTTGTGGTGGAACGGCGGTGGTTATCCACCGCCGTTCCAGGGATGCCACAGATCATCCGAAGTGGATGATCGTGACGTTGCCGTTGGCGTTGCGAGCGAGTTCAGCCACAGCGTTATCATCGAGTAGCTTAGCCATGGTGTTGACCCACACACTGTGACCGTGGTCGTCATGGTCGATGAGAGCGTGGAGGAACTCGTCGCCCTCGATGGTGATGACGGTTCCGAAGGGAAGGTCGACTGCCTTGTAGGTACTCTGGAGCCCGTTGGGATCCTGAGCGGTGAACAGGTCTTCTGCGAGCACAGACGCAGGCTCTTCCTGTTCAGACTGCTCGTTCTTTTCGGTCGTATCAAACATCTCTTCGGGAGAGAAGACAATCTGACCACCGTTAATGAGCTTTTCCACCTTGTCCAGGTCGATACCGATGATCTCGGAGAGAGCCTGTCGGGCGTTGGTCTGCTGAGTCTGTTTGCCAAGCACTTTGCCCACCAGTTCATCAAGGAACGCCTTGAACTCTTCTTCGGTATTCGGGAATTCGTGTTCGTCAGCCATGTTTCTGTCCTTTCTAGTGACATGACGTATGTAGGGTGGGTGTCAATCACCCACCGTATAGAGTACACACAGGTGTGTGTCAAGAGTGCGGTTTCTTTACTGCTACCGATGCAATTTCATTGCATGAAAACAGCACATAAACCAGAGAGAGAGAGAGAGAGAGAGCCCCGTTACCGGCTGCTGTACTGGGTACTGATCAATGTGGTAACGGGGCGTGTGCTCAGCGTCTTGCGCTTAGCTGTTGTCGTAACGGCTGTATGGGTGATGTTTCACGTAGTCGTGGAAGTTGCTCAGAATGCTGTTCCACGATCGTCGCGAACCGAACAAACGATCGAGCTCAGACCAGTACTCGGGATTACCGGAATCACCGATAGCGCGAGAGGTCTGCTTGTACGGACTGTCGCCCATCTGATCGACGCGGGTGACGATTAGTGAGGCAGGGTCTTTGTTGTCGTTGAAGTTCTCCCACAAAGCAACGTGGTAGATGTAGTTCCAGTCATCGAACCACGTCTGGCGATGCATGTAGGCGTCTTCAAAGAGGCCGACATCGGGGCCGACCTTCTCCCACTGCCGCCAATCAATATCTAGGGGAATATGGGGCATGAGTGTGCTCCTCCTTTTTGTTGATGTGTTGTTATCAGACGATGGCATTAACGCACTGATAAATGATGATACAAATAGAAAGAATCAGTGGGGCCATCAGCAGTGCGCCAAGAGCACCGAACAGCACAGCAAAGAACTTTCCAATAAATCCATAATATTTCCACAGATCATGAGCGGCGCAGAACATGACTAGACTCATACCAGTCGTGAAAATGATAAGAGCGATTATGCCGATAGCTGTGAAAAACCATTCGATGATCATCGTCACCCCTTCCTTTTTATTGGTGTATTAGTATCACATACCACTTTGCGATAGTTGTTCACTATAGTTCTTGGATATACCGTTTTGTGTGAGCTGCGTACAGTATTCTGTGAACTCGGTGATAATGGTTTCCCAGGCTTGTCTATAACCGAAAATGCGATCGAGTATAGGTTTATCAGTTTCCCGTTCGGAACTGGCTGCACTTTTGAGGTAACGAATGAGATGTGGTGTTGGTTTCCACATGCCATTGGTGTAAGCGTCAGTGTTCTCTGATATTGGCGCTTTATCAATATATAGATTTGTTTCGTGCTTACCTCGCATGATTTCACCAGTTAAGATGATGCGGTAGATGTAAAGTCCTTCATCGAACCAGGTTTGGTACTTTGGATAGGCCAAAGGGCGACATTGGTTGTCATACCAGGTGATGTCTTGCCATTGGGTCCAGTCGAGATTGAGTGGTACGTGAGGGCTAGGCTGGTGGTGCACAGGGTAGTGACAATTAGGGCATAATGTGTGTTCGTAATACATGGTTGTTGATGTCGAGATGGATATGTAGCATGGTTTGCCTCTCGTTGTATCTAGTATTTATTCGGGATGCGTTCCGAAAATAGATTTAGAATGTCGATGTGGCGATAAAAGTCAATATCTGGATCGGCTTCTTGGTACACAGCATCAATCTCTTCTTCGGACCAGCCTTGCTTACGTGCTTCTCGTCGCCATGCGTTGAGGATCTCGATAGGGAGGGTACTGTGGTCGGTTAGGTTGATTTTGACTTTCTTCCCAGCCGCTGCTAGACGTTCGAGAATTAACATTCGTCGATATGCCGACATGTCAATGTCAATGATGATTTCCATGATACTTTCTTTTCAGTTGGTGGTGTTGATGACAACCAAGACAGGTTCCATCTCAAACTTGTCATAGAATTCCTGGACAGTCAGTTGAGTCTGCTCACCCAGCACCAGCCAGAAACCGTCCCTGGTGTTGTCGCTCGATAGGAACATGAACCGCTGGCCGGAGACAAGGACGACGGTCCCAGGGACGGTAATTTTCCAGTACCCTTCCGTCCTGATCTCACCATTACGAATGACGAGAAGAGGCTTGTCGTAGATAGTTACCATTGTTTTTCTTCTTTCTTCTGAAATTCTTTGCTATGAGAAGAGCTTTTTGAGATTGGTTGACGGTGTGTCATTGAGGAACAACATAGTTGCGATCTGAGATCGCGATAGTTGCTGTAGATCGTTGTCCAGATCAATGAAGAAACTATCGCAAGCGATAATACGTCTGTTTGCGATATGTAGTAGTTCGCCGGGCTTGGCATGCATCGCCCTATTGAGTGAGATGTCTTGACTCTTGATATTCTGCTCAGGGGATGTTTGACTAAAATCGATATAGCATGCGTCTTCGTATTTGGGATTCTTACCCTGGACGAAGCTGGTGAATTCTGATGGGTTCAACTCCCCAATAATTTCGTTGGTGCAGATGAGGGTATCGCGAATTGTTGTGACGAATTCGTAAGTATCACCGTCGAAAAATTCAACGTGGACAATGTGAGCCTTGGGGAGACTCTTGAGCACTAGCGCCAGAATATCTGGATTGTGGACGAGATCGATGTTACTCGTGTCAATGTTGATGTTCATTGGACTCCTTTTGGTTGTTGTCAATGTGGGTTAGTAAGACCAATATCCTTCATCCCCATGACAGTAGAAGCAATCGCAATCATCGAAACCGTTGCAATCCGTACAGTCACATGGGAATTGATCGCTGTAGTCGCAGCAGAGACATGTGTGCTTTGTCATTTCGGAATCGTCTTCTTTCGGTTGTTGTTTGTTGTTACCAGATCGCTGGAATGAGCCAGTAGTAAATGACGTTGATCATGCCCCACAAGGCGATTACACCGGCTACGAAACTAGGTATAGCCTAAATGATAATAACAGCTAGACGATCTTGTGGACACTTCCAAAAGTAGCAGCCAGCAGCGAACATAGCCACTGTGGCAGTGTCCAGAATCACGATCAAAATTACGCATATTACGATAGTGTTAAACGTTTCCATTATTGTCTTTCTTTACTTTTTGTTGTTGTTAGCCGATGGGGCCGAAAATTGCCTGGTAAATAGAGAGAATAGTAGAAATGATCAGCGGTGCTACCAACAGCACACCGAGAGCGCCGATCATTACAGCGAAGAACCTATTACCAGGACTGCCAGCCTTCCACAGATCACGAGCTGCAATGAACATAACAACCGCAAAGCCAATAACTAGAATGATAACCGAGAGTCCGCCGATTCCCATTAAAAAGTAACCGAACATTTTCCCTCCTGGGATCTAGCTGATCCGTCCGTTGTAGTAGTTGATCGCCCAGCCGTTGGCGGTGTTGAACACGGTGATGTGCTCAGAAATGGACTGGTCGCACGACTCCATGTCAATGGTGACAGTGCGAGGGATGAGCTCACTGTTCTGATAATTGGGTGTCACGGCGTAATACAACGGACACTGCGCGTTGTCCTGGTTGTCAAGGTAGTCGCGCGCCTTAGTCTCGGCATACGCCATACCACCGCTGTGGTCCTTGCTCAGACCGACGTTCTGGGTACGGGTTCCGGTGACGAGGTTTTCCTTGATGGGATCGCCACCCAAGGAATCTGCGACCATATGTGACCGGTTCCAGAACCAGCCATAATAGGACGCGCCGCTGTCTTTGCTATCCGTGATGGTGACCTTCTGATTCTTCTCAGGCCATCCAACAGGATTGACGTTGATGTCTTGCCTGCCTCGCTGTTTAGCCTGGAGCCTGCTCTCGGTGGTGAGAACGCCATACGCGCACGTCGGACGGCTCAGTTCATCAAGAGGGCAGTAGGTGATAGTGCCATCGGAGGACGGATCCGTCTGGTACGGGTGCTGTGCAGGTCCGCCGATGCTGTAGTAATTGCTGGTGGTGCCAGGCTGAGCACCAGGCTGTTTTGCTTCTTGGTTGAATAAGCCGTTGATAGCCCATACTGTTGAGAGGATGAATACTGCCAACCAAAAGATAAGTTTCAGCATTGTCAACCAAAGTGGTTCATTTTTGTAGAAATACATTCTGTCACGTCCTTTGTTACTTGCGGGTTTCGCCTGTGTTGTAATTGATGTCGTAGGTGGTTTCGACGTTGTAGATGGTCATTCGCTTGGAGAGCGACTGATCACATGCTTCAATATCAATTGTCAGGCTTCGTGGAATGAGCTCATCTGCCTCGTAGTTAGCTGTGACTGCGTAGTACAACGGGCATTGCGCGTTGTACTGGTCATCAAGATACTGTGAGGCAAGATATTCGGGGTATCGAAGGCCGTTCTTGAAATAACCATTACCCGTATGCCCGGAATTATTCAGGTGTTCAGTGCCTGTGATGGTGTTATTGGGAACGAAGTCACCGCCTAGTTGCGTTCCGAACATAGGGGTCTTGATCCAGAGTGGTCCGAAGTATTCAACATAAGTGTTAGTCTCGGGCCAGCCGCTGGGGTTGAAATCAACGTCATGACGTTGGTAATTCCTACCTTTCTCGCGGTTCTCTGAGGTCAGGAGGCCGTAAGCGCACGTGGGTCGTCCGCGATCATCAGGATCACAGTAGGTAATCGCACCTTCGCTTGGCTGATACGTACGCTGTGCGAAGCCATCGAATGAGATGTACTTCTCGGATGACGATAGTGCGCCAGGGCCTGAGACGAATGGGTCTGGCTGTGTGAACTTCTTATGCAATTCGATGCAGCCATCAACAACGAGGAAGGCGATGGCGATTGCCCCGATGAATGCGATGATTCGAGCGACGTTTTCTGGAATTCGGATTGTGCCGAAGAGGTAAAAGTCTGTTGTGGCGGGTTCTAGGTGTCGATGTTCTCGTTCTGGATGCATTGTTTCTCTTTTCTGTTTAGTGGGAGATAGATGGAGACCAACCATGGCCGCTGAGCAACCACGGCACGTCGACACGCAGCATATCTGCGAGCATGTCGAGATCTCCAAACGTGAGATCCAACAGCTGATCCGTCACTGATCGAATGACACTATGGTCAGTGTTTGGATAGATCTGATCACTACGTGAGATAACTCGATCGATGAAAGCCTTCTGTGCGTTGTCACCAGTGATGTTGCGAATGTCAATAGCCATGGTGGGCGGTCTTCCTTTAGTTGGTGTGCACAGACGCAAGAGCATCGATCGTCTGAGCGACCGTGTCGAAGTGGGTGCCGTCGATGATGTAATCAGTAGCGGTCACGATGACGACGATCGGATCCACGTCAGCGTTGTTGACGTGAGCGTGGAGAGTGATGACGCTGTTGTTGCGCTCCACGACATCGAAGGTGATGTCTCGGGCTTCGCTCATGAGATTGAATGCGAGCTCGTCTGCGCGATGATCGTGTACGTTGTAAGAACGGTCGGAGCGAGCGTTCTTCTGCTTCTTGGTCATGATGATATGGGTCTTTCTGGTAGTTGTATTAGTGGGTATATGGATCAAGGATGCGATACGTTCCATGGGTGGGATGATTGGGGTTATATACCCACAAACGCTGACCCCACACAACAAGGACGGGGATTCCGGCCTGCTGCGCGAGGTCGATGCAGTTCCATGTGCCTCGGGATCCGTGGCCCTTTGGGTGATCAGGGAACGCGAGGCAGAGATCGGCTCCTAGCTCAACCATCTGCTTATTGCGGATGGGGCCAGCGGCCCTGCCGTACTTCTTCCAGTCGGCTCGATGGATCTCAGCCTGGAGATTGAACAGGCGTTGTCCGTGGAGAGCGGCTTCGGTGTCTGCGCCTGTTGCGCCACCGTGTACGAGAGTGGGGCGCTTCTGGGTCTTCTCGACGATCTCCTGCACAGCGATGAGCAGTGCGTGGGAGTCATACGGTGTCCACTGGTGTGTGCGGGAACCGGTGATGAGCAAGCGGGGCAAACGTGTTGTCTCAGACATGTGGTTACTCCAAGCAAAAAGAGAGAGGTGGGGGAATCTGTACGATTCCCGGCAGACGGTAGTGTGCTAATCAAGAGACAAGCCGGTGCTCGCTGTAGTAGGCGAGCATTTCTTCTTGGGTGATGATCTCATCAGTGGTGACAATGGGGAGGTGTACCAGATGAGAGAGCGATGATGATGTGTGTCGTGCGTAAGCATCTGCCCATGGAAGCTCGCGATACATTCTTTTGCTCAGTGCGGCGTGGGTCATGCTGCCCATAGCAGCACAGATACGATCGATGAGAGCTCGCTCTGCATCGGTGAGATCCGAGGGGTCACCGGAGGGCAGTTCTCCTGGTCGAATCAAGAGCTTGCCCCTGTGAAGAGAGTAGAGCTGCGGGCACACAGGGCCGACGATCCATGCGTGGAAATCCTCTGGAAATAGAGGTGATGTGTGACGAACAAGATGTTCAGCCTGTGCGTAAAACGCAAGCTTATGGAGCTTCATCGTCACCATTGTGCTCTCACGAGAAAGGATGTATGCAGCGACATCCACGATGGATACAGATACAGCCATGGTGTACCTCTTCTTTCTGTTGTCTGGTGAGGGGGGGAGGGCCGGTACCAACAGTACCGACTGATCATGATGATGCTCGGCACACGGGAGTGTGCCAAGGCTCTGTGTTATACTTAGTTATCAGGAAAAACAAAGAGCCACAACACGGATACAACAAGTAAGACAGGAGGTTGTAGTGGCAGTGACTAATAGAAAAGCTGGCGAAGCAGGAGAGCCGATGGTTCGGCTCAATGTGCGTATGCCAGCAAGTGTGCGTGACAAGGTAGATTACTGGGCCGAGAAAGAGGGTTTGAGTGCCAATGAGTTCATCATTGAGTGCATCGGTGGTCACGTTGCCCGTAAGAACGGAGACTACGATCTGCCGACGCTAGAGCAGGCGCGTCTGGCTCAGCTTGTGGATGCGCAGATCTCGTTGGCCAGCAATGTTGCCAACCTCGAAAAGACTGTCATGTCGATGGCGTCGACGATCATCGGTCTGACTCGTGGTGATAGCTACCTGTTGGATGATGAAGACGGTGAAGAGTAAGCGAGCACAGGGAGAGTACGGGGAGCGTGAACAATGAGCGATTTTGATTACGATGAGCCATCGGCTGAGGTGTTTGATCCTCTGTATGCGGCTCAGAAAGAGTTGCGCCAGCGTATGTCTGGAGCGAATCAGCGACCTGCGGTTGTATCTACGCGCAGCGCTCGCGTCCAGTCTGTCTATTCCCAGAATGGACAGAGGCAGTCTGGTCGATCGGGTGATAATTCGAATAACAACGCTGGGAACGCTTCGTCGGCGTCTTCGCCGGTGGGCACGTCTGGTGTCGGCTCCACGCCGCCTGAGCCGCAACGTAATGAGCCTGATGATCTGATCACTGAAGCTGATAGCGCTGTTGCTGATCTCGATGAAAAGACTTCATCTGTTGGGGAGGCACACCATGATGAGCCCATCGATCACAGTGAGCCGGATAGCGATGCGCAGCAGCCTCAGCAGCAACTCCAGCAATCAGCAGAGCGCCTGTATGAGCCTGTTCCGATGGCGTTGCGTCATCGCGATGGTAGTGAGATCCCTACGACGATCGAGGGCGATGCTCGCTTCACGTTTGATGGGGACTCAACGAGGCCACGAGAACTACCGGCTGTTATCGGTCAGGCGATTCGAGAAGAGCTGGTGTGTCTGGGTGCTCCGGAGCTGGGCGCTTCACCGACATCGAAGACGCAGAACAAAACGCTGTCGACAGGTTCGCTTGTGACAGCGCTGGTGATGAGTGCTCTCGACATCGAGATCCCCGGTGTCGACGAGAACACCAGGCGTGCAGCCGAGGTGCTGCGCACTGGGCAGGGCCGTGTGGCCGCGATCGAGATGAAGGTGGAGCAGGTGCTGGATAACCAGCAGCGCGCTCAGAAAGATCTCGATGCGATGACGAAGCGTGCGCTGAGCGCTGAGAAACAGCTCTATGAGCTGGAGCTCATGCTCACGTGGTTGCTCGTCGACAAGACGGAGCCGCGACTGTTCAACCAGGCAACTGCGATGTCTATCGATCTGACACACAAGACAGTGGTTGACGCTCGTGCGAAGCTCCGTGAGAAAGCACGAGAGTTGAGCAAGGATGAATCAGTGCAACGAGGGAATCTGAAGATCGTGGAGTAGCTACTTGGTAACCTCGGTGGCTGTATAGCTTCATACCTGATAAGATGTACTGGTATACGAGGCTTTTCGAGCCTTTGAACGATTCTAGGAGGACACATATGACAGTCGGTATCTTGACCGAGAAGCCTAGCGCTGCTCGCAACTTTGCGAAGGCGCTGGGTGGGCAAAAGGGAACGTATAATGGCGAAGACTATGTGATTGCGTTTGCGCGCGGGCACTTGTTTGAGCTCAAGCAGCCGGTGGATCAGGTTGATCCGTCGAAGCGTACGAAGTACGCCTCATGGGCACTGAGTGATTTGCCGTGGGATGTCAACGATCTGGCTTTTGAGCGAGAGAAGAAGGACGGCGTGTCGAAGCTGCTGTCCGACATTCGTACGGCATTTCGTTCCTGTGATGAAGTGATTTTGGCCACAGACCTAGATCCTTCAGGTGAGGGCGGGCTCCTTGCTTGGGAAATTATCTCCGAACTTGGTCTTGATAATAAGATCATTTCACGCATGTATTTCACTGATGAGTCTCCGAAGTCGATTCAGAAGGCGTTTGTTTCACGTAAGAAACTGCCCTCGATGGAAGATCATGACGAGTACCGTATGGCATGGTTGCGATCGAGGTGGGATTTCCTTTCGATGCAGTGGACCCGAGTTGCATCCCAGCTTGCTGGTCAGCGCACTGTGCTGCGTCAGGGTCGACTGAAGTCGGCTATGACGATGCTTGTGGGGGATCAGCTGAAGGCACATAAGTCGTGGAAAAAGGTGCCGTTCTACGAGCCTCGCTTCCGCGATGAGAATGGCGTGATGTACTCGGACCCTGACGCTCAGCGATGTGCTCGTGAAAACGATGTGGATATGAGCGGTCTTCATGCATCGAGTGTGACGGTGGATTCCAAGACCATGAAGCGATCTGGTCCACCCAGGATGCTGGATCTGGCCGGTTTGTCAGCACTGCTGAGTACGAAGGGTGTAAAAGCGGCAGAAGTGTTGAAAATTTACCAAAAAATGTACGAATCATCTGTGGTTTCATACCCAAGATCGGAGGACCGTCACGTCACCAAGGAGCAGTTTGCGGAGCTTGTCAGCAACGCTCCTGCGATCGCACGCGCTGTCGGTATTGACCCGTCTCTGCTCACGCACACTGCTGCCAGGTCGACTCACGTCAAGGACTCGGGTGCACACGGTGCAAACCGTCCTGGTCCGAATGTTCCGAAGTCGCTTGCAGAGGTGGAGAACAAGTACGGCAAGACGGGTGCCATGATCTATGAGCTGTTGGCTCGCTCCGCTCTGGCTGTTCTCGCAGAGGACTATGAGTACGAGGCGCAGAAGGGTCACGTCACTGACTTCCCGTCGTACACGGGTTCGTGCTCGGTGCCGAAGAAGCCGGGTTGGAAGGCTGTTCTCGGTGGGGCATCGATGGCAGATGATGACGATGACGAGAACAACGTGACGGGTCTGGGTACCCAGGCTCAGCCGTTCGTTCACGAAGGTGTTCCGCCTCGTCCTGCGGCTCCCACTGTGAAGTGGCTGATGAAACAGTTGGAGCGACGTGATGTGGGTACGGGTGCAACGCGCACGAGTACCTTTGCTGAGGTGTCGAGCTCGAAGTCGCGTTATCCGCTGATGAGCGAAACCCGAGGCAAGATCACCCTGACTGAGCACGGCGATATGAGTTACCGGCTGTTGCCGGGCACGCATATCGGTGATCTGACGATCACGGAACGAGTGTTCTCTGACATGAAGGCTGTGGCCAAGGGTCAGAAGAATGCAGATGATGTCCTGGCTGAGGTGGCCGGGCTGATCACAGACGACATCGCCGTGATGACGGCGAATGCACAAACTATGCGAAAGGAACTTGGAATGAGCGAATTTGTGGAGAAGGAATACTTCGAGGGAACGTGGGCCAAGAATGGTCAGCACGTGAAGTTCAACCGTACGTGGAGCGGTCATCGCTTCACGGATCAGGAGTGCATGGATCTCCTGGCTGGTAAGGACATCGAGATCACGGCTACGTCTGCGAAGACTGGCAACGAGTTCTCTGTTGTCGGCGCTCTCGAGGAGAGTGAGTTCAAGGGTCGGAAGTTCGTTGGCTTCAAGGCTGATTTCTCCAAGCCGACTGCTGCTGCAAAGCGAGGCGTTGCGCCCAAGTCGATGCTCGGCGTGAAGCTCACCGATGAACAGCGCGAGAAGATCGAGGCTGGTGAGAAGGTGCTCATCAAGGGCATGAAGTCCAAGAAGACGGGCAAGACCTTCGATGCCTACCTGTCTCTGGAAGATAAGCCGGATGGGACGCGTGGTATCGCGTTCTCGTTCGACAAGTGATGTGACGGACGTGAGATAAGAAAGGAGGGTTGTGAATGGCTGTCAAAGAACGGTATTCCATCCCAGTCTCGCTGGATCGTACGATCCTGGATCATGAGCTGAGCTTGTCGAATAACTCGGTCAAGCTGAAGCCACTTCCGATGAAGGTGATCTTTGCCTGGATCGGTAGCATTGTGATCCTCATGTGGCTGCTTATGGGCACGCCACTAAAGGGTGCAAACTTTGGCTATCTGGTGTTCATCTCGGTGTGGTGGATTGCCGCCACAGCGTACTTCGCTGCGTACTCGAAGACGAAGGAGATGCGCGGTGAGATGATCATGGCTCTGTTCGATTACTTGCCGAAGACTGCACGCAAGGTGTTGACGCGATCTGATTCGAGTCCGGGTCAGTTCCACTCGATCGTTGGCATCAAGGATGTCGACGAGAAGACGGGTTTCATCACCTTTGTCGACGGCATGGTGGGACAGGCGTATTCGGTCGTGGGATCCGCGTCGCGTCTGTTGTTCGATCAGGACCGAAATGCAATTCTGAACCGCAACGATCGTTTCTATCGCAAGCTGGAGCCGGGCGTAGAGTTGGTCTTTGTGACCACGAAGGAGCCCCAGCGTGTTCATTCGCAGAAGGCGGCACTGGAGAGGCGTAATCGCGCCCTCGATCCTGAGGCTCGTGATCCTGAGTTGATCGCTCTCATGGATGAGCAGTACCAGTCTCTGAACAGCTATGTGGGTGCGAGCTTTTTCAGCATTCATCAGTACCTGATTCTCATTGCGAGCAACGACGAGGATTTGCGTAAGGCTCACAACCTGCTTGATGCTGAAGCGGCTGATTCGTCGCTGATGTTCAAGCAAGTGGCGATGCTCACCTACGATGAGACGATCGATCTTCTGAGGACTCACTACGGACCCGTCACTACGAAGTAAGAGACGATGTAGCCTCAGAGTTGCGAGGGCTGTGACAACCCCGGACGTTCGCGTCCGGGGTTGTTGCGTATCTAATGCCAACAAATATCGATAAGCGGGTGCTGTGCGATGGGATTTCGCCTCGTTTTCGTGTAGAATAGCCTGAGGAACGACCATAATCGGTCTTCGATCGACCACAACAGTAATGATGGAAAGGAGTGGCATCTATGGCCAAAAATGAGAGTGTCACGAATGCGATGACGGATGAGTCATCGCCGTGGGGCATGGCGACATCTCGCGTTCGTGAAGCGAGTGCCTCGATTGCTGCTGATGAAGCGCGTGATCGAGCTGCGTCACAACAGCGTAGTCTCAAGGGCATGTCTCGTAAGGAGCGCAAGGCTCTGTTTTCGAAGACTAACGGGGCAACGTTTAGGGAGTATGCGCATCTTCTGGCAGTGAAGCCTCGCCAGGGGTACGTCTTTCACTCGGATTACTTCGAGATCGACGGTAACGTCGGATGTATCTTGGGTTACTTCCACGATGAGAGCGCCCGTGATGAGCTCCCTCCGTTCTGGGGTGTGAACCTCATTCCCTATCTGCCGAAGAATGTGACGGCGGTGCTGCTCCAGCAGGTCTCGCGCGTGACTGAGTCCTGGCTCAAGGACAAGATCAAGGCGTCTGAACGACTCGATCGTCTCGAAGAGCAGGAGCAGAGCGAGAACGGGACGAAATCTTCCCGTCGTAAGGCATCGAAGGTGTCTGCTGAGGTTGAGCAGGCGATTGCTGAAATCCAGGACGGAGCTGCCTATCTGTCTGTGCACTACCGCATTTTTCTGAAGGCTCCCTCGTTGGAGATCCTCGATGATGTCATCGATGATCTGCGTCGTCGGTACATCGATAGCGTCGGCAACCTGTCAATCGCTGCGCACCCTGGTCTTCAGCGTCAGGAGTTGGCGACGCTGTTTGCCCCCAATGCATCGAAGAAGGGTAAAGGCTTCCACTTCACCTCGACCGAACTGGCCGGTGCGTTCAACCTTGTCACCAACGGTCTCAATGACCGTGGTGGTGAGTTCGTCGGCTACATGGTCGGTGACGTGAACAATTCCGGCGTCCTGATGGATGTGGATCAGTACAGTCACCATGTGGTAGTTGCTGACGATGAGAAGTCTCGTGCTGAGATCATGAACAAGGCTCAGGTGGCCGATATGTGGGGATCGAAGATCTCTCAGGCGGCGCTGATCAACAACAAGCGCGTGGTGCACATCATCCTTGATGGTGCTGATCTGACGGGCGTTCTCGGTCCTCGCATGGACACGATCACTGCGCGTATCGACATGTCACAGGGCGATGTGAACCCCTTTGAGGTGTTCGGTGATCGCAAGGATCAGCTCTCGCTGTTCTCGACCCATCTGGAAAAGATGGTGCTTCTGACCGAGCAGGTGTATGAGCCTACTGATGACGATCGGACGATCATCCAGTCGCAGCTGAGGGACACTCTGGAGCAGTTCTATGTGGATCAGAACATGTGGGCGCGTAATGCGAAGGACAACCAAGACCGTTTGCGTCTTGTGGGTGTGCCTCACGATCAGGTACCGCAGCTGAAGCTGTTTGTGACCTACTTGGATCAGCGCTATAAGGCGCTGACCAGCAGGGCGAATCGCGATGATGAGATGGTTCACGCATACTCGGTGCTGTCTTCTGTCTTCAAGTCCATGCTGAGTGCAAATGGCGATCTGTTCAACGTCATCACGAATGATGTCATTGATGGAGCCCAGAAGGCTCGTCGTGTCATCTATGACTTCTCAGCTCTGGTGGATCGTGGAAAGGGCGTTGCGATGGCACAGCTGGTCAACGTGCTGGCGTTTGCCGCTTCGGCCTTGGGCGAGGGCGACACTCTCATCATCCACGGTGCTGAGCTGATCGATAAGGGCGTGAAGCCCTACATGACTGAGCAGTTCCAGCGTCTCTTCCGTCGTAACGGTCGTGTTGCTCTGTGCTACAACAGCGTCAAGGCGATGTTGGATGACTCGGAGTTCAACCACTTCGATGAGGCGGATTGGACAGCACTGGGTGCGATGAGCGACGCTCTCGTGCCTGTGTACGAGAAGAAGCTGGCCAAGCAGATTCCCGTCGACATGACGAAGGTCATCACCCGTCGAGGTGAGGGACTGACGTTCTTGCGACGAGGGACGGTCAACGTCGTGTTTAAGCGTGACCTTGCGCTCGGTCTCAATGCTCACGTGCGCGATATTACCTACGATGGAAGCGTTGCTCCTGGTCGACACAGGGGATCTGTGATGGCCCGGCAGAAAGATCGCAAAGCTGAAAGGAAGAACAAGTGAATAAGAAAAGCCAAGAAAAGAAAGGAGAGAGTTCATTGATGCTCACAAGTCGTGTTCGAGCAGTTCGGGGCTTCACCCGTGCGATGTCGTTTGTTGCAGCTGTGCTCATTGCCGTCTTTGGTCTCACCATGATCGGCGGCAGCGCGTACGCTGACAAGGACAAAGCCGAGAAGTACGACTTCTATACGTTGTCGTCGAACGTCACCGCCTATTTCTCCGATGCGACCAAGCCTGGTGAAGGCAATGGCCTTTCGGAGGATGAAGGCTGGACGACGATCGCTCAGAATGCCAGCGAGGGTGGCGACCTGCTCGGTTATGGAGACGACGATGTGTCGAGCTTCTCCGGCTGGCTCGTCTCTAAAGCCACTGGTTCGTCGAACACGGTGGGTTATGACTCGTTGAGGGTTCGCGATAACGGTGCGAGCAGTGCAAACTCTTCGTACAGCGGTGTTCTCGCGTACGCACAGTACGGCTCGTTGCTGAACTCGTTGGGTCTTGATTCCACGTCGACGGGCTTGGGTCTCCATTTCCAGAACATGGCGTTTGGGTCGATTATGGCGCTGCTGTATCTGCTCGCCGGTGGCATCGACACGATCTTCTCGGCTGTGATCTGGCTCCTGGAGACGCTCAATCCATTCAAGTTCTTCTTCTCTGCTATCTCGGCATCGAGCGCGGCAATGGCCAACGGTATGACCGGTGGACAGGGCGTGCCTGTGTGGATGCAGAGCCTTGATACGTGGTTCAGCGGCTGGTATCAGGCGCTGGTGAACCTGTCGTGGACGGTGCTTATCCCGCTCTTTATCTTTACGTTCATCATCTCGTCGCTCATGTGGAAGAAGGGCAATGCGCTCAGCGGCTTGAAGAAGCTGGTGATCCGCATGCTGTTCCTGGGTGTCGGTCTGCCTCTCATTGGTTCGATGTACACGGCATCGCTGGGTGTCATGAAAGACGCGACAGCCGGTGCTGGTATGGGTGCGACGCGTGTTGTGATCTCGACCTTCGTCGACTTCGAGAACTGGGCGAAGGTGAATCGTCTTGCAGTACCTGAGAATGGCACGCTTCAGTGGGATTCAGATAAGCAATCTCCGACCGGTGCGTCTGTGAATAAGTTGCGTCCGACGACTGTGGCGATCAACAAGCTTGCAAACAGAGGTGCTTTCTCGGATGTGGCAGGTATCAACCCGTCTGGGCTTGGTTCTATTTCGGCTGAGGCTGCGAAGGCTGATACGTCATCGAACGGCGGTCTGAAGGACTTCACCTATGTGGCGGCTATGGAGATGCTCCTGCGTTACACGACTTCTCAGTCGTACCAGGCGTCTGACTTTGATACGGCTATCAAGGGACGTATTAGCCAGCAGGCATCGAGCGGTGTGACGTGGGTGAAGGGCTGCGCGACGACGTGGTTCAATGTCCAGGCTGATGGCTCGACGAAGAAAGATGGCAAGTCTGGTTGCGACAAGACCAAGGCGTCAGAGAACGCTGTTTTGAAGGTTCGTGAGGGGTCTGGTCTTCAGGCGTCTGGTGAGGGTAGTGTCATCACGTTCACGACGAATCCAGCCGATAGGCTCGCCGGTGACTGGGTGGTGCTCGGGGAGGACTTCAACAATGCCAACCTGTCTGCGTTGTCCATGTACAACTACCTGAACACGACGTTCGATAAGAACTCGGCAACCACCTACTCGTCGAGCAACGCTGTGTCGTCTGCGACTCGTGAGTACCACAACTCTGTGAACCTGGTCGGTTCTGCTGGCGTGAGCTGGTTGTACTGGGTGAACGGCGCTGTGACTCTGCTCTGCTTCATCGTGCTGGGTCTCGGCTACGCATTCGGTATGTTTACCGGTGCGATCAAGAACTCGATGCACATCATTACGGCAGTGCCGTTTGCAACGCTGGGTTCCATGGCGGGTATTGCTAAGGTGCTCATCTACACGTTCACGATGATCACCGAGATCATTGCCACGATGTTTATCTACCGCCTCGTGCAGGAGATCATTCTGTCTGTTCCGAGCATCTTTGAAGGCGGACTGGAGCACATGTTCAACTCGATGGGTGGTTTCGGTACCTACCTGAAGAACAGCGGTAACGTCACGCTCTTTACGTCGATTGTGTCCACTGTTCTGCTGATTCTCCTGACGTGGAAGATGATGCACTTCCGTGGCGCGTTCGTGAAGGGTCTTAACGAGGCTGTCACGAAGATCATCGATAAGTTCTTGGACACGAATGTCGCGCCTCCCGCTGGTGGCGGCAAGCTGATGCCCGCTCTGGCTGGTGGCGTTGGTGCAGGTGTTGGCTCTGCTGCTGCTAATCGTCTGATGAGTGGCCGAGGTGGTCTGGGCTCTGGCTCGGGTCGCGGCGGTGCATCGAGCGGCCTCATGGCTGGTTCCGGTGGTATCCAGGATGGAAACGGTGGTGTCTCCGGCATGGGCGGTGGAATGCTGTCCATCAACGGTACCGATGGCCCTGGTCCTGATGAGATCGGTCCTGGCGCATCCGGTGGTGATCCGAATGCTCCTGGCGGCGGTGGCGGCGGTTTGCTGCTCAGCGACGGATCGGGCGGTGTGAACGTTGACAACAGCACAAGCAATGACAACTCCAGCGCACTGATGACATCCGAGTCGGATCGTCAGCTCGCAAGTGAGGTTGATGCTCGCGGTGGTTTGTCTGAGCCAGCTCAGCTTGAGGCTGGTCCGCAGGCTGATGCTGCCGCATCGAGCAAGGTTGCCAACAATGCCGATGACGCTATGAGTGAGACGGCAGGGTCGATTCAGTCGACGATGGACGCTCATAACAAGGCTGATAAGGCGCGTGTTGATCAGGCAACGTCTGGTGTGAAGGCCGTGTGGCACGGCGGTAAGGCCGCTGCCAAGGCTTACTCCGGTGATGTTGCGGGCGCTGCTCAGGATGGCCAGAAGGCCCTGGGTGATGTCCAGAGTGCTCAGACCAAGGGTCAAGAGGCGAAGGCTCACCGTCAGTCGGCTGAGGCTCCGCGTCCTGTTCAGCCAGCGCGTACAAGCCAGCCACAGTCTCAGCCTCAGCGTGGTGCTGTGGGTGCGCAGCGTCAGGCTCCTGCTCAGGCTCAGCCGCAGCAGCAGGCATCGACGCAGACGCAGGCTCCAGCACAGAAGCCTGTGCAGTCTCGACCGGCACCGTCCCGTGGTGGTAGTTCGCGCTCGCTGAGTGCGCCTCGTCAGGGCTCGTCGCAGATGCCTTCGTCCGGGAAGTCTGTGAACGGTGGAGCCACGAGTGTGTCGGGTAAGGCGGGCAAGGGTCTGAAGGGCGTGAAGCCATCGGGTGGTTCCTCGATGCCGCCGATGCCCTCGTAAGTACAGAGCGACGGTGTGAGAGTGTTCATGTGACACTCATGACGCCCTCGATTATGCTGGATCTCCAGTGTGATCGAGGGCGTTTCACTTGCTTGATGCGCGTGGGTTGTGTAGTATTTATCTAGGTCATGAGTGTAGGCATCTGACAACCAGCCGGGCTCTGGCCAGATGCACATGTCAGCTATTTTCAAACGAAAGGAGAGATCATGTCTCTCGATATTCTTGCTACTCAGACGATCGATGTCCTCAATGCCCAGGCGAATCGTGCACTCTTCGCGATCGCGGATAACCCGCTTGTCGCGGATTGGGATCTGAAGAGCTTCCTCGTCAATGCGACGACCTACATCAAGTTCATTGGCGGTCTGGTCATCGCTCTGCTCGGTACTGCCGCCGTTGTGTGGGGTGCCTACAAGTTCTTCAGCAAGTTGTTCGGCGGTCAGTCCGCCGCGCAGACTTCGTGGGTCACTGTCGCACTGCTCATCATCATTGGTGGTGCAGCCATGGCCGGTGGTGGATCCCTCGTCTTCGGCATTGCTGAGGGCGGTAAGACCACGATCGAAGACCTTGGGGGCGGCACGATTCTGCCGTATCTTCTGACCATGTTCTGATAACACGACCGATGGTCAAGATGGTCAAAAGGTCACTGTGACAGCCGGGGCCGGTCTATCCGGCTCCGGCTGTTGCTATCCACACGTTCACTCCCGGATTAAAGATAAAACGCAGAACACGAATTGAAAGGATCACAATATGGCATGGGGTAAAGGTAAAAAGAACGGTGAGAATCAGAATGCATCGGTGGATGATGTCCGTGATGATGCCATTGTAGACACTGTAGAGGCTGACGACGCCTCGTCTGGTTTCGCTGCGAAGTTCAAGGCATTCCAAACTCGCTTCAAGTTTGATTCGCATCATGCGATGGAGCGATTTGGTGTTGCTGTAGCTGTTTTCAGCCTGACCGGTGCGGCATTGCTCACCGGTGCGGGTGTCTCGTCGTACACGAACGCGCAGGAACAGCTCAGCGCAACTGCGATGTACACCCAGTCTTTTACGACCTCGCGTACGCAGGCGACTGGTCGTGTAATGGGTGTGTACACTGATCCCTCCAAGACTCGCACGATGGTGTTGCTCAACGCCCGTGATGAGGCTCGTCTGCCCGCGAACGCGGATGACTACCAGGTGTTCTTGACGGGCACCGATCGCGAGCTCCATCAGCACTCGTTGAAGGGCAAGTCGATCACTGCCCGTTACGTGACGTTCGGTAACAACGCCAAGTACATGGCGGTTGTCTTGGATAACCCGAACGGCTTTGATCTCCAGATCCTTGATATGACGATTCGTATCAATCGAGAGATCTCCTACAAGGAGGGCGAGGGCGCTGCCAGTGAGCCTCAGTCCGGTGGATCGTCTTCGTCGAAGACTGATCCCAACGCAGGCGATAAGTCTTTCCAGCAGTACGACCAGATGCGTATTGCGTTTAACCCTGTGGCATCGGGGTCTATCAGCATGAACCTTGGAACGGCTGGTACTGAGTTCAATGCAGGCGATGTCTACCACGAGGCTGTGACTCGTGATGCCGAACAGAAGCTGCGTGATCAGATGGATGGTCAGTTGCTTCAGATGAAGGCCGATTTGGCGAAGATCGACCAGTACAACTTGCAGATTTCTACGACCTCTGTGAACGATCGTGGCACGATGCTCCAACTCAATGAGCCGGTGGTCCCTGACGTGATTGCAGGCGATCAGGTGACCGGTCAGGATGCGAAGAGTAGCAAGACCGGTGAGTCGACGCTGTTCCTGTCGTCCAAGACTGTTGTGCCTGGCGGCTATGACTTCGATTGGCGACATGGCACCGTGAACGAGGGTTATCTCGATCAGGTTGTTCCCAAGGGCATGAGCTACGTGGACTTTATGAAGTCTCAGGCTGCGTTGTCGACCGGTTCGCCGGATTGGCAGAAGGTCGAGTTCACTTTGACCAACGGCACGCCGCTGACTGCGTACACGAACCGTGACACGTTTGTGAAGCCGTTGCTGGATCTGCGTAGCAACCTCATCACGTCGTGGCAGACCTATTACGACCACAAGAAGGCGTACCAGGTCACGTCCTACAACGATCTGCTTAATCTGGAGATCGAGCTGCGTAATGTGCGAACGAACACGGTTCAGAACGTGAACGGGAATGTGCTGACGCTGTACTGAGTTCAGTAAGTGTGACCTAACAACATGAGGGAATGAAAGGATGAATAATGACGGTTTCCAAAATTCCGCCCAGTAACGGTGGTGCAGGTGGTATTGAACCAGCGCAGGTGAACGACACAGCGCCCCAGGTTGATGAGCCTATGGACACGGGGGCGAATGGTACCGACGTGATGGGTTCTGGTGGCGCTGAGCCCGGTGGCGGTGGTCTGCTGGGTGACGGTATCCAGGGAGGCCAGAACAAGAGCGGCGCGAGTAAGGCTGCGACCGGAGCTGCTGCCGGAGCAGCGGCTCCTGCTGCGGCACAAGCTGCTGCGCTGACTGTGTTTCTCAACTGGCTCAAGACGGTCATGATGTCGATCATGGCAGCGGCTCAGTCGCTGTATTCCGCGATCGTCGGAGCTTTCGTTGCAGCGGCAAAGGCTGTGGTTGGTTTCTTCACAGGAGCCGGTGCGGCTGTTGCCAGCGCATTGGGCGGAGCTGTGTCGGCTGCAACTGCGACTGTCGCAACAGTCACAGCAGCGGTTGTCGGTGCGGTTGCGGTCATCACCGGTGGTGCAGTTGCTCTGCGTGATGGTGATATGGCTGCTCGTAACGATGGGTTGCTAGAGCCATGTACCGTGGCTGTCGAAAACGCAGCAAAGGCAGCAGACGGCGCTGTTGGCGACGTGTCGGCTAAGACCGAAGAGAACGCGAAGACTGTCTACTCTGTGCTCTCGGCATGGGGTATGTCGGATGAGAACATCGCTGGTGTTCTGGGCAACTGGTCGCATGAGTCGGGTATTGACCCCACGGGTGTCGAGACGATCTTTGACGAGAAGTTCACGATCGGTCCTCGCAAGCAAGATGCTGAGGCTAAGGGCTTCAAGATCGCACAGGTGGATCCTGCGTATTCTGCGCGTTTCCCTGCGATCGATCTCATGGGTATCGGCCTGGGACAGTGGACCAACGGTCGTAACGCGCTTCTCACCGAGTATGCACAGTCGATCGGTAAGCCGTGGTCGACGCTGGAAACCCAGCTCGGCTTCATGATCTCCAAGGATGATCCGGCTCGCGTCGCTCAGGTGAAGGCTCTGATTGACAACTCCGAAGGCGGTAGCGTCTCTGCGTCGACCTCGTACTTCCTCACGAAGTGGGAAGGTATTAATGACGGCACGCTCGGTTCTCGCGAGAGTGCTGCTGGCACCTGGTTTGCCAAGATGGGAGGCTGGGAGAAGAACAAGTCTCTGGCTGATTCGATCCTTGCTCAGTCCGGTAGCGCGGTGACTGGTGCGAACAACAGCTCTGTTGCGGCTGCTGCCAGCAAGTGCAAGTCGCACGGCGGCAAGGTGGATAACTCGACGATGGTCAAGGCTGCGATCTCTTACGCATGGCCGTACAACGACGATGGTAAGGGTAACGATGGCACCGACATCTACAAGTACCTCCACAAGGAGGTGCTCGGTGAGTCGGATAACTATTTCGCGTCGTGCGACCGTACTGTTGCGACCGCTGTTCGTTGGTCTGGCACTGACGATACGTATCCGGCTGGTGGCGTGTCCAATCAGCTAGAGTATCTCCAGGGTCAGGGTGGCTCGAAGTGGACCAAGATCGACTACAACGGCGATAAGTCCAAGCTCCAGCCCGGTGACATCCTTCTGCGTACGACCGGTGGCGTCTCGCATACGGTCATGTATGTCGGTGAGGATTCCGTGAAGGAAGTCTGGGGCGAGGGTAACTACGAGCCTCAGGGCGAGATTGTCTCGGGTTCGCTCAACGATCGTGCTCCTACGGTTGGCCAGTTCTACACCGGTTCGACCGGTCTCGATACGGACTATGTCGCGTATCGAAACACCACGAAGGAGTCTTCCTCGAAGTTCGCATCAGTGACGGTTCCGTCTACGATGCAAAAGGGTCAGGGAGATAAGAATTCTCGTCTGACCCCTGGTCCGTGATCATGTAGCATCACTCATGGCACCCCGTATTGGATGATTGCATCTGGTACGGGGTGTTGTGGTATGATTGATTATGTTGATACACGAGTGAAATCACGTCAGTGGAAAAGAGATAGAGAAAGGGAGTGATGACCATGGCAGATCGAATGAGCAAGCTCAGTGAATGGGCGAAGACACCAACGCCGAAAACGCATTGGAAGAGTGGCCAGGAATTGGCCGATGAGCTCGAACGTAAGAGGGCTCAGCGAGCTGAGAAGAAGGCTCACGACGACGGTGATGGTAAGAAGCGCCGTATCGATCTGAAGATCGCAGCGGGATTGGGTCTTGCTGCGATGGGAATTGGTATTGCAGTCGTGGGTACTCAGAGTGCTCCGATCGATCGAAGCGCTGAGATCCAAACGTTGACTGCTCAGGTTGCTCAGGCTCAACAGGCATCCGAGGTTGTTCCTGACGTTGAGGGCGCAAAGGCTGCTGTGAATTCTCTCCAGGAGAAGAGCCAGCAGGTGGCCGACCTCCAGAACGAATATCGCGGCTGGTCGACGAGTACCTCGGACGCAGATGCACAGCGTGTGGCTGATCTGCATGCTCGGCTTGCTGAGCTTGTGCCTGACGGTGCTGCCGTGCGTTGGTATGCGCCTCTCGCAAAGGATGCCTCGGGTCAGACGAGCGCGCTATCCGCTGATCAGTATCAGTGGGAATCGGTTGTTACCTACGGCGTGACAGACACGTCGGCACTGCCGATCGCGTGGCTGTGCAAGGGTTCTGATGGCACGCTGCTGGCGTGGACGACGGCCACATACGATGCCACGTCAGGTACTTTCTCCGGTGTTCGTACCGGAGTAACAAGCGCCGGTGCTCGTTTGCTTGTGAGCGACGACACCGCTCATGAGAACGGAGTTGGCTAAGATGACGCAAGAGACTAAGAAGCCTTTTATTGCACGTTTCGGTGCACTGATCGCAGGGGGTGCGATTCTCCTGAGTGGTGTTGGTGTTGCTGCAACGCACAGCGATCATGTGGCCGATGAGAATGCCCGTAACGAGGCTCAGGTACAGCAGCTGCAATCCCAGCTCGCGTCGCTGGAAACGTCGACGACGAACAACCAAGAGGTTGTTTCGTCTGAGGCAACCGGTATGTCCCCGGCGCGTAAGCACAGCGATGACGAGAACATGAAGGCGATCATGAAGCAGGCGCTCACGTGGTCGAATGGCAATGAGTACATCTCTGCGCGACAAGCGCTCATCGATCGTTGGCATCTGGATGAGACCTCTCAGTTCCTTACGGTGTTCATGCCGGGGGAGGATGCTGGCGCATGGCGTACGGACTCGTCCGGTAAGACGTACTTCGCCTATGAGGGCGCAAACTCGTCCCTCGATAGCTTCACGACCTCTGTGACAGACGTTGACGGCGCGAAGTACACGTACTTTGCTGTCGTCGGTATTACGACCACGAGCACCGATGGTAAGGCGACGAGCACGTCGTATTCCACGATGCGCTACACGCTTGATAGCGATGGTTCGATCTCGGACATCACCGGTTGGGCCGGTGCTCCGGGACGTGATCGGACCTACTGAGCGATGATGGGTGCGGTCCCACTCGTTCTTCCACTTTTTCATCAATAACCCGAAAGGAATCTGTTATGAATCTATCTTCTTTGATCAACACTGCTCGCACGCCTATGACCCTTGATGAGAAGGGCTCGATTAAGCGCAGTGCTCGCATGGGTGTCTACGTTGTGGCGCGCGTCATCGGCTTTGTCTCGTGGGTTCTTGTCAGCCTATGGATCATGCTATGGGGTGCCCTGAAGGTCATCCCGAACATGGGTCGTCTCGTCCAAGACGGTCTTGGCGTGACGAGTGCGAATGCTCCGAGTACGGAAGCTTTCATCGCGTACTGGGTCGCTCCGATGCTGCTTATTACGATCGTGATTTCCGCTGGTGTGATCTGGTTGTGCGCACTTGGCCATCGTGGCATGAACAAGGTGTTTGCAGCGATGCGTCGTTGGGTTGATCGTGCTGAGTTCGATACGAGTACCAAGGCGCTTGACAAGATGTCTGAGAAGTTGTCTGAGACGTTGGAGCTGGCGAAGAAGGCAGAGAAGAAGTCTCGCCAACGCTGATCGCGTTGGGGTATCCACCAATCAACAAAGAAAGAAGGAACATGAGTACAGTAACAGGCATGAAGCGCTCCAACCGTTGGGCGCGACACGCGCTATCGATGCGAGGCGTTGAGTCTCGTGAGGTCAAGGGTGAAGCTGACATCAAGGTGCTCGTCGACACCTTGTACTTCACCAATCACGGGGCCAGGTCGAACTACCGACCTGTTCTCCATGTCCGAGGTCGTCTCGTGGGACTTGTTCCCTACGGATCGCCCGAGATCGCCTATGGCGTGACAGAGGTGGATTTCGATCAGATGGACGGCGGTGCAACAACCGTCGATGCATTCTACGAGTTCACCGACGAGCAGCTCGTGTCGCTGGTCGAAAAGGGCTTTTTCAACGAGGGCTTCGAACCTCCCAGCGATCTACTCAACCAGGTGTGGATGCTTCCGGCCCATTACGAAGGTGTTGTTATCGCACCTCGTAACGAGAACGAAGCGCCTCTGGCATTCCTCGATGTCGTTGACCGAGATGGTCTGGTTGTCGACGCTGTGACATCGGGTCTGGATCTATCTGACTACTTCCCGGACTACCTCGCTCAGATCCGTGCTCGTGATCATGAGAGCGAGAAGGCTGTCGATCATGCGCTGGAGCGCACGGATCACGTGAATGATGTCTTTGCTGGGATGGAGTCTCAGTTCGATGACGAGGGTACCGATGGTCGCACCAACGAGGCCGAGGGTGCATCGATTGCTCAGGCTCTCAGCGGTGAGTCAACCGTGCTACCCGTCATGGACTCGCCTCTCTTCGATGCGCTCATGCGCAACGCTCAGGCCGCTCAGCGTGCAGATGAAACTGAGGCCGAGGTTGCGCCTGAGGCTGAAACCGAGATCCAGTCTGCTCCTGTTGCCCAGGCTCAGCCTGAGGTCGTTGACGACGTTGAGAGCCAGCGTGCAACCCTGACGACCGATGCTTTGGCGTCGACGTTCCGTGAGGTCGTTGCTGATGTCATCAACACTTCGGTTGCTCAGAACGCGCCCGAGATTCTGGTTCAGCCCGAGGTTGATTCGATCGAGGATCTGCACGAGGCTGTTGCTGATGCCGAGCGAGATACGGAGCGAAAGCGTCTGTCGGCTCGTGAGGCTGTGGAGGCTGCGGCACCGGTCGCAACGGCGGACGAGATTGACGCTGCTGATCTCGATGATCCAGAATTCTGACATCATGAGCAGCAAGTAATGACAGGGGCGGTGGGGTATACCTGCCGCCCCTGTCAACGACGTACTGTATGTATGTAATGATCTTTATTTAAAAAATAGACGCAATTTGAAGTAATTAGAACGAAAGGTGTGTCGATACCAATGAGCTTGAAGCAGAGCATTGTTGTTGTCAACGAGTTCAGTGTGCCAACCCCAGGCGGGGGTAAGCATGGCGGTTCTCGTGGTGGCACACCCGGCGCTTACGTGATGCGCTATATGGCACGTAAAGGCGCAACAGAGCCTGTGACGCCTATTCGTCGACGCGACACCGAGGATTTCATCCTGCGTTACATGGCACGAGAGAGCGCCACAGAAAAAGCCGTGTCGAGGCATCAGCTCAAAGACAACGTGCTGCATGTGTCTGGACAAGGCGGCGTTGCATTTGGCTACGGCCAGCCGTCGTTGTCCGATGAAGGCGTGCGCCGTGCCAGTGCTGACATTCAGCGTCTGTTCGACGAGGGGCACACAGTGATGAAGACCGTGCTGTCTTTCAGCCCTGAGTATCTTCAGGAGACGGGTGTTGTCCCCAAGGGCTTCGTCGCACAGAACAAGGGCGATTATCGAGGTCACATCGACCAGATGCGTCTGCGTATGGCGATCATGCATGGCTTGGAGCGCATGGGACATCGTTTCGATGACTTGCGCTACGTGGGTGTTATCCAGGTGGATACGCTGCACGTTCACTGCCACCTTGCCATGGTGGACGCTGGAATCGGTCGACGTGTGCGCACAGAGAAAGGCTTCCAGCAAAAGGGCAAGCTCACGAGCACTGATATATCGCTCTTGCGACGAGGCGTGGACTCGTGGCTTGATGAGAACCAGCATGTGGCTCATATGTCCAGCGCTGTGGGCTATGAGCGTCTGAATGTGGCTGCGTTCGTGAAGCGTTGGGCACATGAGAAAGTGCTCGATGAGTCACTACCCCAGTTGTTGTTGGCGTGCTTGCCCGCCGACAAGACGCTGTGGCGGTACGGGTCTCATCGACCGGAGATGCGACGCGCGAACAGCGTTGCAACAGAGCTCGTTACTGAGTTGCTCGATCGTCCTGGTTCACCCATGGGATCAGCCATGATCGCAGTCGAGACATATGCGAACCGTCGTGCTCATCGTGAAGGGTTGAGCGATCAGGAGAAGCGAGCGCTGATCCATCGGGGCCATGAGACGATCATGGAGCGAAGCGTCAATGGTTTGTACCAAGTGCTGCAATCTCTTCCACCCGAGGCTCTCTCCGTGCGTACACCGATGCTTAACGTGATGAGCCAGGATGTGGAGACGCTCATGGCAACGCAATCTCAACGTATGAAGACTCAGGCTCAGGGTATGAGCGCTGATGATGATCTGGTGGGATTCTCATTGCGTTTGCGATCGTATGGAGCTCGTCTACGGGAACATGATACGCAGCGTGAGTATTGGCGTATGCGCGCGGCTGACTGGGAAGCTGGTCTTCAGGCAGGCGCAGTATCCCCGCAGTCCGAGGTGATGCACAAGCTGTATCTGGAGGAAGAGGAATACCACGCCCGTTGCGTGAGTAAGTACAGGTCGCTACTTGGGCCACTGGTAGTGGGTGTCGACGGTCAGCACCGTGATGATGACTCGTGGAAAGACGTGTTGGAGTCGGTGGATAAGCGACGCGAAGCAGTCGTTGGTCTCGAAGCTCTGCTAGCAGATCGCTCGATTCCGAAGATGAAGGACGCTGATGAAGCTGAGAAGCTTGGTGTCGCTGCTCACGGCGTGAACGGTGGACGTTTGCTGGTGGCTGGCGGTAAAGCCGGACGGACCACTTTGAAGCAACGCTTGGAGCGAGCTCGTGCATCGTTGGCATCCCGAACAGCCGATCTTGTGTCGATGCTGTCCGGGAAAGGGCTTGTATTGCAAGCGATACAAGATGATGCGCGGGGTAATAACGAGGACAGTCAAGACGACCAGGACGATCGCGGTGTCATGAGCGTGGTGCCAGGGGAGCGATGGGCGCTGTCTCAGACGAAGGGTATGGATCTGCACGACGTGCGCTCCGATACTGTTGTGGATATGGCGCTTGGTCGCCATGTCGCTGATCGGTTTGTTACCTGGGCTCGTAGGCGTCAACGTCTCATCGACGATGCACAAACGTATCTGCATGAGTCTGGTCAGGAAGACATTGTCGAGATGGTTCTTCCTCTTGATGATGTCCGTCGTATGAATCGTGTCGCTGATGATTTGGAACGTCAGATGTCAGCGAAGAAGACCGGGGATCTCATTCTCACGAGCGCTCTCAGCGATGTGGTGCCGGTGGCGAAACGGGTTCGTCGCAGCGCGACAGTGACGTTCGATGAGGGCCTTGCCGGTATCGTGCGTGAGAGCACGTGGAGCGAGACTGAGCGTTTGGTGTCTCAGCTAGAACAGGCGTTGGAAGAGAGCGACACGCTGTCTTCCAGTGCTTCGATGGATTCCATGGAATTGGGATGAGATTCGCCTTGACATCCAGGATTTCTTTCATCTATGATGAGAGAGCGCTGCATGGAACAAGTCCATGTATGTGAGAGGGCTGATTAACCCTCGACCGACGCTCTGCGGAGCGAGATTAGAAAGGAGGTAGCCAACATGGCTACTCTACGTGGTAAGGGTTCGATGAAGTCGGTGGAACTGGTCGTTGTGGAGTACCCCAACGCCCATTCCAAGGATGGCAAGCGTGCCTTCCTCGACGTGATGGTTCGACCTGTTGAGGGCGCTGCCCCTCAGCGAGTTCCCCACTTGGTTTCGACCAAGAAGGAACTCGACGGTAAGACCGTCTACGACCATCAGGCTGGCTACAGCGCTTCTCAGCGCGATGCGTTCGTTGCAGCTGCGGGCGATAACATCGTCCAGATGCCGGAGCGCAACGGTCGACCTGGTCCGACTGTTTACGCCATTCAGGCAGATGTTATGTCTGCCTCTGGCAAGCAGAAGGGCTTGGTCATCAACTCCAAGACGGTGAAGCCGTCTGAGCTGGAGCCGATCGATGAGACGATTCTCGATCAGATCTACGCTTCTTCCAAGGCTGCTGCGGAGGCCGATAAGGCCCGCAAGGCTGCTGAGAAGGAGGCGCAGAATGAGGCTGCCGCCGAGGCCCAGGTTTCCGAGCCTGAGGTCGAAGAGGTTGCCGAGATCGACGAGCCGGAGTTCTGATCGAATCCGATCTTTCACGGTGCCGCCCCTGCTGGAGAAATCCAGTGGGGGCGGTTTCCTGTTTCTATGACAGTTGCTAATTATGCTAGAATGACTGGTACACCAGTCGAATCGATAGAAATGATTGAAAGATGGAGGAAAGATTTGTTTGATGATGATCGTTTGAACGATGCATACCCCTTGCTTCGAGACTTTGCGGCCAAGCTTGCGCCGCCTGCTCGTGACATTGTGGGGCGAGAGAGCGAGAAGATCTCGCTCATGAGCTCCCTGGCTCGTCCTGAGATGTGTAACGTGATCTTGCTGGCCCCACCTGGCACCGGTAAGGCTCATCCAAATGATGAGTTGATCCCTGTTGCCGATGAGCGTGGATACGTGCGTGTGGGTCTGCTCAAGGTGGGCGATCGTGTGTTCGATGAGCACGGTGAGCCTGTGACCGTGACGGGCGTGTTCCCACAGGGGATCAAGCGCGAGTACGTTGTGGTGACGAACTATGGCGATCAGGTGCGCTGCAACGATGAGCACCTGTGGACGGTGCGATCGGTTGGTGGCGCAGAAGGTGCACAGCAAATGATGTCGCTGCGTGAGATCATGGACGCGGGACTTATCGGTTCTGATGGCGCACCCATTTGGCAGCTTCCTGCCTCTGGTGCGCTTGTGCGACAGAGCCGTCTTCTTCCGGTTGACCCTTATGTGTGTGGTGCGCTGCTGGGCTGGGGCGTTCGCATCGATGAGCGTGGGTATGTGACCATTCCCAATGAGATGCCTGATGAAGTCTTTGCGGCTATTGAGGATCGCATGGGGTGGGAGCGCGTGCATGATGGCGGTGAGTGTTCGACGTTTATCAACCGTGCGACAGGTAAGCGTCTGACACCTGATGAGGTGATGACTCATCCGGTGATGACGAGTGTCTTTGCCAAGCCGGAGGATCAGCGTCATATCCCGTACACGTACATCACCAGCTCGGTGAAGGATCGAGAGACTGTGCTACGAGCGTTGCGAGACAGTGAGTCGTACCGTCTGTCCCAAGGGGCTGCATGGGTTGTTGATGCTGATATGCGTGAGCTAGAGCGTTCTCTCGATGTGACTGGCGATATGATCGCTGAGGTGATCGAGACCGATCGCGAGGTTGAGATGACGTGCATCATGGTCGACTCTGAGACACACCTGTACCAGGTGGGCCGAGCTCACGTTGTCACGCACAACACGGTGCTCGTGCAGTCTTGTATGCAGGATGATCCAGAACGCATTTATTTGGAAGTCGACATGGCGAAGATGATCGCCAATCTGTCGAATCCTGAAGAGATGGCTGCGCGTCTCAAGGCTCTGTTCGACGAGGCTGAGAGTTTCTCGCAAGCCGAGGGTCGAGAGATCGTGCTGTTCATCGATGAGTTCCACCAGGTGGTGCAGCTTTCGGCTGCTGCTGTGGAAGCACTGAAGCCGTTGCTTGCTGCCTCGGGATCTCGTGGTATCAAGGTCATCGCTGCGACCACGTATGACGAGTTCAATGCTCATATCGCATCGAATCTGCCGCTTGTGGAACGACTGGCGCGTATTAACATCCCTCAGACGAATCGTGAGGTGACGATCGCGATTCTGAAGGGTATGGCGAAGAAGTACGGTGTCGATGAGGGGATCTTCAACGACTCTCTGTACGAGCAGATCTTTGACTACACAAATCGATATGTCCCTGCCTCCGTGCAGCCTCGTAAGTCGATCCGTGTGCTCGATGCGATGGTGGGACGCCATCGTTACCTGGGTGAGCGAATGGATAAGAAGCTCCTTGCTGAGGTTCTCAAGATCGAGTTCGGTGTTGAGGTGGAAATTAACGTCGATGCTACTATGATTAAGAACGAGCTGGATAAACGCGTGTTCAGTCAGGACTTTGCCACCACATCGATCGCTCGTCGTTTACAGCTGTGTGTTGCGGGTCTGAATGACCCCAGTAAACCTATGGCATCGCTACTTTTGACTGGCTCGTCAGGTGTTGGCAAAGCCTGCACAAATGACACGATGGTTCCTGTGTGGTCTGAGGATGGCTCTGTGTCGTGGAAACGTCACGGTGACCTCGTTGTTGGCGATTACGTGTTTGCTCGTGATGGGTCTCCGACTAAGGTTCTCGGAGTGTTCCCTCAGGGAGAACGTGACGTGTACCGAGTGACGTTTGGGGACGGACGTACCCTCGATGTGTCTGATAACCATTTGTGGGCGGTTTACCCCAATAGGCGATCGCGCGAAGAAGGTCCGACTATTTATTCGACTAAGACTTTGATGAATAAGGGTCTTGTGTCGAATTTGAGGAATGGTCGACAGGGTATGAAATACACTGTGTCGATGAATAAGCCAGTGCAGTGGCCTACGGCTGATCTTCCCGTAGATCCTTATGCGCTCGGTGCTTTGATCGCTAACGGTTCGCTCACTGAGAAGGTGCTTGCCATTTCTTCGGATGATGAGGAAACGGTTGCCCGTGTTGGTCAAGCTATCGGTGCTGCCTCTTGGGATCAGAATAGTAATAACTATTCTTGGTACTTTGGTACGGGAGAAGCATGGGGTGAGGCCATGAAGCGACGGATCCAGCTTGCGGATGTGTTTGTTGGCACTCTTTCTGAACTGATTGGTGTGAAATCGCCTCAGCGATTTATTCCTGAGCAGTATTTACATGCGTCGATTGAGCAGCGATGGGCTTTGGTCCAAGGTTTGTTTGATTGCGATGGTTCGATCGGGGCTTGTGACGGGGATCGTTACAACGTTTCGTATGCTACAGCTTCGAAGCAGCTTGCTGAGGATGTTCGCATTCTTCTGTTCTCGCTTGGGGTGCCGTGTTCTGTGAACCAACATGTGCGAGAGAGGGACGGTAATACTTATGTTGAGTATGAAGTTCATGTGAAAGCTCATAACTCGGATAAGCATCGTTTTTTCCGTCTCGATCGGAAGAAGAGTTTGGCTATCAAGGCTCAGTCTGTGGTGAAACAGCGAGAGAAGAGGTTCGACTACGTCGGTATCCGTTCTATCGAAAAGCTCGACGTGAAAGAGAGCATGACCTGTATCTATGTCAACAACGATGAGCACCTGTATCAGGCAGGTGATTTCATCGTTACGCACAACACGGAGGTCACGAAGCAGCTCGCAAAGATTCTTTTCGGTGATGATCAGCGTCACCTCATCCGTTTCGACATGTCGGAATGGGGTCGTGACGATAGCGTGGATCTCTTCCGAGAAGAACTGTCGCGTCAGGTGTGGGCGACCAGTCACTGCGTGTTGCTCTTCGACGAGATCGAAAAGGCGTCCCCGCTTGTCGTGCGCTTGCTACTTCAGGTGCTCGACGACGGTCGACTCTCGGACAAGGATGGTCGACAGGTGTCGTTCCTGAACACCTATATCGTGCTGACCACCAACGCTGGTTCGGAGATCTACCGCACCATCGGTGAGTACAACGCCGATGATCACGGTAGTGAGGCCAGTATGCGTGAGTACGAGAAGGTCATCGAAGAGTCCATCAAGAGCACCGATGGTGGCAAGTTCCCACCTGAGCTCTTGGGCCGTATCGATGCGATTGTGCCGTTCCAGCCGTTGTCACGACCTACGTTGCGCAAGATCATGATGAAGAAGCTGAGCGCTCTCAAGGCTGATGTGAAGCGCAAGCACGGTATCGATCTGACGATCGATAAGCGTGTTGTCGACTTCTTGGTGGAAGACGAATCGCGTAGTGACTCTGATGCTGGTGGTGCACGTGATATGGTGCGCCGTATGCAGCGATACCTTTCGACGGAAGTTGCAGCGTTCATCAATGAACATCCCGAGGAACGTGTGATCGCAGCCAAGATCGATGGCACGTTGCGTAGCGAAGATGTGACGATCTTGAAGTCTGATGCGCGTGTGGTGGTCTTGCCATACGACAAGCCACGGGCTTAGTCATATCGAATCTGCTCGTATGCGAGCACATTTGGCACAAAGTGTGATACCCTCGTATACGAGTGCAAACACAAGTGTGCTTGCCGGTACCTGCAAACATTCCCAATGATGCAGGTACCGGCTCACATTCACCACGATCGAAAGGATTTGTCTATATGCTGTGGAGTAAGAACGATGGCCCTAAGGCCGTTGATGAGCAGGTTGCTTCTGCCCCTGTTCTTGATAAGAAGGCTCAGAAGGCTGAGGCCAAGAAGGCCAAGGACTCTCTGGCGCTTGTCATCGATGAGACGGAGCCCGGTGCGGCTCTCGATCTCATCCGTAACAACGAGCGTTGGGCACTCCCCAATGGGGCTGGTGTCATCCTGTCTCTCCCCGTTGATGCACCCATCGAAGAAGGCGGTATCGGTGGCCTGGGCAAGGTCTCGTCCAAGGGGGACGAGAACAAAGGCTCGATTCTCCAGCGAATCGCTGACGATAAGATTCAGGTCCTGATGACCCAGGATATGCTTCGTCACAACATTTTGGGCATTATCCCCACAGAGCAGTCTCTGAGCCCCGAAGGCATGGGTGAGTACACCCTCTTCGACAAGGCTATTTTCATGCTCACGTCTGTTGACACGCGCGATGGGGCTCTCGTTGTGAACCCGATTCACTATGACGAACTGGCCGGTGTTCTCGACGTGCCTACTGGGGATGCCGATACAGTTACCCTGGCTCAGGCTCAGGCTATCTCTTCTGGGGCTGTGGCTCTGTCTTCTTTGATCCCCTCGCTGTGGCGTCGTCTGGGAGGCGAGGTGGACACTGACTCTGCTGAGTCGGAGTCCGAGGATCTCGTTGAGGATATTCCCGTGCCGCCATCGGCAGACCATGCAGATGAGTCTCTGGAAAACGTCGACAATCTGCCGGATTTCGACCCCGATGAGGTTCCAGACGAGCCTCTGGAAGACGAACTTCCGTTCGATGAGGGCTCGTATGACGACGATGATGCTGACATTGAAGATCCGTTCAAGGATCTCGATGTTGCATCGGATGCTGACACCGAGTCTGAGACTGATTCGTTTGGGGATATTCCTGAGGTCGCAGAGAACCCCATCCCTTCCCCTGTCGTCGACAACCGCGTCTTCGATCGGGATGCGGTGCTCGATACGATGGCCCGTAGGTTCCTCGATGAGGATCTGGGCTTCACTGTCGATATGACGCCGTTCGATGCTCTGTTCGGCCACGAAGCGAACGATGCCAGCCGTTTCTCGTTGGATCATCTCAGCGACGAGAACTGGCTTGACGGTCAGATCAAGCTGCTGTCTCAGCAGGCGAATGATGCACTGGCCCAGCAGCGTCGTCGTGACATCAGTGAGCTGCGCGATCTCTACTTCTCGCTCGTGTCGAATACCGGCGACGAGATCGCCGCTCAGATGAGCACCGGACCTGGTGCCAACAACGTTTGGGCCCAGACGTTGGCTGAAGCCGATGGTAACGCTGAGAAGTCTCGTGAGAGCCTCGTGGACATTGTGGGTGCACAGCGTGCTGCCATTATCTCCAAGTACGAGACGGATCGAGAGATTGATGCGCAGGCTAAGGCTGCGGAAGCGAAGTCTCTCTACGACGTGCGCCACAAGCCTGGCCTTGATCGAGAACTGGCGGAGATTGAGCCGAATCTTCGAGCGACCATCGACGAGGATCATACTCTTCGCCGTCGTCAGATCCTTGATGCCCGTAAGCAGTCTGCTCAGGCATCTTTCGATGCGGCTCTGACCCACGTGATGGATCACCTGATCCAGAAGCGTTCCGAGCAGGTTGCTCGGGAGACTGAGCTGATGGAGCGGTTCCGTGGCGAGATCAGTGCGTTCCTTGACGAGAACCGCAAGGAAGACATCGCCCGTGCCGAGGCGCTTCAGGAACAGCTGTCTCGTCAGAATATCGTCGAGCAGAAGACGGCTGAGTTTGCTGCTCGTGAGAAGGAGCTGCGCGAGCAGATTAAGCGTGAGCGCGAAGAGGCTGAGAAGCGCGCTTTGGCTGCTCAGGAGGAAACCAATAAGGCTCTGGCGCGTATGCGCGAGGAGTGGTCTGCTCAGTTGGCTCAGGCGAAGGCTGAGGTCGAGCGTGCGAATGCGCGCACGGAAGAGGAAGCCGCTCGTGTGAACGTAGTGCGTGAGGAAATCTCGCGTCAGTATGAGAGTCAGATCGCTTTCCTGGAGAACGATCAGAAGACGTTGATGGCGCAGGTGGACCGTGAGAGCCTTGTCGCCAAGCGCGCCAACCGTCTCTACATCGCCTTGGCGGTGCTGGTGGCTCTGGCATTCCTCGCACTGGGTGTCATTGCTGGCATCCTGCTGCACAGCACGCTGGGTGATGCGAATGCTGCTGCAACGGCGATCACTGATGTCTCGGCACAGGTGGTGACAGGCGGCGCAACGTCAATCGGTGTGTAGTATCGATACTGCGATCGTATAGAACAAGAGGTGCGGTGAGGTTAATCCTTGCCGCACCTCTTTTCTGTTTCTCCGCGCTTCTGCTTCTGATATGATTAGGTTGGTGAATCAACCGAATCGAAAAGACGTAAGAGACAGAAGAGAAAGGTGAAAGGTGGTGCATATGGCTTTCGGACGAAAGAAATCCGGTGGAGCAGCGCCTCGTGAACACGGTAGCCAGGCATGGAACCAGCTCGGTAAGCAAGATGAGCTTGACTCACTGGCTTACCAGGATGTCCATGGGGACCAGCAGCTAGAACGTAGCGACATCGAGGCAAAGATCTCTCCGGTGTCCCGCGAAGTCGCATCGGCTGTTGCCGGTGTGCTTGTTTTCATCCTTGTGTGGATGCTGTTCTCGTTTGGCACGATGGGTGTGGCCATGGGCCGCGACGCTCTGTGGCGTTCGTCTGTTCCCAGCTACGCGGTGCAGAACAAGGCTCTGACGAAGGAGCTGGGTAAGCCTGTATGGAGCGAAGGGTGTTTCTCTCCGGCTCTGGAAACAGGTGAGATCGATACGTCCGATGAGACGTGCTATGAGGCTGCCGAGGATGTTCCTGAGCCACAGTGGCACGTGGATGCCGTCGCAGCAGAAAAGGTTGATCGCGACGCTGAGTTGTCCGCTCGACCACAGGGTGCGATTGGTTGGATGCTGTCGTTCGATTGGCTGAAGTTTGTTGTCTCGTCGATCGCTGGTCTTGTTGTGTGGGGCTTGCTGCGTATGCGGCTGCTGCGTAACCTCAAGGCGCAGAACCTTATGCGTGATACGACTGACATCAATCAGTACAAGAATGACCAGCACGTGGCGCTTCCTGAAGAAGTGCGTGAGCGTTTCGATGTGGTGCCTGACGTGGGGGCGCATACAGGCGTGAGTGCAACGACTCTCATCTCTCACTCGATGGTCTCGAATAAGGGCATCGAGAAGGTTGCGTTTGCACAGCGAGCAACCGAGGACATTCTCGACGAGGATGGCGATGTGGCGCTGTTCGAGGGAGAAGCTCTCACGGACGGCAATGGCGATGTTGTGACCAAGGTGGTGCCGATGTTTGACGAAGAGTTCGGTACGGCTCTGTGGAATGCATCAGGTCTGCCGGATAACAAGCAGCTCCGTCGCCGTCTCGATCCTCGCAACGTGCCGTATAACCCAGGCAATGCCAACCGAGACAAGCTCAAGGGTTTCAACACCCTGGCTGATCTGGTGAATGGTGAGTGGGAACTTCCAACGTATGAGCCGCAGCGTCCGGCTGGCGTCTACTACGTGGATACAGCTCCTGCGAACACCATGATCCTTGCTATGACTCGTGCTGGTAAGGGTCAGACGTACATTGAGCCGATGCTTGACATTTGGATGCGTCAGAAGCGCCCAGACAACATGATCATCAATGATCCTAAGGGCGAGCTCTTGGTGAAGAATTACGTCCGTGCTACCATGCGCGGATTCCAGGTTGTGCAGTTCAACCTCATCAACGCGATGAAGACTGACATCTACAACCCTCTTGGAATGGCCGCTGAAGCTGCTCGTGAAGGGGATCAGACAAAGTGCGCGCTCTACGTTGAAAACATCGCAGACGTGTTCTTCCCGGTGGACGGCGCAGAAGACCCTGTGTGGCCAAACGCTGCAAACAACGCGTTCAAGCGTGCAGCATACGGCTTGATCGACTACTACCTGGAAGAAGAGCACCAGCTGCGTCAGTACGCGATGCGTCACGGGATGGATCAGAAGGTTCTGGAGCAGAAGCTTGATGCCATGTGGGGCAAAGTGACACTTTACAACTGCTACCAGCTGTTCGTGCAGCTCACTTCGAAGAAGCGCAAGTCTCCGATGACTCAGGTGAACGAGCGTATTAAGAGCGGCTACTACGATCAGCAGTCGTCTGATCCTGATGAAGTCGATGCTCTGATTGAGCACGATAAGATGCAGGCTGAGCGCATCGAGTTCCTGTGGGAAGGCAAGCCTGAATCTGACTTGCTCACGCTGTTCTTCAACGCCACTGAGGCATTGCCCCAGTCGACGATGCGTACGTTGATCGCTAACGCGAACAACGCGCTACGTGCAATGGCAGGGGCTGAGAAGATGCTCGCGTCTGTGTACGGTATTGCTATCACGGCAATGTCGTTCTTCACCGATCCGACGATCTCGACGTTGACCTCTGGTACGCCGTCGCAGAACACCGACCTCGGGGGTCTGTCGTTCCCCCGTCGCTTCGGTGTGCGTTTCGCTCAGAACTTCACCAAGCGTGATGGTCTCATCGGCGCTCAGGCGAAGTGGGACGCGTTCGACGATCCTGAGTTGAAGCACAACCTTGGTAAGGATTTTGAGCACGAAGACACAGTGGTGCGAGAAGGGTGGGCCCGGTACTATTTCGACGGTAAGTTCCCACATGACGTTGCCTACCTGCGACTGCGTTTGTTCAACCCTCAGACGGGTGTGTTGCTCAAAACGTTCTACTTCCAGTTCACGAAGGGTTATCAGCTCTCGTTGAATGGTCGTAAGTTCGTCAAGGATCCGATCACGGGTAACAAAATCATCCGTAATGGTGTTCTCGTGGAGATGGTAAAGGGCAAGGACGGGGTTCTTGTTCCCGGTCACCTGAGTTATCCGGCAACACGTCTGTTGGATAAGGCGGGGAGCCTCAAGACTGTACGAGAGGATGTTCCTGCGATTATCCTATCGTCGGTTCGTTATTCGGAGCAGCCGAAGGCTGTGTTCCTGGTGACGCCACCTCACTTGATGAAGTACGCGAAGCTCGTACTGATTCTTGTGAAGCAGTTGGTGGATCTGAACTTCGATAAGTCGTACATGACGAAGGCGAACCAGAAGCCGCTCTACAAGACGCGCTTCATGCTCGACGAGCTCGGCAACTTGCAGTCCGAGGGTCACGGTATCTCGGGATTTGAGACCATGCTCTCCATTGGTCTGGGTCAGGAGCAGCAGTTCACGCTGATTCTTCAGACGTTGCAGCAGGCCAGAGACGTGTATGGCGACAGTGTAGACAAGATCATCCAGGGTAACGTGGCTAATATCGTGTTCCTGAAGTCGACGGACGACACGATGATTGAGACACTGGCCAAGATGTCCGGTACTCGCCACCGTGCGGTGCGCGATTCGAAGACGGTGACTCAGGATACTGAGCGCCTCATCGAAGGCTTGAACGTTGAGGGCAAAGTGTCGTACACGATCAGCGCGAAGGAAGAGAGTGTTATCGGGTACAACGATCTGGCATTCTTGCCGGAACGCAACTCGATCATCTTCTCGGCAGGCATCTCGCCTATCTGGAACCGCAACGCTGAGATCTTGCCGATGTCGTGGCGCTTGTTCAGCAACACGATCAAGCATCCGGGTCGTGAGTACTCACTTCAGACGATTCCGACTCTCTCGTCGGCGCTTGATTTCGATGTGCGTCTCAACCAGCCGAACTTCATGAAGATGCTCGATAAGCGCATCGAGCAAGCCGCGAATGCGGCTGAGGCAATGGAGTTGTACCAGGAGGCATACGATCTGGATGATTACGGCATTTCGATCTTGGATCCCGACGTGTACTCGGCTGAGGTCATGGATCTCATCGCCTCGATCGAGGAAGAGCGTAAGGGCCACGACATGGAGAACGAAGAGTACGACATGGACAGTGACGAGGCTCTGCGTGCTCAGTTGGGATCGGGATACGATATGTTCAACGAGGCTGACGAGATCAACGAAGATGTCCGAGAGGATCTCGCTGCTCGTCAGGAGATGTTGGCTGATCGAGCCAAGATGCGCTATGCGGAAGGTCAGATTAGTCGTGAGCATCTGATGAGCGAGAGTGGACATGTGTTGCACCACCTCGATGGTGACATCGTTGCTGCGTATCGTGAAGCGAAGCACGCAATGGTGGACGATGCTCGGTTCTTCCGAACAGACGAGAATGGTTCGCTGTGCTCGCTGGATGGAAAGGTCTACATCAGCCAGGGTGTGTCAAGTGATGAGCTGCGTACTCTTCGGGATGCATCGTCTGATCAGACGAGCGGTGTGTATGCTGACGATGACTCGATCTCTGAGATCGAGGATCTAGGTTCGTGGCGAGTCCATGATGCGTTCTACAAGTTCTTGCACGGCTTGGAGTCGTGGGAGGATCTCGGCGGCGGTGCTTTCGATCGAGCCATTGCGCGAGTGTTCGAACGTCGTGAGAATGAGTGATTCTCGTAGCGCGAGAGATGCGTGAGAACCGGGTGGTAGTCCAATAGACTGCCACCCGGTTCTGTGTTGTGCGCTATGCAGATTCAGCGTGCAACGGTTTTGACCCATCGGGTTTTACCAGCGTCATAGATCCTGTAGAGCTTATTGGCCAATGCCGCCTCGTGTTCAGTTTGACCAGACTGATACGCGAGGTCAGGATCGTTGATGAAACGCTGCTTGGTGTACGTGGAGCGGTGAACGCGTTCCCACTTTGTCTTGCGTCCGACGTAGCTGTAGCTCGGAGCTTGATGCTTATCCACAACGAAGCCCGCTGCTTGATACATTCCACCGTCAGAGATGTCGTTATCGCTCCACGATGTCCACGTGTCGACAGGTACAAGCGTCTCAGCGTGAGCAAGGAGCTTGGTGAAACCACCGACGATGACACCTAGTGTTGCATAACGCTGGATGTCCCATGTTCCATCTGGCAACGAAACGCGTGAACCGTGGTTCTTGCGTCCCACACCCAGTAGAGCACGCAACACACCGTCCTGGTCATAGAGGCCGACATTGAGGGTGCAATGGACAGGCCCCTGGAGATGATTGTCCTGCCAGAACTGCCTGGCAACACCTCCATGGACGAGTTTCATCGTCAAGTTGCGAGCGTAAAGACGCTGGTAAACCAGCGGGTTAATGTCCGGTAGAACAGCAGGCAAGCGATCAACAGCGTGCAGCCTATGAGCGAGAGCTCGTAGGACGAGATCACGCCGATGCAGCCAGTCATCCTCCCACACGTGGACGAGTTGGTAGCCCTGCTCGTGTGCTTCACGCGTTTTGGCGGCATGGTAGCCGTGGGGGAGAGACTTCGAGTGTGCCTCAATGGATGCAGCCTCAGAGTGCCAGAACACGCCGTTGAACTCGATAGCCAGATGGTGGTCAGGAACGACAATATCCAACTCTTTACCCGAGGGGAGGACCGTATGGTCGTTACCGAGAACCGTGCTGGTGGGGACAAGCTTTCGGACCATCTCGGTCAGGAGTGTTTGCGATGGGTTGGCGTGGAGCCTGTAGCAGATTGGACACCCCGAGGGCTTCACACGGTTACTTGGAGCAGCAAGCCATGTGTGTTCCGGGTTGACTTGGCATTGCCAGAGCACAGGCTCGCCTCCACCTTTGCTCACCACAGTCGTCAAAGACTGATCAACGAGCTGCGAGGCCAAAGCCGGGTGTGTGGTTGCGAGATCATTGACACCAGGGACGATTTTTCTGCCGGAGCAATACGGGCAACCGGTCTTTTTCGTCGTACGGCTATAGGGTGTTGCCTTCCATGTGTGTTTGGGGTTTGCTGGGCACTGCCAGAGCACGGATGTGTTTGATCCTGGCTTGAGAGTGGTAGCAAGGGATTGATCAACGAGCTCAGCGGCCAGCTTGGGATGCGTAGTTGCCAAGTCGCTCTTACCAGAGACAGGACGACGGCCTGAACACTGAGGGCAGCGTGTGCCCTGGCGTGCGACGTTGCTCAGTGGTGCGGTCCAGTGGTCGTGCTTAGGGTTGCCGCACCAAAATTCAACCTTCTTGTTGGAAGACCCGGTGAGCTTCGTTCGCAGCTTCTTATCAACCATGAGAGCAGCTGCTTCGGGGTGAGTGGTGGCAACGTCGTTGACACCGGGGATGACAGTCTTTCCGTTACAGACGCTGCACCCGGTTGGGTTCTTCGCATTCGTGCGGTTCATGGGGCTGGCCCACCACACGTGACGAGAGTCAACGGGACAGCGCCATTGGACTTTCTTATCCGAACCGCGAGCGATCGATCGTAGAGATTGATCTACGAGCTGATCAGCGAGAGCAGGGTTGAACTGCTCAAGAGTCTGAGAGGGTTTTCTCGGCATGGTGACGGTCCTTTCTTTGGTCCGTGTTGTTTATATTATTCAGTGTATCATAGATGCGTGATACAGAGTGTTGTGTTAGACTGAGGTATCAACAGAATCCCTATGCGAAAGGAAGAAATCATGGATAACGTTGATCGTCTGGACCTGGCAAAAGATATGTTGTGTCGAGAGATTATGGAAGCTACGAGCGCATTTGATTTGGCAAAGCGTTTGTGGGATATAGGCAATGTAGAGTGCCACAATCATAGACTCAGTGAGATAAGTGGCATGATGCCTGTTCTCGTTGTTTTTGAGCGGCTTTCTGATGGAGAGTTGTATTACAAAAGGCTCGATCCTAATAATGGTCAGGAATGGAATCATTGGAACGGGTCATCTCGTGATTGGATGGGTGCAGAAGAAGTTGAAGCGAGCCTGGCTCAATTCACGAAGGAAGAATTGGCTATAGTGAAGAACCATATGTGATGTTCTCGCGATCATGACCGTGATCGTGAGTTCGGTCGCCGGTATGTGTGCCTGGCTCAGCCAGAGTGGCTTCGTTATGATCTCCAGGGTGATGAATTGAGTGACGCTGTTTATCTATCGTTGCAGATGTGATTATGTGCGTTTTCCTTGTGTTTCCAGTCGAAATAAGCATTTTTCTCAGGTAGAATAGGGTCTGTAATACCCGATCGATCCAGTGGATCGAAACTCCAGGAAGGAGAATGCGTTATGCAAACGCGCAATGCCGGACTCCGGCGTTACATGTACGAGCATATGATCGCTCGCACAATCAATCGAACCTCGGAGATCACGAAGACTCCGATTCTCGTATCTCAGGGTCGACGCCTGAGGGATCTCATGGAAGAGCGTCTCAATGAACAGGGTCGTTCTTTCAACGATGGCGATCTGCCTGTTACTGATGCTCTGAATGCTATCCAGAGCATCATGCAGGAGAATGTTCCCGGATACAAGCCTTTGTTCCAACCTGCCGATACGTCGAGTAAGGGCTACAAGGCTCTGTATGAAGAGTTCAGGAACATGGTCGGTCTGAATGGTTCTGCTGGCGCGGCTGGTCCGCGTCTGCCGATCTCTCCGTATGATCCCCGGTGGGGGAGCCGTCGCACTGTGAAGCAGGCGGGAACGTCTATCCTGTACGTGCTCGATGGCGACATCGCTGCGTATGCAGACGGTAAGCCGAGCAACATCGAGAAAGCGACGACCTCGGAACTCACGTTGTACCGCCTGACTGACGAAGGTAAGGCCAAAGAAGCAGGCCGAGCGCTCAGCCTTGATGATGTCTCGGGTCTCACCGAGCTCATGGGTCGCATGTCGACGGCTGAGTACAACGAGGTTCGTCAGTGGGTGCTGGACGGTGCTCGCAACCCCGAAACGGGGCGCTACAACGCCCGTCAGTTCATGAGCACTGATGCATTGGCTCGTTCCCGAGCTGTGCTCGATATGCTGGCGGAAGAGGGCATCCCGTACACGATCGAGAAGGATCTGCGTCCTGGCCAGATTCGTGCACGTTTGACGGGCACGAACATGACAGTGCGCCTGACCGATACCCGCGACAAAGAACAGTGGGTGGGCCGTGTCTACGACAACGGTGCAACCCTGTATTTCTCTACAACCGCTCGTCGAGACAACAAGCAGATGGCCTACACGCCAACTGTTGATGAGGTCTGCGATCTTGTGCGCGTTGCGCTGGGTCGACCGGTGGAGCGTAAAGACGGCAAGGGTATCGTGGGTCACGTGGGTGAGCGTCAGACCGGTAAGGGTAAGACGGTTCAGGAGTCGTATCTGTCCACCGGCACGCTCACAAGCGCGTACAAGGACATGCCTGGCATGGACGGTGAACAGGTTGTGATTCGTCGTCAGATGAAGGAGCGTTCTGCGTCGTCCCGGTTCTTTGCCGATACGCCCGAAGGTCGTGAACAGGCATCCGGTTTCATTACCGGTGCTGTGCACAGCGCTCGCCAGAATGTGATTGAGCAGCTCGATGTCGACGGTCTGATCCAGCAGTTCCGCGATCACGAGGATGCTGCCCGTGAGGGCGCGTACATCCCTATGTTGTCTGGTGATCCTGATCTGGCGGCAGTTGGCCGTGCGTACTGGGATGTGCTTCGTGGTGCTGAGACGACGCTACTGAAGCCCGAGGCTACTCGTGCTGAATACGCTGAGGCGACGGGTCTGCTTGACGACATGGATCAAGAGAGCGATCTGTCGGGTGTTCACGACATGTTGGCTGGTTCCGTGGCGTACACGGGTACTCCTGAAGAGCGCGTTCGTGCCCATCTTCGGGATCTGCTTGATACCCAGATCGGTATCGATGAGCCTATCGATTCTGATGACTTCGTGTTCGATCCGGTGCGCGTCGCTCGTTACATGACGAGTGAACATGGCCAGTGGCGTAACAACGATGATCTCGTGGCTGCTATGCGCGGGGTCGGTATGCCTCAAGAGAAGATCGTCGGGGAGTCGTTCTATTCCAACACGTTCCGCGATCGACTGATCACCTTCGATGAGTCCACGGCTTTGCCGATGGAGACGGTCGAAGATGAGTTCACTCAGTCGATGCTTCAGGTTGTGTCTGACACGCTGGAGTCCTGCGCTGTGACGCCTGGTTCTATCCGTGTCGACGTCAACGGCGTCGTGGAGTGGACTGGCTCGATCATGCGCTCGCAAACGGGTAAGGAAGAGCCCGTGAGCGGTACGATCGGACAGATCTTTGCTCGCGGCGAGAACGGTGAGATCATCACCCGGTTCAACTCTGGTAACGATCTGATGATCGTGCCTGGTTTTGACGCACGTGTGGTGGCACAGAAGCCTGGGGAGAATAAGTCCCTCGAAGAGCGCACCCGGCTGATCGGTTACGAGCAGCAGATGAGTGACGCGATTCGTTATCGAGTTCAGGCTGATGTGCTATCTGGTCGCTCTCGCGTTGGTGAACCTGCGTCGCTGAATAGCGTGTATCGTCGTCTGTCGGATACGCGTCACCGCGCGGATCACTACGAGCGAGCTCTCGAAGAGGGCATGGATCGGAAGATCCTTGATGCCATTCTTGCGACCGAAGCGCGTCGTGTGCGTTACCTGAACGCGTTGCGTGATGGGTCGACGATCGACGCTGACTTCCGCGCATCGCGTGCACGGGAACAGGGCATGGGCGGAGATCCGGCCAACGACACGACCATGGATCCATGGGTGTTGACTGGTGGACGCAACATGTCGTTGCTCAGCGAAGAAGCCGATGGCTACTTCGATCCGATCATGACATCAGGCGGCGTGAACCAGGGCGTGACTCGTTATCTTGTGTCCGGTGCACAGGTGAACCCTGATGGTTCGATCGTGCGTTCGAGCAAGGACGATCGTGCGCCTCTCATGTTGACTGAGCAGGCTCAGCTCATGAGCTACGACCCGTTTGATCGTCAGCAGATGACGACCTCCAATCTCATGAACGCATCGTCTGTGACGAAGCCTGTGGGTACGGCGTTCATGACCGCTGGCGGTTGGACGATGGAGGATTCCATCGTTGTCTCGGCTGACTTCGCCAAGCAGTACTGCGTTCGCGGCACTGACGGTCAGATGCGCGATCTCATCGTTGGTGACAAGATCTCCGATATGCACGGCAACAAGGGTGTCATCTCACTCATTGTTGACCGCAATGCCGATCTGTCTCCTGATGAGATCGAAGAGTTGCATGGATCGACGGACATGATGACGCTCTTCCGGGAGAATCCGGGTCTGGATGTCGTTATGGCACCGTTCAGTGCTGTGTCTCGTTTCAATGGTGGCTCGGCTCGTGAGGCGATGCAGGAGACTGCGCCGCTTCGCCTTCCCAACGGTACGACCGTTGAGGCCGGTATGGGTAAGGTGTCGTTCATCGGCACGCATATGACTGTGGATGCGAAGACGGCTGCATACGACGAAGCTGCGATCCGAGCTGGACAAGGCCGTAAGGCATCGTCTCAGCTTGCATGGGCGTTGCAGTCTCAGGGCTGCGATAAGGTGCTGGAGCAGATGTACGGTGGCAACCTGCAAGCTCTTGCACAGCTGCGTGAAATGGCTCTGGTGTGCGGTTTGGACATCGAGCCTGATGGCACCTTGCGTGATGGTCATGACGATCTCGCTGTTGGTGGGCAGCGCCGTCTCATCGAGATGGGTGATGTTCCGTTGACTGAGCGTGGATCGTTCGACGTGCGTCGTGTTCGTAGCTATTTCGCTTCTCTCATTGGCGATGCTGGCGGCGATATGGAGATTCCGTTCCCGTTGACGATGCCAACGGGTGTTCGTACGCCTCATGCGACAGACACCACGTGGCGTGTGCCGGTGCTGAGCTCGCATCTGCGATCGGGCCAGGATCTTGACGACGGTACGTCGACGGTGCACGACTACACGTATCGCTATCTGGCGATCCGTGAATGGTCGCTGCGCTACAAGCATGCTGCAGATCGCGCTGCGTCTGGTGAATTGACTGGCAAGGAGCTTTCCGATGCTCGTCGAACGATGGCTGAGGCGATGCATCGCGCTCAGACTGCATACGACGGCATTGCACAAGACATCATGCGTCGCCGGTTCACCGGCAAGCGCAATGTCTTCAAGGAAGGTCTCATGGCTTCGCGTCTGCCGCATTCTGCGACGGCTGTGTGGACGGGTGATCCTCGTCTGGACATCGACCAGGTCGGTGTTGGCCCGGAGCTGGCGAAGAAACTGCACTTGCGTGATGGTGATTATGCGCTTGTGTGGCGTGACCCCGTTCTTCGCGATGCGGGTGTGCGTTACATGCGCGTGAGTCTTGACGATCGTCTCACTGGTGTGAGTGTCAATCCTAACATGGTCAAGTGCTTCGACGGCGATTTCGATGGTGACTCTGTTGCCGTCGTGAAGCTGGGTGATGGTCCGGCACATGAGCAAGCGCTGGAGCGTCTGACTGTCGAGGCTAACCTCATCGATCTGGGTCAGAGCATGGACGACGAGGGTCGTTACCCCCTTGCGATGCACAACGCGCTCGATGTGAAGGTGTCGCAGCACTACGATTCTCGTCATGCGGATGCGATGGATGAGGTCCACCAGCGTGCGAACGACGCTTATTACGATCTCGTGGAAGGGGACGCTACTCGTGAAGAGTTCCTGGAAGCGGGTCGTGATGTCGTGGACGCAGCGTCGTATATGTACCGTGATGCGCTTCAGCATCAGTACGGTGAGGCTGTGTTGTCGTTTGGTTCCGTCCAGGAGCACATGAAGTCTGTGGAGGCTGCGTGTATTGAGACTGGCGCAAAGGGCTCACCCAAGAAGATGCTGGATTACGCTCGGTACATCGGGTATGACCCGGAGAACCAGGTGGATCTGGTGACCACTCGCGTGACGCGCGAGGAACAGCTGGGTACCATGTATGCAACGGCTGTAAAGTCGTTTGGTACCGGTGTCGCTGGTACGTTTTCTCAGCGCGGTGTACGAGCGCTTCGTAACGATGAGCTCAAGGCTGTGTTGGAGCTGACGTACCCGGTGACGCAGAGTATTCTGCAAGCCAAGCACGATCCGGTGGACGCTCGTAATCGCTATGAGTTGATCATGGGTCCGGCTCGAAGTCTGTGGCGCGGTCAAGTGATTGCACAGGATGGCAACGGCGTGTGGAACACTGTGACGGACGACGATCGTAAGCCTGTTCAGGCCACCAAGGATCAGTGGGCGGCAATGTTCTCGCAGTTCTATGGTGATGACGGCCTTGGTGTGGCTGTGAACAGCGACAACATCACGAAGATTGCCAACGCGCTCAGCGATGGTAACGGGACGATGTTGAACTTGGAGGACGAGAAGGTCATTGAGAGAATCGCTTCTCCGATGGATCGCTTGGCATACGGTGGCGACTTCACCACGATGCAAGCATTGGCCGAAGCTCACGCTAACCTGTTTGAGGGCGAGTGGAACGCCAAGTTTGCACCAGCTCGTGTGCGTGAGGTGATGGAGGCTGATGTGGAGACGCAGGCCGAGGCACCGGTGATCGCCATGGAAGACACTGTGGCTCGTGTGGAGCGTGACGAGAAGATTGGTCGACGTAAGTCGACATCGTGGGCTGTTCCGGTGCGCTCGCATACGGGTACCAGTGCAGCTGAGCGTTACGGTTTGACGGCACCGGATGACAATGAGACGGACAAGTCTGTCGATGATGGTTTCGAGTTGTGATCACCATGTGATCATGCGCTGAAGCCAGGAAGAAGCAGGTCTCGCCTTCGGGTGGGGCCTGCTTCTCTATGTTGTCGGGCGTTGGCTTGTGTCGTAATCGTTGCAATAGTGCGATATACTGGTATACGAGTCGAATGTATGACGCAACAAAAGGAGGATAGTTATGTCGATATGGTACGAAGAGCCAACTGATAGCGAAATCAAGGAGTATTACGGCCTTGATCCGCATGAGTGGACAGGGTCGCTTTCTGACAAGGTGACGGCAGTTGTCGATAAGAATGTGCCCGAGAAGGAAACGTATGTCAACGCGCTTCTGCGTGACGGGGCATACCTGTTTGCGCAGAAATTCCAAATTCAGCCAGAGCGAGGCGATGATGATGAGCTGCGCGATGCCATCACACATGTGGCTCAGATGGGCGTTCCGATTAACGATGAGGCTCTGTTGGCCATTAAGGCTGCGGATGACAAGTGCGTCATCCCATTTGGTGCAGAATCGCTCACGCATGGATACGACCAGATCCATGATCACGATTACGCGGAGCTTTACTACCGCACTGCTCTGAAGGAGCAGTATCGAGAGCCATCGGAGGGGTACATTGAACGTATCTACGGTCTTAGCCCTCAGGAGTGGACGGGTTCTCTGTCCGATAAGGTGATGGCGATCGTCAACAAGGATGCGTCTGAGAAGGAAAAGCATGTGAATGCGTTGCTACGTGACGGCGCATATCTTTTCGCGAAGCGCATGGAGATGCAGACTCCTGATGCTATGGCGGATGCTGTTCGAACAGGTGGTGATGAACTACGCGCTGCCATCTCTGACGCATCGTGGGCTGGTGTTCTCATCAACGATGAGGCAATGGAAGCCATCAAGCATGTGGAGAAGGAGTACATCACCGAGTTCGGTGGAGATTCTCTAACTCGTTCGTATGAGCAGATGCGTAAGTTGAACGATGCACGCGCTCATTACCGTGAGGTTGCGAAGGAGATGCGTACGCCTGCGCCTGCTTCCCCGGCTCCGGCAACCCCAAGCTTCGATCGATTTGCTCCGCCTCAGGGTGCGCGTGTGACGACTGTTTCGCCGCCTGTGCGTATTGTTGGGTCTGTTCGATCTGCCCAGCCTGTTTCTCCTGTTCCGCCCATTCCGCAGCCTCCGAAGATGCCAGGATCCCAGGTTCGAACGGGTGGTCCTGTGCGTGTGGGTAATGTCGCCAAGGATTGGCTGGCGTCGATGGGGCGCGACGAGAAGGGTCAGCCTCTTGCTTCTGCGCCTGCACCGTCTACACCTAGGGTTCCGGTTCAGCGATCGGGTTCGATCCAGGCTTCGCTTCCTGGTAGCGGTGTCACTGTGGGTCGATCGACGCCGCGTGTTCCACCAACAGCTCGTCGTATGGGCGCTCCTGAGCCCCAGGTGCAGTCCCCAAGTGTTGACGACGGCTTCGAGCTGTGACGCGCTTGTGAGTCAATAGAAAGGAGGAAAAGATGGCTCGTCCACCTCGCCAACTTCCAGCACCTCGGTACGGGGGTGAAGTTGGCCAGTCTAAGAACCAAGACGAAACTACGACGATGGTTGTGACCAAGGAGCAGATCTTCGATAAGAAGCCTGAACCTGTTCACGCAGTAGAGCCAAAGCCTGCGCTCGATTGGGCACAGCAGTTGAGGCTCGATATGCGCTATCACGCTGATGGGTATCTCCATGCTCTCAGCCAGGTGAATCTGAAGTCGATGAAGCGAAAGGCTGACATTGCCTCTCGCATGAATGATCTTCAGGGGAAGCACAAGGCGTATGCGTCGATGATGGTGCTCAGCGCACTGGTGCCGTTGAAGGACGGCGTATCGATGACTGCTGTGGCTGAATCTGTTGGCATGGGCGTCACTATGTGGATGCTGTCGCCTAACTTCCGTCAACAGGTGAAGTCGTTTGCTCGCGATGCTCGTATGGCTGTCGAAGACATGGCCGAGGCTCGTCGACGTAGTCAGTCGAAGCATCTGCATGATCAGGCTGATCGTCATCGGCAGAAGCATGGTGGGGAACTACCGCCATCTCTGAAGCGTCGACTGGAGCGTATTGAAGCCAAGGAGCGCAACGGTCGCATCCCGTTCAATGAAGCGAGTGCGGCGTTGACGCATCTCGGTTTGAGCGAAGCGATGTTCAACCAGATGCGTCAACCCGGTGTGGATCCCGCTGAGGTCCAAGAGGGCTATGCGCACCTGATGGAGCGTTTCTGGGACGATGTCCATAAGGACGGCCTGGATCCTGAACGAGTGAATACCGTCAGCCGCATGCTTATGGGTCAACGAATGCGTTATGAGCCTCATTGGGCGAATGCGTTCGTGGAGACGGCTCATGGCGAGGTCGACATGGACATGGTGGAGCAAGTGGACGCTCAGACAGGGGAACCGCGTCGAACGTGGACCGGTATCTGGTCCACGCGCATGGGTGAGCCTATCGTGGGTGGTTCTTTCACCGTCCGTCCTCCGTACAACGAGATGCAGCATGAGCTGTCTCTGAGTACGTGTATGGCTCGCGAGATGGAGCGTGCGGCTCTTAATGGCAACATTGCGGATCTGAATGAGTCGTTGCTTGCCTATGGTTCTGCGTGGTCTGTGCGCGATAAGGCGTTTGATGTCCATGCTGTTCCAGGGTCGATAGGTGAAAAAATCCGTCGAGCTCGGCGTGGTCTCGATGCTATGGAATTCGATGGCTTTGACCGCGATCAGCAACGGGATATTTACGCGACATCGTTTGTCCATGCCATGGACATGGTGGCGAAGGCTCACCCGGACATTGAGCGCCACTGGGCGCAGCAGTACGGTTCTCAGTGGAGGTCCGAAATGAGGGACTTCGCAGCGACGCCCGAAGAAACCTATAACCGGTGGGAACGGGGGGAGTTTTACTCTGATGCGCGTGAGTCTCCAGGGCATGACAACGCCCATGCGGATCCCCACACAGAGCGTATGAGGGAAGACTCAAGGCGCAGGCGCAGCGCGTACAACCGTGCGCGTGACAACCAGGAGTACAACGCTCATGAGACATCGGCGTTTAGCGCTGATACTGATTTCGAACTCAACGATGTCGACGACGGGTTTGACATGGGCGGGTACGATCGACCTAACGACAATGATGGCTTTGAGCCGTCTCTATGAAAGGAGTGACCAATGTTGGGTTTCCCAAAGGATGACGATACGATCGCTGGTCTGTTCGGTGTCAGCGAAGAGGATCGTCACGCATGGGCTAAAGAGCACCAGATGAGGTTGGAGCGTCAGCAGGCGCAAAAGCCTGGTCTGGCGAAGAAAGCAACGATGGCTGCTTACGAAATCGCGGCTGCTGGTATCACCTCGCAGATGCGTGCAGCGTACATCGAAGAGGCTCGTGGCACGATGGCGAAAGAGACGACTACGACGACTCGTAGTCAGTCTCGAAACATCGATCCTGAACTCGAAGAGATTCGACGCGAGAGTGGTGGCTACGAATTCGGTGGCTAACCGATCTATGCGGTGGCACTGGCTGATATATCCCCAGGGGTTCATCCCCTGGGGATATATTTATGTATCGGTCGGTTAGGCATCGGTGTGTTCCGATATGTTAGACTGATACACGAACATAATCAGAAAGCGGCTATGTGCCGTGACACGTGGGGAAAGGATGAGAGGTTGGATCATGGCGCTCTACAAGAAGGACGCGAAGAAGAATGTGAGGGTGGACGATGACACCCGTATGACAAAGACGAAGTTGATACAGGCTGTATCGAAGCGGACGGGTATCGATGCGGCGACGGTGCGAGCTGTGTATGCAGCGATCGTTGATGAGATCATCACGACCACCCGTTCTGGCCGATCGGTCATGCTGACGGGATTCGGTCGTTTCTACCGGTTGCATAAGGCTGGTCACACTGTGCAGTTCACTAAGTCAGGTACAGGCGCAGTACCTGGCTACGACGTGCTGAAGTTTTCTGCTTCGTCGACGTTGAATCGATCTTTGACAAATGAGTCGAGTGAGTAGTCGTACGATCGTGAGAACAAAACCCCTGAGCACGTGATGTGCCCAGGGGTTTTGTGTATGCGTGAGTGGATCAGTCAGGTAAGTCGGTTTCGATGGCATCAATGGTACGTGATCGGGACTCTTTGATTCGTCGGATCATCGGTCTGACATCTTTGCCCATAACTTGAGAAGCGAGGATTGCCACACCTGTTTTATTGTATGCAAGATAGAGTTTCCCGGTGGCGATTTCCTCGTCTTCGATCAGCTCATCAAACGTTAAGGTACCGTCAACTATACGTGCGGCGGTGGTTGCCGTATGGATGAATTGAGCTTTGAGAGCTTTTTTACCATCAACGTCTCCCAGTTTATCTTTATAGGCGTTAATAAGGTTTTCCTCAATCATGGTCCACAATGAAGCAATTGTGGTGGCTTGTTCGTCGGTTAGATCGGCAGTTAGTGTGTCTGAATTATGTTTGTATGTTTCACGAACATCAGCAGCGGTGTATGTGGTCATTTTGTTTCTCCTTGTTTTAGTGTTTCTTCTGTCGGGCTTTTTGAAAAACCCCTGAGCACGTGATGTGCCCAGGGCTTTGTTCATGTGGAAGTCATTGGGGGATGGATCCATTGATCTCGACATATGTCGTCTGCACATTTGTTTGATCAGGTTTCTTTTCCCACATGACCCACCCATTTGTCAACAATTCTCGATTACTGTCGTGTTCTTTCCATCTAAAGGATAGCCAGAACGGTGGTCCATTGAGAATGGATTCCCTAGTATCGATGGGTAGTCGTGATAATCGATGTGTTGCCCATTTAACGACATCATCAATCACATACCGGTGACCATGTACTGCCGCCCCTTGAAACTTCACAGATGTGGTAAACATCTGAGGTTCAATTTCACCAATGTGAATATCGTGGCGATCGAATTTCATTCGATAGCTATTGGTGCGAGATGTTGTATCGTCATCTGAAGTAGCGAAGATGGATACCAACGTGCGCACTTCCGATTCACTAGATGCAGTGATGTCGACTGCGCCTTCCACAATTGATGTTGTCGGATGCTCTCTCATTATATCGAGAAGCTTATCTCGAAATTCGATAGCATCTGCTTCATTGAAATTCTCTAGGTAATAGAGATAGCCACGCCCATGGGGTTTCGCGAAGTATACAAGATCGTCGATGTCGTATTGTGAAAGCTCACCGATGATTGCCTCGTTGTTCTTGAACCTTGTCATGAAATTGGTGATTCCGGTACGAGTGTAGTCGGCGTATTTCCATGACGAAAAGCCCCATTGATCCAGGAGGTCAACAGTGAGGTCTCTGCGGTCGTAGTACATGGTGTCCAAAAGCGCAGAGTATAGTGCTGTTCCCTTGCTTTTCTGGATGAGGGTTTGTCCACGTGCGATGAATGAGTCCTCTGTCGTGAATTCTTTCCATGTGACGACAACGGTCAACTCTTTGTCTGTGAGTTGTTGGATTTTGGGGCCCATATCTTTTTGCTTGTGGCGTCGACCAATCACATCGAACATATCGATAAGGTTGTTGCGATAGTCGTTACGACCTGTCGCCTCAAAGGGAATGCCGTAACACATTTTGTCGTCAGGCTGAGGACTCCATAGAGTAATTTTGGGACCAATCTTTGTTGACCACTCATACTGTTTGGGGTGCAGTTCATTAACGATGTTGATAAACGTTTGGGCTACGTCTAACGATTCAGCAGTGATGTGAAAGTATCCTTTCACTGTGGTTGAGACTACCATGGTTGATCCCTTTCGTTATTGTGCGCTCACTACTGTGAGTCTGATGTGGGTGCGTTTATTTAGTGCACCACAATTCAGTTAAGGCCGAGAGCGACAGCGATACCGTCCTGAATGGTCTCCAGCTCATGGTCTTCCACATGGCCGATGCGGCTCGTGAGTCGGGATTTATCGACGTTTGTCACCTGATTGCACACAGCAATTGATTCTCGGTTGTTGACGTGAACCGTGGGGTTGATGGTGTTGGTACGACGCTGCTTGTTTGGGGACGTGATATAAACGACTTGGACGACACCGGATCGCTGGTTGATACCATCGTTGCTCACGATAACGGCAGGTCGACCGGACCAGATTTCATTGCCGACGGTTCCGCCACCAGGTACGGGTGCGGCTTCGACGAACCAAACGTCGCCTTGGCGGATAGTACGCATGTGCGCTCCTTTCGAGTAGGAGAGTAGGGGATTAAGTAGATAGAGTGTGAGGGTGCCACATTGCCCCTGGGAAATCCCAGGGGCAATGTGGCAGGAGGACGGCATGAGGGCTTGTCAGTCCTTGTCCGTCGTCGAATCACTTGGATTCGCAGTAAGATCAGCAACAATGCTTCGAATCTGATCGAGATCGTTCTGTGCTGGTTGGGTGGCGTCCACCTGCGCAGTCGCACTCTGATCGGGGATTGCATCCTCGATGGCATCGAGGACATCATCCTCGTCAACGACGATCGCGTCGACAGCATGGTTCTCACCATCGTCATCAACATCGTTACCGGAGGCGGGGTTGGTCAGCGAATCAACGATGAGGTTGTAATCGCTGACAATTCGTGCCGACAGCGTGGTGCCATGAGAGAGAACGAAGAGAGAGTTCTTGGCGCGCGTGAACGCGACGTAGTAGAGCCTCTTCTTCTCTTCGCTCATGTCCGACTGGTCCTTGTAGATGACAACGACGTTGTCAAACTCAAGGCCCTTCACGCCATGGACCGTCGACACGATCAGATCCGCCTTGGTTTCAAGGTTGCGAATCTTGCGTTCCTCGTTGTTGCGATGCATAAGCGCATCGCGAATCGAGTTGTGGCGAATCTCGTGGTCCAAGATGCACTTCTTCAGACGATCGAAGAAGGCCTCCTTGGTGATGATGCCTGCCTGGTATTCGTACACCCAACCCTGGATAGTAAGGGCGGACGCAGTCCACCATTCACTAGCCATCTTGGCGAGTGCTGCCTGAGCGTTCGGGTTGGCACCCGGACCCCGACTCACGAGTTCCTTGGTGAACACGAACGACGCATTCGCTGGATCAACTGCCTCGATGTCGCTCCAGTGGTGCTCGATGAACGATGAGAAGAACGTCGACGCGCGACGCCGATCAGAGATCATCGAGATGACCGAGCGACCAGGGAAGAGCTCTTCCAGGCGCTTCTGGATGGCGAAAGCCTCTCGGCGGGTGAACGCCAAGAATGCGACCTGTTCTCCGCGATTCAGGCATTCCTGGATGTAGGAGTTGACGTGCTTCGAGAGAAGCATCGGCAGATCGCTGAGGAATTTCCTATCGGCGGTGTAGTGTTCGTGTACCACGCGCACCTTCTCCTGGAAAGAGTTCGCCGTGACAGGTGTCAGCGAGTTGGCTTGCAGACGGATCTGTGCAAGCTGGTTTGCCTCGATCTCGGACAGGAGGTGGACATTGGCCATGTCCAGGACTTCCTGGTTGGAGCGATAGTTCGTCTCCAGCTTGTACGGCGTGAAGACACCGGATGCTTCGAGAGCATTCAGAGCCTTCGGGTTTGCCGAACGGAATTCGTACAAAGTTTGGGAAGCATCCCTCTTTCTTCTCACGGGTGAAGAATTCTACGAATCGTTGGGCGGGGGTTGTTGGTGAGGGTGCATCAGTTCCCTCGTTCCGTGAATTGTCTGACTATATCTTCATGCTCAGCACGGCTGTCTGAACATGCCCATCATTTCGCGTAACGCACGATGCGTGTGCGGTCGCTACTCTACTTGCTTCACCATGAGATTACTCATGGCTTATTGCTGACAATGTGTCAGTGCTTTCGATAGTCGATGAACCTTCCTCCCACGACTTGACGTTTGGGTGGCTGGCTGCGGATTGTCATTTACAACAACGGTGTTACCATCTGATGAGCGTTATCTCATCTGCTGCACTATCGGTTTCCCAATAGTCGCGGTCGTTGTCGCGAAAACATGAGTTTCCCGCAATTAGTAGGGTTTAACGTGAGCAATGCTTACCCACGATAAAGAGCGAACAGCCCAGCTTGTTCACCAGACGAAGTAGATAGATAAACTCGAAGACCGAGTTATCTTGGACCTCGTCAATGATGAGATGACGAATGTTCAACCCAGCAGGCAACGGCATCTTGTCGATCATCTGGTAAGCCAGGATGATCTCAAGCTCTAGCGATGTCTGCTTAATGAGGTTGAGCGCGTCAACGGTCTGCTCTAGGTGCGACTCGATGAAGTTGTTCAGCGCGGTGTGTGCACCCTCAGAGTTACGACCCTCCAGCCTGCGTAGCTTCTCAGCAAACTGGAACGCGAACTGATCCTTAGGCATGTAGATGCCCAAGGAGTTAGCGATCGTCTCCACGGAACTGAGTTCGTGGGACGGGAAGTACGTCATATAGAGATCGTGAATCATCCGTGCGATCGTCATAGAGCGAACGTTCGGGTTCTTCTTGATAATGTTGTCTGCGGCTGCGTTCGTGAACGACAAGACAGTGATGTCAGCCGGATTGACACCACACAGACCAAGCTGCTGGATGCGCGCCAGTATCACAGTGCTCTTACCAGCTCCTGCGCCCGCCTGAGTCAGGATGAGCGGCTCAGTCGATTGCACAGCAGCAAGCTGCTGAGGCGACAGCTGTCGCTGCACAGGAATAGTCTTGATGGTCTCCGGTGCACGCTCCAGCTGATCACGCTTGCTACCGAGGTCGCTGAGCGTGTCGTTCATCAGCAAGTTCATGTTCTGCTTGACCAGACACGAAGCGGTCTGGGGATCGCAGAGCATGTTGATGGACTCGTAAATCTTTCTGTACGCCGACAACGGAACGTTGTACTGCTCCATGTAGCGCAGCTCGTAGACCATCTGGGCCAACTGCTCATCGTCGTACGAGTGCTTCTTCGACACAAGAGCGTCAATGACATCGTGGATGTCATCGGCAATGTCATCGTTGCTCCAGCGCTGCGCACTGTCCGTGATGTTGTCGTAGACGCTGTAGTGGGCATAGAACTGAGCCAACGTGTCAAGGAAGCCGCGCTTACGTGAGTAGTTAATGCCGGTGGCGCGGAAGATCTCACCCCACGGCAGATTTTCGGCATCTTCAGCAGGAGCGTAGCTCCAGTCAGCGATGGCCCATGCCTGGTTGGCAGCGCTCATCTTGGAAGACTTGTTGGGGAAGGTGCTGATGGTAGTGCTGAGCAGCGTGGCGCGAGTACGGTAGCTCTCATCCTCAGTGAGGATGAGCGTGTCGGTTGCCTTGTCGTCGAACAGAGCGATGTCATCATCGTTGACTTCGATGAAGTCGGGATCGTCAGGATCGATGGTGTCAAGGTCGTTGATGAGACGGGCAAGCATCTGATCGCTGAGATCATCGATGTCTTCGTCCTGCTTGGGCGGGACAACGTAGATCATCGTACGGTACGAGATCTGCAAGTCCTTGATCTTGGTCTTGCCGCTGTTGTCCTCACGCATAGCAAGGCCCTGGACGTGGCAGGATGCCCACACGTCAAAGGTGTCGGTGTCATCGGTGAGTCGCACGGCGAACTGATCCATGTCATCGGGGACGGGCACAGTCATGCGACCGTAGCCTTGCTCGTAAGCACGCTTCACGATGGTGCCGGTCGGAACGATGCGGCTGGTGACGGCGTTGGATGTCTGCGACACCTTGTAGCGCAAGTCTGTGGTTCCCATGCTGAGACGATCTAGTCCCATGGGATAGCGGCCTGGGATAACAGAGCCGTTGAGCAGACCCTGCTTCTTCCCACGGCCAGTGAGATGCGACGAGAAGTACTTGGGCGTCACGGCCTTAATGGTGCGCGCCTTGGTAGCTTCGACAGCAGTGCTGAACTTGGCTGCTTCGTCGATATTATCGAGGAGGATAGGCATATGAACCCTCCTTTCTATTTGAATAAAGAAGAATTGGATAAATGTGTGTATTATCGATCGGCCCACGGGTAGATAACACGCAGGCCGACCGATAAGAACAGTGTTGTGGAGATGGGGGTTACACAAGCTTGTAGCCGATGATCTCCATGTCATCGCCGGTGTCGGGGTCGATGAGCGTTCCTACGTCGGGCAGATCGCTCAGCGGCTGTTCATAGAGGCGCTTCTGTTCGTCGGTGTAGACGATGTGCATTGAGTCAAGGTTCTTGTTGAGCTTAGGTGCATAGGGCGACAGCAGACCGTAGAGTGCAAGGGCGCTATTGACTTGCTTTTCCCATGCCGGTGCAAGGGTTGTCTCGATGAGACGTGCGAGGTTTTCCTTTGTCTCGATGTCTTTGAGCATGCAGGGCGTCGTGCGTAGATACTGCGCAGCACGGCGTCGACTCTTATCGGTGATGATGGCGTTGTAGCGATCGTTGGGGTCGTCTTCTCGCAGCCAATACCAGCCATTGTCAAGCGCATACATGGGTGCACCAGTTCGCGCATCGGAAAGATGGAGATCGATGAGCTGGCGAAGCCACGGGAACGCCTGGAGAATACGGTCATGGACCATGCCGCAATCGTCGGGCTCGTTGTCGAAGAAGAATCCATCATTGTCTTGACGCTCGTAATACACCTCGCCAGTAACGCTGATGCGGTCATCGTTAATGCCGTATGTTGCGATGACCTTGATGCGAGTGCCGTTGTTGTCGGTGATGGTGTCCTCAACGGTGTGGGTGCACGTGTAGCGCATGGAAGCTCCTTATGTGTTAGTGATGAGAGATGTGGGTGAGGTTCGCCTACGCAACGAGGTGGGATATGCACCTGTGTGTTGCGTAGGCGAACCGGTTAGAAGCGGGTAAGAATCGGCGTCTTACCGCTGTCTGAGATGAGATCTTCAAGAGCCGCATCCGTGAGATACTCACCCTGCGCGGAGATCCATGCCGGAGTCATGTCATCTCCACGGAGGTATCGGAAGAACACCATTCCATCGAAAGTGATGATAGATCCACCGGGAAGCTGAGAAGTCTTCACCAGGAGGTTATCCCCGGAGGGGTAAGCGGTAATCGAGATCATTGTTGATCCTTTCTGTTAGTTGCTTGCAGTAGAGAGTAGAGAGTCTTCGATGAAACCTCGAATAGCGCGAACAGCAGGGCGTGCGCCTTGATCTTTCAGGTACGTTTCCGTTACCAATCGATCGATGGTGTCATCGTCGATGGGGTCGAAGCTCATACCTGGGTTCTCAGCGCAGATCCGTGCAACTTGACGATCGTATTCATCACGCAGAATCTCTGCGTATTCGCTGGTTCCTAGCGGCATGAATGCGATGAGATCATCGAACCTGCCAAGCAGCTCTGCATCAAAGCTATTCTGTAGTTCATTGGTGAGAGACTGCTTCGAGATACTCTGCGTATGGTTACCGAACCCCATCTGTGAGCCAGAGAGCTTCTGCCTGCCAGCGTTCGTTGTTGCGATGACAATGCAACGAGACATGTCGACGGCGGGGCCGTTAGCCATCTGGATTTCACCAGTATCAAGAGCAGAGAGGAACAATCTCTGAACCGACATGTGTGCCTTCTCGAATTCATCCAGAACGATGACTCGATAGGGGTTCGACGCCAAGGTGTCGAACGGTCGTTCTCGCGCACTCTCAGATCCAACGTAACCAGAGGGGGAACCAATGATCCTGTTGATCGTGTGTGCATCGTGGAACTCTGCCATGTTGAGCAAAATGGGTTCCTGACCGGTGACCATCTGGGAGATGATCTTGGCGGTCTCGGACTTGCCCACGCCGGATGCTCCAGCGAAAAGCCACGACGTTGGTCGCGTTTGGGGGAAGATGTTCAGTTCGCGGCGACGCAGTGCGTCAATGAGACGCGGAAGTACATCTTCCTGGCCCTTCAACCTGGAGAGTTCACGCTCCAGAGTCTCGACATCAAGCTGCGGCGGCTGGGACTGACCGGTCACGAGCAGCATGGCGATCGTATTGAGACGCTTGGAGGTCAGCGGGATCTGAGTGATCTGCTGAAGCATCTGTGCATACGATGTGTTGCCAGAAGCGAGTGCTTCCTGGATCGCAGCGTGATGGCTGATCACGCTGTGGCTCAGTGCTCGATCAAGCAGCGTGATGGCCGTATCGGGGCGGTGTCCGGTGCTCATCAGTCGATCGGCGGTAGCAACGATGTCATCGAGGACATCAGATGTCACACTGACCTTGTTCTGGTAGTGGGTGAGCATACCGGGCAGAACGACATCGAGAATCGAACGGGTCTGCTCTCGGTTAAGCTCATCGACGATGACAGACGAGAAGCGACGCTTGAATGCCGGATCATCGTCGAGGCGCTTTGCCTCACCCATCGTCGTTGCTGCGATGACACGCAGGTATCCTCGGGCCAATGCAGGCTTGAGGATCTGCGCGATCTTCGAGTACGTAGGGTTGCTATCATCGGCAATGATGTGGATCTCATCAATGAAGAGCAGTGCGTCATTATCTGGATCCTGGGCGAACTTGATGATGTCCGTGATTCGGTTCTCCAGTTCACCGACGATGCCAGCGCCAGCGACAAGAGTGGCGATTGGCAACTCATAGATGGTGGTGTTCTTCAGCTGTGGCGGTACGGATGCCTCCTGGTTGGCAATGCGCCGGGCAATTTCTTCGACGATCGCCGTCTTGCCAACACCGGCTGGTCCGACAAGAAGTGCGTTCGGCTTGCGCGACGATGAGATGATGCTCATCGTCTGAGTGACGATCTCGTCACGGAAGAGCGCCGGAGAGGACTTCTTGTATTCCTCGTTGTAGTTGATGAGCATGTCATCAATGTCAGAACCGCCAGTGATGGCGTGATTGTGTGATGGCGCAGACGGGCCAACGCTGACGATGTTAGGCGCACCAGAGCCAACGCCTGATCCGTTCGGGTTGTGAGCGTCGTCATCATTGGGCGTGAAGTTGGACAGGCCCATAGGCGTGCCTCCTTTTTTTGAATAAATGGGAATTGAATGAATAGTTTGTGGACCCTCCCTCCCTCTCTTTTTCATCAGTAGATGGTTAAAAGAGGGGAGAGAGGGCGCAGTGTCACTTGGTCATGCCGAGGATGCGAGAGCCCGTGGTGGGATCGATCGTCTTCATGTGGTGGGTGAAACGCATTGCGCTTTGGCGCAAGGACTCGTACCAATTGTCTGGGACAGAGATCGGTACATAGTACAGATTCTCAGGCACGTCGATGTGATACGAGCCAGGCCACCACTCGAAGTCGGTGATGACCAGGTTGAGTCGACGCTTGAGCGTCTGGTTTTCGTTAATGAGCTTGTAAATCTGCTCATAATCGGTACCACCGCTCACCTTGGGCACGGCAGCAAACTGCTTCCACACCTGGGTAATCGAACGATCCTTGATGCGAAGACGCACGGGCGTTGCCATGATGTGCGAGAAGCTCGTGAAGTACAGATCTACGCCCATCTTCTTAGCGAACTGGATGAGCATCTTGATCGTATCCTCATAATTCTCTGTGGAGATGGAACCCGAGGTATCCAGGTAGATGTGAATGTCCGGCATATACTGGCGTGACACAACCTTACCGGGCTTATTCGGGTTGTTCGGCTGACGCCTATTCGCTCGAATAAAGCTTGTGCTCACATTTCGGATGGAATTGAGAGACTGATTCACCTTCGACATACGCCTGAGAACACGCATGACCGACTTGTAGATGTCGACAGGTCGGGTGGGTTGCTTGCGGAACACCACACGACCGCTACGGCCCGCTTGCTGTTGTGCGTTGGACAGGCTGTTGGCAGCTTGCACGGATGCCTTTTGCTGGGCGCGAGCAAGTGCGGTCAGCTTGCTGAGCTGTCCCGGCGTGACAAGCTTGACCGGGTTATGGAGGGACTTCATGATGAGATTCCACTCAGCGTTGATCTTGCACATCGATGCCCGCGCATGGGCTTCAACATTGATGAGGACCAACGTACGAGGCAGTGCCAACTCAGCGATGCTGAAGGGCAGCATGCCGCACGTTTCGGGCGCGCCAGGTTGGTTAGCCTGCTGCATGTGGGTCCACGTGCTGAGAGCCCACATGAGGATACGTGCGAATGAGTACTCATCAAGAGCCTGCGAATCGTTTGCTCGCAGAATCAGAGACTTAGTGAGGCCGCTTAGGTCGATCTTGTCGAACTGCTGGAACATCCGGTTGTCAGCCGGAGTAATGTTCGATGAGATCTTGGTAAGCTCGCCTCGGAGCCACGTCTTGAAATCGTCGAATTCTGCATCCGTACGAAACCAGAAGCCGACAGTGTGGGGATGGAAAGTCCATCCTAGAGACACCAACAGAAGGTCCGTCCCAGCGTTGCCTGCGAGCACATCCTTAGCGGTTGGCATCACGTCGCTCTGCGTGGTGTACAGCGCCTTGCTGGGATCAGGCAGCTTACAACGTGCAGCCGCCTGGGTGATGAACGCTTCGTCGATAGGCGATGATGCGGACGGAATCCATCGAACAAGCGACTGTTCGAAGATTGCACCCATGGTGGCTTGTGCGTCTGCATCGAGAACTTCGCCAACGGCTCGAAGAAGCAGGTCGTTGACCCCGTCAGAGTCACAGTCGCGTCCGTCGATCGTCAGATCGACATCACAACCTGGTGTGAGGGGCTCGAAGATGGTCTGCGTGATCATCGTTTCGAGTGTGGCGAGGGGGTCGCAATCGCCCGTGAAAGGGGCGATAGGAACATACTGGTCGATATGATTGGGCTTTTGCCCGGTGAGGGTAATGGATGGAGAAGCCATCGGCACCCCTTTCTGAATAAATGGGTGAGAAGAATAAGAGAGCTTAAACGCGCTATATGTGGTCGTGTCCGGCGTAGCCGAAGGAGAATGAAGTGCTACGCCGGACACGATGTCTGTGAACTCAGTCGATGCCCATGGCTGCGATGACCGTGTTGATCTTGAGTGCGACACCGTCGCTCAGATGCATGAGCGTGTCGCAGTTCTTCTTATGGAGTGCGCCACTCGACCACAAGACAATGAGATCGTTGATGTGGCTCTGTTCGAGCTTGTCGAGTCGTGCATTCAACGCCTGGATAATCACATGGTTGTCTTCGCGCTCGTACATAGCGAACACGAGGCAACCGGATGCGTCATTGTCAGTCATGGTTGCAACAACCTGGTTGACAGCGTCAACGCTGGTCGTCGCGGCCTTCTTGAGCTCGCTGTAGACGCGAGGCTTGACAACGCGCTGAGCGTTGTTGTTACCAGTGCTACCCTTGCTGAGCTCATCACTGATGACGCCCATCAGCAAGGTGGTGAATGAGGTGTTGCCGGTCATACCTTCGATGACCTCCTGGAGATAGGAGACATGTCGACCGTCTCGGGTCGTCGATGGAGTAGCCATGAGACTGGCAATCTCTTCGAATGACAGGACGTTGAGATACTGCGACACACCGTCGATCGTACGCGGAGTAGCAAACGGTCGGATTTCTTCGGTTCCGTCGAAAAGGTCGAACACGGACACCGTGGCGTTGTCGTCATCATCGTCGTCCTGGCCATCTGCGACGACCTGCTCGTTGGTATTCTTGACGAACACCGTCTCAGGGTGCTTTTCGAGCACAGTCTTCACATACGGATGGAGGCTCTTACCGAGAACCTCAATGAGCGTCGACGCATCAGGCGCGACATTGATAATGGCGAAACGCGAAACAGATGCATCATCCAGAGCAGTGACGTTACCCTTGTCGTTACCTGCGACAATGATGCGCAGGTTCTTGGGCAAGTCTTCGTCACCGATGCGACGCAGCGTGACAAGCGTGAGAGTACCCGAAGTCACGTCAGACGTGGTTCGGTTAATCTCGTCCAAGAACAGAATCGGCTGTTCATTTGGATTGTTCTTGGCGTAGTTGATTGCCTGGGAGATTACAGAGTGCGGGAAGAACTTCTGGGACCAGATACCGGTCTTCTCATCCAGAACAAGACGCGCACCCGTCAAATCAGCCTTGTCGGCCAACAGGTTGCAAGGCAGGGTAAAGCACTGTGTGTTAGTGCGTCGGGCCACGTCCTCGACGAACGAGGACTTGCCGATGCCCGGCTCGCCCATGAGGGCTGGGACGCGGTCAGCGTCCAACAGCTTGATTGTGGTGTTCACAAGCATCTCGTTAAAGAGCATTGATTTCCTCCTGAATAAAATTGGTTGAATAAAGTCATGGAGTCAGACCGCGCCGTGAGGCGGTCTGACTCTCTATTTCTTGTCTCGGGTCGTACTTTGTACGACCGTCCATAACTCTCCCGAAAACCCTGGTGTTCCAGTAGAATGTGTACATACTGTTGAATATACATAGGAGAGGTGAGAGAGTCATGCGGGGTTCGCATCATATTGTTGCCGGGTTGGCGATGTTTGGTATCGGGCGCGCTGCCATCTTGATGGGCGAAAGTGCCGATCGTTCTCAGGTGATACCATTGATGGACACAGAGGCGATAGAGGATAGCTACGGGGTTATCGACTCTGTTAAATCGTGGGTATCGGATGGTCTGGATGCACTGGGTGGATCCATCGCATCATGGAGCACGTGGATTCATCATCTGTTCATCAGTGATGATGAGTATTGGTACATCAGCGTCGCAATCGGTATGCCGCTGTTTATTGTTGGCACAGTGCTTGCCGATGCGGATCTACCGCACTCTCTCGCTGGCCGTTTCATGCCATGGGGAACCATGTGGCGTCGTCAGAGTGCAAGTGAACCAGCTACATCACCTATTGCCCACAGAGGATGGACACACACGCTATGGGCGTTGCTCGGAGTGGGAGCTCTTGCGGCAACAGTGGCACCTGTTCTTGTGTGGTTGCTTGCAGGCATGGTGACCCATGTTCTGCTCGATGCCATGAGTATGGCTGGGTGGGTGTGGTACTACCCGCTGATGCCGTCCACATGGGATGTCATCGAGAAGGGTGGCACTCGAATCGTTGTGTCGACTCGTAGCCGAAGCGTTATGGGAGATCGCCTGAGGTATCACGCAGGTGTTCCGTGGTTGGAGCATGTGTATGTTGCACTCCTTGTTGCGGGTGGTGTCATTGCAACGTGGTACACGTGGTGATGCGCAGCAGGCTCTGGGTGTAGTCCCAGAGCCTGCTGTTTTCAGTCTGCGTTATCTGTGTTGATAACCGCGCTGACAACATAGTCGAGAACTTTGTCGCATAGTTCGTTGAAGAGTTCCCACACTTCCTTATCATCAGTCGATGAGATGAGAGCATTAAGATCGCCCTTGTTCATCGACTTGATACGGTTGTACGCGTCAACCATGGGTTTGTCGAATGGATCATTGCCATCGATAGAGTGCATTTCCATGAATGAGTCGAGTTTTTCTCGAACGACGGAGGCATCGATGATGATGCCTCTTGTTGACTCTTCTGGTTGCAAATCGTCAAAGCCAACTTCGTATGGGAATCCATAATCTTCGTCGTAACACAAGCGCTCGGCTAGTACCTGTGCAGCATCGTCCATATCCTCGGTTGCGACTGTAACGATAGCGGTGTAACGCGGAATGGAAGGATCTGAAGTGAATGGTAGATGGCCCATTGTTATAAGTCTCTTTCTGTGTGTGGGTTTAGACGATCGGGCGCAGCATATCCCTAATGCCACAGATGAGCGCGGCGAGGCCGTCAAGACCCCGAGCGTTTCGGTCGTAGGTCAGATGTCGCGTATCTGTACCGTGGGACAGGTAAAGATCACCAAGAGCTTGGGAGCAATGCTCGATCATCACGTAGTCGCAGTCGTTGGACAGCGAGCAATCGATGTCATCGATGCCAGGGATCGTGTTCAGGAGAGTGATCGTATCTCGGATGCAATCCTTGAGATTAAGACTATCAACGTAGGACTGGAATGTTTCAGCGAATTCATCGATGCCGTTTACGATGTCTGGATGGTTGCGTGCGAGTTCCTTGAGCACGTTAATCATGTTGTGCTGATCGGCATCCATGAAACTCTTTGGGTACACCTGGGCTTCGCGCACAGAGAGCAGTTGCGAGGGGCGATTTGCTGTGCTTGTTTGTCGGAAATGGTCACAATTGATGATGGCTTCGACCAACGTCGGCGCTTCGATGATGTGATTCTTTGGGATGTACCTTCCCAGATTCTCATCGTACTGGTCGAGGACGATGATGTATCGCTTGTTCTTTCGTTCGGAGAGCAGCATGTTTACCTCTTTTCTTCGGGTTATTCGTTAGTTTCTCGCGTTGCGACAACACGGGTTGCAAGGTTGAGCAACAACGGCATGTCACTGCGAGTCTCATCATGCTTGGCGCGATGTTCCAGGTAATGACCGAGAGTCTCGTAAATCAGCCATGAGGCTGTTGCACTGTCGACAACGATGCTGTTCATTGCGACGTTTTCACCCGATGGCAAGCTGATCGTTTGTGGGCTCACGCGCAACTGCAATAAGTTGTTGTAGATGTACTGCGCGTATGCCCACTCGTAACGAGAGTGATCATGCTCGAAGTTGTCGAGTGTGCGACCGAAGAAGCGTGAACGAGCAATGAGAGTATGGAGAGCCGGTTCATACCAATCGTGGTCTGGCCGCTTATCGGTGTTGATACTGTCGTATGTGACGACTGGTGCGTTGTTGATTTCCTCAGCAACAGAACGCCACAGGCTATCCCACTTGTCATGATCGACGGTTGATGCCACGGGCATCGGGGTGGGGTTGCGTGTATAGGTGACGAAATGGTTGCTTTGAAGGATTTCCCACCAGCCATGTGGACCTTTCAGCACAGCCTTGTTGGCTGCGATCGGCAAGCTATGGAACGATCGAGGCAAGGGGAGAATGAGATGGTAGCCCTTACCAGACAGTGAAGTCTCTGCATAGAGAGCGCCGATGGCAAGAAGCTCATCGCGTACGTCGTCGGGACATGTCTTCTCGATGTCGAGAACGACGCATCCTTGCGAAGGGGCGTCGACAAACATGGCACAGTTAGCGGCTGTAGGGAGCCCTGCGGTGAGCTCATCGAGAGTGACGAGCACGCGTTCATCGCGTGCCCATGCGCCGCGTACAGGGCCTGGGTGGGAGCACTGTTCAGAGCAACCGGTGAGCAGATGGCGCATATCGATCGGCATCTTGGAGGTTGGATCCGACACCGTCCAGATGGCACGAGGGCCAAGTACATGCGTGATGATCTCGTTGTTATAGAACGAGGGGAACGCAGTACGGGGGTTGAATGTGTCTGAAGACACGGTCATGAGTAGAGCCCTTTCGTGTCGACATGTGGTGTTGATAAAAGACGGGAAAGACGGGAGGAACGATGAGACGGATGCTGCTATTACTGCGTGGTGCAGTGTGGGAGCAGCATCCGTCTCAATCATGTGTCACTGGTCAGATAGCCCAGGGGCTATCGACAGACGCCTCAGGAGCAACCGGCTGAGGCTGAGCCTCGGGGGTCACGCCAAAGGCAGACGCAGGGTCGGCCTGAACGGGAGCCTGCTGCTGCGCGACAGCGTTGAGAAGCTGTGCGGCCTGCGGGTTAGGCGCAGCTGGAGCGGCAACGGGCGCGACAGCCTGAGTCACCGGAGCGGGCATTGCCAGCCCGGAAGTTGCGTCGACTACCGTGTTCTGAGGTGCAGCCTGCTGAACGACGGGAACAGCAACCTGCTGAACGGGAGTGGTGACAGGTGCCTGGACAGGCGCAGCAGCGACTGGAGCCACAGGAGCAGCAGGTGCAGCGGGAGCCGCAACCTCAGCCTGCTGAGCGGGAGTCTCAACGGCGATGGTGCCCGTCTGGTTGACGATCGGGCCGCTCAGCGTGATACCCAGAGCAGCAAGTGCACCCGTGTTGACGGAGTTGCCACCGGAGAACCACTGAGGCTCGTCATTGAAGATGATGGCCTGGATACCAATGCCGTTGTTACCGCCATCAGACGGGTAAACGTTCAAGATGACAGTGACGATCTGATCCTTAGCCGGTTCAGTAGGGATCGACATGGTCGACGGCGGAATCTCGTTATCCATGATCTGTCGAGCCTGGCCATCGAGAACCTTGAGAAGAGCAGGAAGTCGATTACCCTTGTTGTCGATGTTCCAACGGTTACCGAGCTCAGGCTTGTCCTGAGTCTGGAACATCCGCTCGTAGACGTAATACTCTTCGATCGTCAGCTTGCCGTCGGGGCTCTGAGGGATAACCTCAGTGTTGTAGAGAGACAGTCGCGTGAGCGGCTTGTTGCGATCAAGCTTATAGCGCGACTTGGTCCGCGCCTGGTTGAGCTTGTCGATGTCTTCCGGTCCCATAAGGGACCGAACGCGGATGTACTCGATCTGTCCGCGAATGATGATGTTTGCCCCCGGACGAATCTGGGAAGCGGAAATCTGATGCTGAGCCATAGTAATGTCTCCTTCGTGTTATGTGTATGCGGATTGTATTATCCTGCTACACCAGTATAATCCATCCTTTTCTGACGCATGCTTGTATGATGGTTTGTGAGAGAATCTCACGTACGCAACATCAGAAAGGAGGGTGTCATGGGAGAGGATAAGAAGAGTTTTTCTTCAGTGAAGAACCCCAATGCTGTATTCGTCGCATTGGGTGTTGTCGCCATGGTGATCTTGGCTGCGTTGCTGGCTGTGTGGTCCCACATTGGGTACAACCGACCAGCAACACTTGCTCAATCTGACCATCAAGTTTCTTCTCAATCACCCTCGGGACGCGGTAGCGTCTCCGAGAATCAACAATCGGGTGTACCATCGGTGAAACCGGTGGACACTCAGAAACCGTCCGAAACGCCAGGAAACGAGGATGACCGGGTGCCATCTGTTCCTCCTGCGGTTCAGCCTGTCGACGGTAGCAATGTCAACGATGGTAGGGATGCCAGCGTTTACATTGTGCAGCCGGGGGATACGCTGTCGAGCATCTCGGCTTTGACTGGCGTGAGTGTCGACAAGATCGCCCAGGCTAATAGCCTCATCGATGTCAATCGTATCTACAAGGATTCAGCTCTGGTGATCCCATCGTCTCGATGAGATTGTCGTCGCTCACCCACTAACACCCAGCTATATGGCTGGGTGTTAGTTTTTATGCACCCTCATGAGTATCGAGCTGGGTGAGACTGTCGATTGCTTGCAGTCGACGAGCAATGACTTCTTCATGGCCGATGCCTACGCCATCGAGACGGAAGATCGCAGCGTCTGGCTGATCAATGAGATCATCAGGCAGATACGTCTGCGCCACGACATGGTGCGGGTAATCGTGTGGGTACTTGTATCCCACACCGTTGCCGTATAGCTTTGCGGCATCCTGGTAATGGGCATCAGCCAGATGCTTAGGCACAGGCAATGAGCCTGTGGTTCGCACCAAATCGATCGCTCGGTCGATTGCTTTGTATGTGGCGTTCGACTTAGGAGCAGTAGCAACTGCAAGCGCAGCCTCGGCCAGCGGAATGCGAGCTTCTGGCAACCCGATGAGTGCAACGCACTGTTGAGCAGCGACGGCCAAGGGCAACACAGATGGGTCTGCAAGGCCCACGTCTTCGGCTGCGTGAATGACTATTCGTCTGGCGATGAACCTGGGATCTTCGCCGCCTTCGATGAGTCTGGCTAACCAGTACAACGTCGCGTCGGGATCCGATCCTCGCATCGACTTGATGAAAGCGGAGATGATGTTGTAGTGCTGATCACCATCACGGTCGTAACGCTGAATAGCGTGCGGCGCAAGAGATGTCAGCATGTCGATTGTGGCGGGCTGATCACCACGCACGGCATCAAGGGTCTCCAAAAGTGTGAGGGCCTGCCTGGCATCGCCCGATGCATTCATCGCAATGGTGCGAAGAACGTCATCGGGAATGTGTACATCCTGCGGATCATGGCCTAGCCCATCTGGATGATGGAGGGCTCGCTGGAGGATCTTGTAGATGTCGTCATCGGTGAGTGTCGACAGCGTGACGACAATGCACCTGGATAGAAGCGCGCTGTTGACAGAGAAGCTAGGGTTCTCTGTCGTTGCGCCAACGAGTTTGATAACGCCGTGTTCGACTCCAGGAAGTAGCACATCTTGCTGCGACTTGGAGAACCGATGGATCTCATCGATGAAGACGATCGTTGGTATGCCGTCTTCATCCAGGTGATGCTGTGCGTCGGTGAGAACCTTTCGAACGTCTGACACCTTGGCTGAGGTTGCTGATAATTCAACAAAGTGAATCCCAGCTGTTCCAGCCATGATGCGAGCGATCGTTGTTTTGCCACTCGCTGGAGGGGCGTACATGATGACGCTGATAGGTGGGGCGGACGCATCGAGCATGTTGCGGATGATGGATCCTTCGCCGTCTTTACCTAGTGCAACGTCTTGTCCAATAACGTCATCGATCGATGTCGGTCGAACTCTGACAGCTAAAGGTTGTCTGGGTTGAGGTTGGCTCATGATGATCACCTCTTTCTCGTTGATATGGGGACACAACGGCCCAGATTTACCTGAGTGGTTATCTGGGCCGTTGCGTGAATGTGATGGTGTTATATCATCACGTCATGATGTCTTCAACGGTCTTCTCGACAGCATCGATGAGCGATTGCTGCAAGTGTTCCTTCTTCTCCAGAGCAGCGGGCAACTTTTCGTCGATCGTGCCTCGTGTGAGGATTTGATAGACGTTTACAGGGTGCTGCTGGCCGACTCGATGCAGACGTTTGTTCGTCTGCATGTAGTGCTCTAGTGATGCCGGAAGCGTGTACCACACAAGGGTGTGACCACCATCTTGCAGGTTGAGCCCATGCCCAGCCGATGCTGGGTGGATGAGCATCACCTGAATTTCACCGCGATTCCATGCTTCATACATAGCGCGAGTGCCGTCGAAGATTTTCACGTCATAGCCGTGGAACATGAGGTAGTTCGCGATGATGTCACGATCACATGTGAAGTAGTACGCGATGAGAACAGGGCTGTCTTGCTGCCGCAGAATATGCAGCAGAGCTGTCACCTTGGCGTTGTGCACGATCGCGTACTGCCTCCCATTGGGTGCAGTCAGAGACCGTGATGCAACGGGGAGCATCGAGACATCGAGATGTACACCGAACTGTTGGAGCTCTTCTTCAGTCTCTACGTCCTCGGTGTCATCGAGGTAGATAGTTCCCGAAGCGAGCTGCACAAGCTTGGTGCGTAGCACGGCCTTGTTGGTCGCAGACACAGAGCTCAGTGTTCGGTCAGTCTGTGGATCAATACCCGAGGACTGGGCGATGTCGAGAACCAAGGTGTTGGCCAAGGTTCGATATGCCTGACGCGAGTTGTTGCTCATGTCGACCATGATGTTGTGGAACGTCATATCAGGGATTGGCTTGCGAGCGACAGTCGGTGCACTCATCACCAAGTGATCGATGCGCTGGTAGATCGCTTCTTTCGCACCAGGGCGAGGTTGCCAGTTGACCTGTGTACCGTTGGCGAGACGCACTTTCGATTCGAAGTATGTCATACGGTACTGGGTCATTGTTGGTCCAAGCGCTTGGCCCATATCGAGCAGATAAACCTGTGACCACAGGTCTTCCAGGCTGTTGGGCGCTGGTGTGCCCGATAGGAGCACCATGCGTGAGATCTGGCTGCGTACAGCTCGGACAGCCTTGAACCGCTGAGAAGATGCCGATTTGAAGCCCTGGGATTCGTCAATGATGACGGTTGGGAAGGGCCACACGGGTGTCGGTATCTTCTTGCGATCATGTGGATCAAGGGGCGGTAGCCACGTGACGAGATCGTAGATGAGCTCCTGGTTGATGAACCAGAGCGTCGGGTGTGTCGATGGATCGAGAAGTTCCTCGTAACGACTGAGTCGTTGTTCGCGAGAGAGCTTGCGATCTTTTTCGTCGACGATCAACGATCGTGTACGAACATTGACACCCCATTTCTCGATCTCAGAGATCCATGAGAGCCTGGCGATCTTAATCGGCGCGATGATCAGCACATGGCCTGCCGGTTGGATCTTGGAGAGCGCATGGAGCGTTGCTAGTGATTTGCCGCCTGACATATCCAGGAAGACGCCCGCATAGGGTCTCGTCTGGATGAACTGGGAAGCGGCTGCTTGTTGGTCCATCAGTACAGGGAATCCCATATGAGACCCTCCTTTCTGTCTGTGTTTTGCGTCAGATACCTACTACCGGAGGCTTGACCAGTGGTGGATGTTCGCATAAGGTCATACGTCTTTCCGTAGCTAGGTATCGCCTCGTTTGCTCTTGCTTCTTGTAGGATTGAGCGGCTACATACGTGTGAGCAGCCCATTGAAGAGCCATGCACGTCCTGACCCATTCAAGCGTGTAGTGCTTTCCTGGGACATATGCTGAATCGAAGATGTCACTTGCGTCCGTAGGATCTGCGCCAGGTGTAATTTCGATAGAGCAACTAAGTAGTTGTGCAAAGGGATGGTTTTCGTCATCAAACGAAATATCGTTATTGATACGATCTAAGATGAAATCTACAGTGTAGTCATCTTGTGGGATTCCCTCTTCGCAAAGCCACTCTGTGAGTGTGTCTCCAATATCTTCGAAGAAGCGATCAGGGTCAATGCCTGTGACTGCCGCTTCCCTTGTTTGGACACTCATATCGAGCTTCTCAGCCCAATAGCCAATGGCAAGTTCCTTTGTATTGCAGAAGTCACGCAACATATCCTGGTCACCATAGCGACGAAGCGTGAATGCACGCATCCAATCACCGTAGATGGTGATGGATCCCGGCGCAGTGATGACATCGAACGAGCAGTTGTTAGGTCCGATCGGATCATCAGGCCAATAGCAATGCAGGTGCCTGTATAGTTCGTGATCATGGCGGATTTCCATGACGTACTTGGATGGCCTATGCGTTATATGGTCCTTGTCGGCTTGCGTGACGCGTGGTTCGTAGTAGACCATGGCATCCACCCTTTCTCTGTGTTTTCTTTGTTGTTTGTCAGTCCTGGTTATCGGGAGTGATCGCCTTGATGAAGTCCGGTCGGAATCCGGTCCAGAACGATGCGTCCATGTAGATAGACGTGTCGATCTCGTTCATCAGTCGATGGTTCTTGACGAGAACGACAGGTGCGGCCTGTGCGCCGAGCGTCTGAGTGACGAACTCATACGCAGTCTTGTAGCGCTGATCGGTCAGACGGATTTCTTCGTTTTCAAGATTCATCTCGTGAAACTTGATGCCGTTCTTACGCAGCAGTCGCTTGGTCTGATCGCACTGGACGCATCTGGACTTGGTAAACACGATGACATCGTGGTCCATGGTCGCATCGAGCGATTCTCGATCGATAGTAATGTTGTCGGTCATAGGTTGTTTCTCCTTATGTTGGTTGGTCATTGAGTAGCTGTAGCTCGTTGATAATGTTGTCGACTTCTTGTCGTGTGTACGCGGTGTACACGAGTGCACCACTACGGCGCATATGAGTGATGACTCGGATTTGTTGGCGTCTGAGGGAGCCGTTGTCGCTCTTTGTTTCAACGAAACAGGTGGTAGCCGGAGTGACAATGATCTGATCAGGAACACCTCGCATACCGGGGGAGGTGAACTTCGCAGTCCACCACCCCCGGCGTCGACATTCATCGACAAGATAGCCCTCAACGTAGTGTTCAGGGCGTCCCATTAGCGATGACCTCCTGCTTATGCGTCGCGTGCCAACGGATGCGAGCTCGGTCTGACCGGAGAGGATCTGACATGGTGCCACATGAGCACTTGGCTCGCCCTGTGACGTTCGTCTGATCATCTGGCCCTACTTCAGGGAAGATCCGATCACCCCACCTAGTAAACGGCTTCCCCTCCGCAATGAGGGTGTGCCCTCGGACACGTACTTGCTTGGGCATAGTTGTACTCCCTTCTGTTGTTTTCCTGGTGTCACTCGTGTTTCGGGATCGTATTCATCCAGTTGGACTCATACGCATCACAGAACATCTGGGCGTAGGTGTCCAGATCTAGTTGCTCAATGAGAGCACGGCGCTGATCCTCGCTCAGACACATGAGATCCTCATTGAGGACCATCATGTGCCAGGTGGGCTTGATGCCGGTGATCTTGCGGATGGAAATGTCCTGATCAACCGGAGCCTGCTGGATGCTGCACTGGTGCGCAGTCATTGCATCCGGTGCATAGCCGTTAGCGATCATGATCGCGTTAGCGGTTGCATCAGTGCGCACAACGGGAGCGTCGCCGCGCTTCTTGCGTGACTGGGCCACAGTGGCGTTGACTTTCCATGCTCCAGCTGCGCGCAAAGCGACTGCGCCCTCGGTGCCCGGCTTGACGACGAATACCCGGTTGTAGTGCTGGAGCGCTCGCGGGTTGCGAGCTGCCAGCTCAGGAGAATCCTCCTGGCCTACCGGTATAGGATCAGCCGCGTAGTGGAAGGTGAGCATACCAGGGGAGGCTGCGATCACATTCTGGAAGAGTAGCAACGCTTCCACGCTGTCTTCCTGATGCGCGATCGCTGTCATGATGTCTCGTGCAGTACTCAGTTCAACGGGCTTGTTGATCAGCTCTGGGTTCGTCACCGCGATAGCTCGTAGATACACCGCCATTGCTCGATCGAGAGCAGCGGGGTGCGCCAACGCGTTCGTGGGTGATGGCTTGCGCCAGCATGCCAGAGATGAGCCGGATGCGCTGAGGATCTTTGCATCCTGGGGCTTAGCGGTACCGTCTGCATACGCAGGTGGCACAGCCAGCTCAATGCGGTTGTTCGAGTCCTTTGAGACGAGCAGGAGCTCTTCAGGTTCGATCAAGACGTGGATGCGCTCAGATTGCTCATCGAGCACCCTGTTGTTTGTCTCTAGGTCGATGTCTGCTGAGTACAGACCGTCCGTATTTGTCGAGATGATACGAGCGCCTTCAAGAGTCTGAGCCTGTCCGATCATCCAGGAGAACAACTGGCCGATTAGCCTCATGGAGATGATCATGTTGTTCATGCGGATGGGTGAGCCTTCGAACTCTGTGTCACCTGCACCAGAAGCACTGTTGAGCAGCAGCTTGACCCCGCTTCGCTTGGAGACGAACATGTCCCGTTCGTCAGCAGTGATGGAGGGATCCTTCATCAGCTGACCGAACCGCTCTTTATCCAGATAGAGCTTGCCGTAGCGGTCCTCGCCCAACGCCTCGTTGTAGAACGCGGAGAGGTTGGTGAGCAGCAAGGGGTAGTACGACGAGAAGTCTTCGTGGACGGCCTTTGCAACCGATGTCATTGCGTACTTGGGATCAAGTTTGGTCGACCCGTCGCTACGCTTGACAAAGAGCTCCTTGTTCCGCACCGGTTTGAAGAACGCACCTCGCTCTGGCTCGGGCGATGACTTACTCATCAAAACCTGCTGCCAGGGGATGACTTGTTCGCCTTCACCGTCCTGATTGCCTGGCAGGGTAACGCGGATACTCTTGCGGATGGCCATGGCCTGCTCTGGTTCGGGCAAATCAGACACATGAAGAACGTCAATGACTGCGTCAATGAGGTCTCGCAGAGCATTTGCTTCAGCGTTGTGATCCTTGAAAAGGACCATGTTCGCTTCAGCACCATGGATGCCACCGGTTGAGAACGTCGCGAAGCACGACGTTGGCGTACCGTCCTTGCGGAAGTAGGGAACGTTGGTGGCACGCTTGGGGATTTCATTGAGGCGGTAAGCTCCGATGACCCCATCGGTGTCGACGTTGTTGCAGTCTGGATCCAGAGTGTAATCCTCAACGTATGCCTCGCTTCCATTGAAGTTCTTGCCACGAATACTTGAGTAGTATTCGTAGACTTCATTGAAAGCTGCGCGAGCATGAGTGTCTTCGATGTTCTCGTAGAAGAAGTTCTTGGCTAGTTCGAGAACATCGAATTGTTCAATACCCAGCTCTTGGGCACGCTGCTTGGACGGGTACATGAACGACACCGTTTGGATGTCCTTCAGCCTCTCGTAGGGTGCGAGAACGCGCGCAACGAACTTGGCTGAGGTTGAGTCAGGTGTGAGGCGATTGCGCCGAACACGACTCGGCCTGCAATCTGGCTTTGACTTGGAACCGTCGACAGCCTGATAGACAGTCTCAGGGTAATCGACCATCAGCGCATGCTTGAGGTCGAAACCGCCCGAGTATGTCGGGTGGTCGGCTAGGTATGCCAAATTGACTACATCGCTGACGTTGTACGCGATCAACTCAACGAGGTCGTCGATCGTTTCGATGATGGAGTCATGCTTCAACCGATCGGATTCGAGGATCTGATAACCCAGCATGCCAAGTAGACGCTTGAGGCCCACACGCTGCTGCTTCTCATTGAAGCGCGCGATGTCGAGGTGTCGGCCAGAATGCAGCATGGCTCGCCTGACCTTGTTGGCGGTTCCGTCCCAACCCTTACCGTTGGCAATAGCAGAGGAGGTGAGATATGACGGCATCTGACGGATGTACTTATCCGTAAAGAGCGCATCATTATGCTTGCGGATCGTCTTTGCAGTCACAGGGGCGGTGCGTTGGAATGCAAGCTTGCATGTTTCCATCATTTCTTCATAGATACGACGCTTCTCATCGTCTGTCGTTGCGAGCATGGCGCGTTCGCGAGCCTGACGGACAGGCTCCTGCGTTCTTTCCATGACGCTTGCGAGGTAAATACTCATGAGGGTCGTGTCATAGTTGGCTGAGTTGTAGCCGCATACGAACGGATGAATCTCAGGATCGTAGTTCGGATCCGTGTCGCATACAGGGCGGTACTCGCGCAGGTACGTACTCTGGGAATGTGGGTCATTCACAGAAGCCGCATCGCTGAGTCCAATGATGCGGGCCAGTCGATGGTTGGATTCCCACTTTGCCAAGTTGTGCAACCGTAGGACGGGGGTTTCGCCGTGCTTCCAGAGGCGCGCCCAGGCTGGATTGCGCTTCAGAATGGCCGTGAGCACTGTGTGGTGATCGAGATCGGAGTTACGTAGCGCATCACCGACTGGAGTGCCCGCGTCGACGAGATAGAACACGTCGAGAGCACGGGTTTCTCGATCGAGGAAAGCAACAGTGAACACGTTGGTGAGCGACTCGATGTCCCAGAATTGGAACCGAGCTTTCTTGTAGGTGGTTCGCTTCATGAGCGATGACCCCCTTTCGTTGATAAGTTTTAGAAGAGCGTCTCTAGCTGAGGTAGCTCATGTGGGATGTAGTTCTCGATGTAGTGCTTAACGGCAGCTTCAGCGTCGTCAGCGTAGATGCCGCACAGTGTGTCGTAATCGGGATGATCGGGCGACACCATCCACACATCACCACGAGCCCATGCGACAAAGGTGTCAACGTTGCTACGAGCGGAACCGTAGCCCTCCTTGACGGCTGCAATGACAGTGAACCAGGTGGACTGGTCGTAGCCATGGCAGGCAATCATCTCAACGTCGTATGGGATATTGCGCTCGGCAAGACTCTTCTTCCAGTCGTTCCACCACGCGGTGGTGATGTCGCTTGGATCATCGATGTCGTCTCGTTCCATAGCTTGAAGAAGGTCGTCGATCGCCGGGTTGTCATCGTAGTCATCGATGTTGTCGGTTCGCGTGTTGCGATCAGCGTTGATGACGATGATGGACGCTTCTTCGTGGGTGAGCCACGACCTGGGATCCTCGGCATCGGTATCTTGACTAACGGTGTAATTGACGCCGTTCTCATCGGTGTACACGTCGTCCTGGAGGATGTATCCAGCATGAGTGGTGTGTTCCAAAATCATTGGGGGATCCTTTCCGAACACATGGGAGATTGTGTTCTGGGATTGAATAAATGGATCACGACCCCTGACTCGTCCCAATTTGTGTGTGGGTGAGCAGGGGTCGTGTGTCTGAATAGTTAGTTCACAGCATTGGTACTGCTTGGATCGTCTTGATCGTCGTCTGTTACTCCTGTGGTGGAGGCCGCAGTGGCTCGTAGGAGCCCTCTTGTGGAGATCGGTATGTTGTGAGGGATACCGATCTTGCACATAGAGCCGCCTACAGGTTGGAGATCAATCCAGTCACTCAGGTCATATTCCACAGCCAGGGGTTCATTACCGACGATGCGGTTCTGGGTACGCGTGGCTGTGGGCGTGACGATCCATGTGGTATTTCCGTCTGGCGTGTCTTGGAGCACAAGTGTCAGATGTTTGATGAACTTGTTGTACCCCAGAGGCGGATTCGACGGCTGGTCTTTGACAAGCCACGCGCGATAGAGCGCGTAGAGGAATCGCCACGGAAGCAGATCCCAGACCATACGATCGAGGAACTCTTCGACAAACGCTCGTACAGGGTCGTTCTCGATCTTGTACTGATGGAGCGCAGTCTTGACCGCAGCGGGCTCAGACAGCTCATAGAAGTTGCCGCTGAGTACACGGTGGAGGACGTATTCCAGCACCTCGGTGCGGTGCATGTAGTCCTGCTTGATGTACTTGCGCTCAGCACCCGTGAAACTCTTGTTGAACGGGATGATGAGCTGTCGTCGATATAGAGAACCAGACTTGTCTCGGAAACGAGGCGTGTCATTGACGCACTGCACCATGAAGCCTCGGAACTGATAGGCGATAGGGGTCTTGTTCTTACGGTTGATCAAGATGACATCGTTGGTGATGACAGCCTTGAGATTTGCCGCCTTATCGACGTACTCACCGACATCGTTCTCATCGACAAGGACAGCGTTAGTCCTGATGAGAGGTTCAAGGTGGAAGTCCTTGCCGAAATCGGCAACGGAAATAGAGGTCCAGGCGCGTTCACCACACAGGTTACGCATGAGCGTCAGAAGCGTGCCTTTACCATTGTTACCGACTTCAGAGAGAAGCCACGCTGTCTTGTCCCACGCGACGTTTGGCCGGATGATAGCCGACATGATCTCCCACAGGAGATTGACGATCTCAGGATCGTCATTGAGGTCAGCCATCCACGATTCAATGTCCCAGTCGGTGCCGTCTGCATCGTTATGGATGACGGGGTTGACTGGGTTGTCCTTGTAGTCGATCGCGGACTTCGCCGTAAAGACGATCTCAGGCGTGAATGGCAATAGTTTCTTAGTTTTGTAGTCGAAAATACCGTTGTTCACAGCAATGAGATCGCGATTGGTGTTGACCATGACACGGGGGGCGTTATCTTTCAACATGTCGATCACATGGTCAAGCTCTTTAGGTGAAATCGAGTAGTTGTACGCACGGGCGAGTACTCGGATCGAGACCTCATCGGTGACGTAGATGCCTGTGTCTGGGCCGTGGTCCATGTACACGGCGAGCACATCGTAATTAGGATCTGTGTTTTTATCCGAAAGCATGATGCTTACGACCCGGTTGCGATGGAGCATGCAATCAGCGATCACCGCAGGCGAAAGGGCGCTCAGCGTTTGGAAGGCCCGTGTGCCTTTGAGGTTGTAGTTCGCGTTTTCTGCGATCAATCGGTTGTTGATGCGGTTGAGTAGTTGGAACTCAACACCCTTCGCATCGAGAACTTCTTGGTTCTGAGTAGCAAAAAACAGTTCGACCTCATCGGAGATTAGCTGGTTACGCGGTGGCAACATAGCCTGGCTAGGCTTTGCCTGCTTCGGAGCAGGTGCCGCAGAGGTGGGGTTTTTCGTCATTGGGACCACATCCTCGTCATGTTGGATGCGGCTTTAGTGGAGTGCAGCATGTGGGACCTTCTTTCAATTCTAAGGGGCACGAGTGGTGGGACTGCCGCGCATGTGGGATATAGGGAAGTACTCGTACGCCAGAGGAATCGTACATCATGTGGGGTTACCGCGCAAGCTGCGCACGGTGTTCAACGACCATGTTACCGGTCGTCATCTTCCGTTGTCTCTCGACGCGCGGTAGCGCGTTATCCAGAGAGACTACAGGGGTGTGAGGTCTCGTGTGCCCTAGATGCGTCTGTGGGGCTCTGAAATGATCTCAATGCATCTGAGTGCCGGTTTTTGTCTCCCAGGGCCGCAGAGACGCGCCTGGGGGCCTTCTCGGGGATGTGGAGCCTCTTCAGCGGAGCGCATTGCTCATGAGGGTGGGTTGGTGGATGCCATGAGAGGGACTTGTAGCAGTTTTTCTTCTGGATGTAGCAGATGTAGAAAAATATCTGCTACAGGGTTTTTCGGCGGTATTACAACAGAAAGTTCTTATTGATAATTATTTCTAATAAATATCTGCTACATACATAATCGTTGGTATTTCAACGTAAAACCTGGTTTGTAGCAGATGTAGCAGGTATTTTTCTTGCTATGCACGCATGCGCGCACACGCACGTGTGATACCTGGAGAAGTTGTTCCTGTCAACCCTGAGAATGTATGTGTTTCGTATGCCGAGATGATCACTTGACTGTGTGTTTGGATGCGTGTATCACGCGCACATACGCGCATGCGCACCTGAAGACTTGGGTCTAAAAAGCCGCTACATCTGCTACAAGTGGCACTTTTCGTTGCAATGATGCGTGAAAGTGCCGTAGCAGCCATTTTTGGGTGTGTAGCAGCCTTTTGCTACACATGCTGTTTGGCTTGATATATCAAGGAAAACAGGGTCGTAGTATGTAGCGGTTTTGATTGCAACATCTGCTACAGCTTGCTTTTCAGCTGTGCGTTGGTGATTGGCACCACAGTTGGCCGAGCTGTTGTTTTTCAATATATGTCGGAGATCACAATCGGCCTAGTTGTCTCTATGCATATTGGTGTTGCACGTATGTGCGATGTTTGTGTATGATGTCGTCGACAGGTTGATTCGGGTTCGTGGAACGTGAACCAAAATCTGGGACGATGTGGGACCGCACAACGTAAAACGAACGGGAGCTGGTGGGACGGCTCCCGTTCGTGTTTTGGGGGAGAAGTCGCATCACAATAAAACAGGGGCCATCCGGTGAGGATGGCCCCTGTTCTTTTCGCGAAAGGATCGCTTCTTACGATCCCGAGATTGTGGGTCTACGTTGTGGTCACGCTGCCTGAGCACGCGCACGGTACTTTGCCTGCTTCTTAGCACGATGCTTGGCGGGGTTCCACCGTAGAGAATGGCGGTCTGCCAGTCGCTCACGCTGAGCCTTCTGCTCCGCTAGGAACTCAGCTCGGGTGAGTCCTCCGTAGTTCTGACGCTGACGCCACAGCTCGAACTCCAACGAAGACGTGTCAGGCAGTGCGTAGATGAACTCAGCAGCGTACACGCGAGCCCGCTTCAGGAAGACGATGCGCTCGCGGATGAGCACGCCGCGACGATCGTGGATTCGCCTCTTGGTCTCCCGGTATTGCCAGTTGTCCAGGAGATCCTGCTTTGTTTCGCTGGGCAGGCGGTTGTACACCACGTGTCGCAGGATTGCGCCAGGGGTACCATCGAAGCCCTGGATTCCTTCTCCTGGTTTCGGAGGATCCCATGGAAGCCCGAGATCCTTCGGCAGATTCGGAATGACGATGTTCTGCTTGTTGTCGTAGATGAGACCACGGTGGATAATCATGGTGATCCTCCTTTCTGATATTTCTGAAAGCTTTAGTTTTGAAAGATTTGAAGAAACTTGTTTCTTCACCCCAATCCCCGGTTCGTACCTTGTACGAACCGGGAGGTGTGACGGGGGTACCCCACCCACCGTCACACCTCTCATGCATCTCCATCAACGCTCTTCGATCAACTGATTCACTCGGCGCTTTGCCTGGATGCGTGGAATGCACATCCAGAGGCCGAGCGTGATGACGACGAGCAATGCGGCGGCTACAGCATCCAGGTTCCTGACTTGGACGCTTGGTAGCAACAATGCTGTTGCGTTGAACAGCATGTGCATGCTGATGCACGCAAGGAGATTGTGCGTTCTCTCGTACAGATACCCGAGGGCAATACCCAGTGGGATTGTGAGGACGATCTGTACGATATTGCCGTGCAGCATGGCGAAGAGTAGCGCTGTGACTACGATTGTCGATGTCACCGATAGCTTTCGCCTGAGGACCGGGTAGATGAATCCTCGCATGAGGGCTTCTTCACCGATCGGGGCGATGATGAGACTCATGATGACAATGGCGATAGCCGGTGTCGTTTCACTGAGTTTCTGCATGGGTGATGGTTGATTCAGCGATTGCTTGACCCACAGGGCGAGAACGGTTGAGCCGAGAGTCATCACGATGGTGATAACGGGTACCATCACGCATTCCATGGTTGGGATGCGTTGCTTCTTGATCATTGGAGCTGTGCTGTTACGTCGTCTCCAGAAGATGACGCACGTTGCTGCGAATGCGTTGGTATAGGCGACGGCGAATACCGGTCTTCCAACGATCGTGTAGGCGAGTGCCATGACCCCTGCGTATGCGAGGATGGACATAAAGGTTAGGGTCACGAGACCCGTTTTGGTCTCTCTACTGTCTCGTGTGCCCTCCCACATCTCGTAGATGGACTTTTTGATTGCGACGATCATGGCGTCCTTTCTTGTTCTTGCTCTTTGTGTGTTGGTTGCTCCACCTCATGGTCGACGATTCCTTGCAGGGTGGTACGGCCTGCGAAGGTGTTGAGGCCCAACGCCACCCTGAGACGGCACATCATGTCTGCCCTGTCGACGCTGTTTTTCCTTTCAGTGAGATGGGGCGCGAGATCCGATCGGTTCCACCACAGCAGCGCAACACCTTCAGGCGTGATGATCTTCAGGTGCTGCTTGTGGTCTCCCATCGTGTGAATCGAGCACATGGACAGGTTAATGACGACATCAACGGGAGGGGCTGGGAATCCGTGCCCGAATGGGGCGAGCTCCTTCACTTTGTCCATGTATTGCGTGATCGCACAAATCTCGTCAAGCGGGGCATCTGCGTCAGGGGCTGTTCCGAGCACAAGAGCTGCTGGATCCGAATGGGTGAGGACACCCGTCTGTGTAATGACAGCATCACGCTGCCGTGGCACAAGGGTGGCTAGTGCGTCGTAGAGTTGCTGGGGTGATCGTGCGCGCACGCCACAAGCGAACTCATGACCTTGTGCACTGATGGTCGGATCTTGCAACGATGAGAGCTGCTCGATGACAGGGAACCATGTGGGGGACCGCATGGAACCAGAGCACGATCCGTCCGGGTGGATGCGAACGACTGCAACAGGGTGTTCGTGCATGAGCATGAGGTTCTGAGCAATGAGGCCCAGCATGCCTGGTAGCGCATCCGTGGGGAACACGTACGGTGCCCATGGCTGATCCGTATCCATGATGGAGTTGAGGATCTCACGGACCTGGTTCTTCCTCTGCACGTTGTACTCAACGAGACGTTGTGCTGCCTCTTGTTGCTCATCGAGAGTGTCCGCCGTGAAGACTGCGAACCCTGTTCGGTAGTCTCCGTCGACACGCCTTGTGGCGTTGAACGCCGGAGCGATCGAGAACCCGTAGAGCTGTTCGTCGACTCGTTCGTGGGTTGTGCCCAGCTCCTGTAGGAGCAGGTTCATGCCTTCGAATGCTCGCATGTACATCGGGTGGTGATTCTGCGAGCGCAGCATGGCCAGCAACGTGGGCGTCCGATCGATGTCGATCTCAATGTCATCGAGTTCGTCAGGCTCTTCGTACTTGGACTTCACCTTCTTGTAGGTGGGACCAGGCTCGGGCGTAGCGATAAGTAGCCTGGTGAACATGAGAGCTTCGCGCACGAGGTCTCGGTTCTCGTGCACCAGACTCATCACGTCGGCTACTGTGCCGATGCCTGCAAAGACCTTGAGCCATGTGATGGCAGATAGCTTGTCTGGGTGGTAGAGCGATGCGTATCGTTCCACCACTTGGTATGCCACGTGCGCCCCACAGATTTCTCTGTTGGGATATGTTTCGTCGATCCTGTTCGGGTTGACGAGGATATGTGCAAGTGACTTGCTCTCTTCCACGTGGTGATCGGTCACAAGCGTGACGAGACCGATGTTGTCTGCGTAGGCGAGAGCATCACGGCTGTTGGTTCCGGCATCACAGGTGATAACAGCTTCCGTATTAGGGAACTGTTGCTTGACCGTGTTGATGACCGATGGTTGGATCTCGTGTCCGAGGTGGTAGTCGGGGACGTGGAGATTGGTGGTGAGGCCGATCTCGTTGAGCCCCGCGTAGAGAATCATCCCGGCGCAAATACCGTCCGTGTCGAAGTCTGGCACGATGGTGATCTCTTTGTCGGTCGAGCGTAGGATCTCCAGCGCCATGACCATCTGATCGATGTCCTTGAGCAACGGATGTTGAGCATCGTTGATCGTCTTCAGGTACTGATCGGTCCATCCCATCCGTTCTCGGACACGGTTGAATAGTTCTAGGCCACTGACCTCGAACATTGATTCATCGATGTCGAGCGGGGGTGTAGCTGTTTTGGATTCCATGTGGTAGTAACTCCTTTCATCAGGTTTGTTACCGCGTTTTTAATAATGCGTAGTCCGTGGGTGGCTCATTACTAGACACATGAAGGCATCAAGGGCAATGTTGACTAATATCCATCCGATTGCGTAGTTGATAGCAGCTCGGTCGTTTGGATCAATGAGTGCGTTATTTCCTTGTGCATCGGTGTCGTGTGACTTGTCCCTTACTTGGAAAAATGACCATGTGAGGTATAGCGATAGGATCCACATTAGTGTGCACATCGTAATGAAGAAGACATGTGGGAAATTGATACCTATCCAGGTCGTGCCAATGAGTAGAAGTGGGATGGCTATTGCTGTTGTAACAGCGTTTACTACGATTGCGATTCTTGAGGCGATGGCATGGGTCCAATATGCAGCACCTTTGGCGTGTGACCCATTTTCTTGTTCCTTGTTTAGGTGTCTGGTGATGACTTTTTTTGGAGATGACTGTTACAAGATTTACGGCTATTACAACAGTAATGAATGCCACTGCCAGCCATAGCGGTGGTGTGTATGGGAACATCTGTTGATCTCTTTTCTATGTTTTTTGTGTTGGGACGTTGAGATGATGAAGCCCCGTAGCGGGTTACGAACCACGCTACGGGGCTTTGTGCGATCGTCAGATCAGCAGACGGTGCGTCCTTCGATGATCACGCAACCGGGACGATCTGCCTGTCCGGGACCGAAGTCAATGCGACCACCAGAATCTGAGCCAGAGTTGTTGGCCGGAGGTGCCGGAGCGGGCGCAGGGGCAGGAGCCGAAGGCGTGTAGGAGGATCCACCGGAGTAGCTCGAACCGTTCGAGCCGCTGTTGTTGCTGCCTCCATTGCCGTTGTAACCGTACGAAGGAGCGGGGGCGTTGCTCGACGAGCCCTGCTCAGGTGCGCTGGTTTCCGGTGCGTTCGAGGTGCTGCCAGCCTTTGCATCCTGGTAGGTGGTGATAGCGTCCTTGAGCGGTGCCACGGAAGCCGTCACCTCAGCAGCCTTCTGCTCAACGGCCTTCGCCTTCTCGATGGAGGCCACAGCCTCGTCATAGGTGGTGACCGTCACCGTGGTGGACAGGGTGTGAGACTCGGTCTCCACGGCCTTGAGCGTGTCGTATGCCGCCTTCACGGACGCATCAGACTCCATGTTGGGGTCGGCCTCAACAGCGGCGATCTGCTCTGCCGCGCTCTGCTGAGCGCTTGCGAGGTTGGACTTCGCCTCATCCATCAGAGCGTTGGCCTCATCGGTGGCCTTGGTCAGACGGTAGGCGTCACGCACGTCGATGAACGACTGGGTCTGATCCTTGATGGCCTTGATGGCAGCATCAACAGAGGTGGTGTCGGGCTCACCCGAGCACTTGCTCTTCTTGCTGTTGTCGGCAGCAGTGTTCACCTTGGTGTCTTCAGCCTCCTTGGCGCTTTTGGCAGCGCTGATGGCCTTGCTCAGGTCGTTGATGGCAGTCTGTCCCTCAGAGGACAACGGGAAACCGTCGGTGTGCGCCAGGCGAGTACCCTCGCCGGGCTTCAGGGATGCGTCGACCGTCTTTAGTGCATCATTAGCGTCCTGGATCGCCTGATCCAGCTGAGCCGTCTTACCGGTGAGGATCTCCTGGTAAGAGGCGCAGTCCTTCGCGTTGTTGGAATGCGAGCCGAAGACTGCGATACCGATGCCTGCGATAGCGAGGATCACGGCAACAGACGCAGCGATCGCGGCGATGATCTTGTTGCGCTTCGACCACGTGCGCGGGTCGAGGTTGTTCTTAGTGGTAGTCATGGTGATGTTTTCTCCTTGATGATGGTGATTGATATGTGTGGTTCGGGTGTGGGGCGATTACCTTGGCCACATGGTCACCATCATCAAGGGATATTGATTAGGCGTCCGTGTTGGCCTCGGGATCTTGGTCTGCGAGGTGGACGTAGGTGGGCATCGCCACGACACGGATGTATGTGTCGGGGTCGATGTTGGACGGGGTCATTCGATACTCCGGTGGGAGCATCAACGTGATGAACGTGTCGTGAACACGCTGACCATTATTGTCGGAGCGCAGGATCTCGTCTTGCACGCGAACGAGGATGTTGTTCTCGTCGGGCGGCAGGGAGATGTTGCCCTCTTCCGGGTTGATTGCGAGGTTTTCGGCAGCCGGGACAACGATCGTTGTCATAATGTCCTCGTTTTTAAGGATATTGAGAATACCCTCATCGTCAACGAGGTGGGCGCTGTAGCCGTTCTTCTTGAGCCAACCATTCAGGTAGGCGTTGTTCGTGACGACATTGACCTCGACATGGGGGATGTCGATGAGGGTACTGATGTCGTCATCATTGTTGATCGACTGCGGGATGTCGTTGGCGACGTGTGGGAGAAGCGCAAGATTCATCCGCGCGATGGTCTCCGCTACAGTCTCTCCGAGCTGGAACACCTTCGTGTTGGGCTCGGTCGCAACAGCGATAGTGATCGTGTTGTCGGTGTCGGTCATATAGATGGCTCCTGTCTGTCGTTTTTCATGGCTCTTATCTGGCCATGTATTGGCCACGATAAGACTCTTCTCAACTGCTCGGCTCGCCAGCGGCGAGCTGATCTGTTGGAACGAAATGATTGCAGGAATCATTTTTAAAATGATTTCCATCTTTCGATGAAAAGCCCGGTGCCACCTGTGGTGGCACTCGATGTATCGGAGCATGTGGAACAGACAGCCCGAGGCAGGGGTGGGTTGTTCCACATGCGATCCAGTGGTCTCTCATGATCCGATTGGTTATGCGTTTTGTGCTGAGACTTGTGAGAGTCTCAGTGGGGCGTGTTCGCGTCATGTCGGATAGGCGCCTTGTTGATTATTGCTTGCATGGGGTTGTTGTCACCCACTGTACACTTCGTATTAGTTGCTCAGTGGGTGTGCATATCTGTTTATCTGTTCGTGAGACAGATGTTAATAACCCCATGAATAGCGCTGATATGCGGGGTGTATCCACCCCTGTATTACCAGTCACTGTGTTTTCTGTGATGGAACCTGGGGTGACCACAGTGACACTCGGTACAGCCTGTGGATGTGCCGTTACCGAATCCTGTTGCTCTCCATGGTGTGTAACTCTTACGTTTTTGCGCGAAGCATCAAAAACGTAAGAGTTAGGTGACGAGCAACAGGTGTTTCTCAGGGTCTGAGTGATGAGACCGTGAATCGTATATGTTGATGAGGCAGGTGTGACTTTATTTTGTGCCTCCCTCAGCGACATATACGACCAAGGTGGTTTATAGTCATCGACTTGTGAATCGTGAGAATCAGGGTCGATGATTTGTTTCCCATCGCCTTGGGACACGGGACTCATCGCGAAGGCCCGATGGCACAGATGCATCAACAATGCGTCTGTGCCGTGTTTCAAGCGTCTGGAACAGACGCGCAGAGGGCACCCGAGACAGCCCCAGTGGGGCTGTGGAGGGCAAGCCTGTGAAGCGGTAGCGTAACAGGCGCAGTAAGAGCCCCAAGGAGCAACGCGACGCAGGGGTGAGGGAGGGGTCGAAGCGGAGCGAGACCACGACCGAAGGGCTGTCGGCTATGCCGACCGAAGGAGTACGCGTAGCGTACGACTGAGCCAGCCCCTCTTATGCCCTTTTTTACCTGATCCACCGCCAGCGACCATTAGGGAGCGTAAGGTGGGCAAAGTGGCGTAACGAAGGGGAAAACAGGCGGGACCACCCCCGGTGGGACCACGGGTCGTTGAGGCGGTACCGCCTCCGAGACGTGGTACCACGGGTGCCTGTTTTCCCTGTTAAGACGGGGTTTAGGTGAGACCATGGTCCGAGCTTGCTTGGCACCGTGGTCTCACCATGCGGCACTAGCCGCTGCAACAGGGTGACGAACCGAGCGAGCGCAGGTTTGGCACACTGTTCTGGCCCCCGTCTTGCCGGGTCGTGAAACGGCCCGTAAACGCCGTTAAGGAGCACAGTGTAACTGGGCTCCGTTGCATCACTGTCAGGCCCTGAGACAGGCTGTTGTGGCACCGTACGGGGACATGGCAGACTGGCTCAGGGCCGTTTGTTTCTGTGCTCTTCAGACATTGAGACAGCAGCTGTTGCAGCAGCTGCTGGTGCGTACACCAGATGGCGCGGCATCTGGTGTCTGCGAGCCCTGTTTCAATACCGTTTAGACGAGCGCAGAAACATGTGGGCGAAGCCTCCATTAACAGTCCACCGGATAATGCGCAGCATCCTGCCTCACGTGCAATACAGCATGTGAGGCAGGATGTTTCAGAACCTTTATATAGCGTTATCCGGTGGCATATTTCAGTCACATGTAACAGGGCTATAACAACGCTGTTTTCGAAGCAGTGGAGAGCCCTGTTACATGTGTGAAAACCATGTTGTTGCGTAGTTGTTGTATGCCTGCCTATTTCCCATCTGAGACTATTGGCGTTTCAACGTGTCTCAGATGGGGTAACAACAGAAAGAAACAGGCTGTATGTAGCAGCGCTTTGTAGCAGCGTCGTAACAGCCTGCATAGCGCGCTTCTAGCATGTTACGTAGAGGCTGAGAACCCATTTGTCTTGTGCCTCGTATAGGTGTGCTGAAACAACGCTGTGACAGCCCTGAAACAGCGTTGTAGCGTGTGTTGAGACGCTGTTGTAGCACGCGTTGTTGCCATCAGTCGATACAGCCTAAATAAACGTCGTGATGCATAGTTATGCTGAACCTACTGATCTTGTAGCCCTTTTAGCCTCGGTTGATGACTGCGTAAATGCAGAGCTGCAACCGGGGCTGTGATGCAATATGGTCGTGCTCCTGGCTGCGTCTATACATCTGTAGCTGGCGCAATGGTGACCAGATAATGGTCAATAAGCGGTCAATGGTGACCAGTTTGGAGCCAGTGTGAGACCTGATAAGCGCCAGAGCTGGCGACTGGTCTTTATCTGGTCCAATGATGGCCAGATAAAGGCGCATTGTTGGGCGCGCTATGACCAGTGGTACCCCATGGTCGTTATCGGGTTCTTTGTTGGCCCTATAACGACCCTGTATTGGCGCATGTAAGAGCCAGGAGACAGCCTGGATCAATGATGGGCTAATAATGGCGCAATGATGACCCAATGACAGACCAATGGTGGCCAGAGAATGGCGCTTTCCGGGTCAGGAAAAGCCTGGTAGATGATGGCGCAATGGTGGTCATGAAAGCGCCAGCGGTTAAGAAAGCATCAATACAGCACTGCCAACGTTAAATGAAAGACCCCCGGACACAGGCTCCTGTGTCCGGGGGTTGCTGCGTTGTTGGTGCGGTCAGCATGTGGCCTGAGATAGCCGATTCGGCTGAGATGTGAGGTCATAATACGGTATGATGTTGTGGGCCTACGCACACTGACTACCTGCTCAGCTTTGACAGGTCAGACAGGTCAGACAGGTCAGACAGGTCAGACAGGTCAGTACGTAGAGACCAATGATCAACGACAACTACAAGAAAGAGAGTCCACACTCCCAGGGTCGGCAACCCCAAGAAGACCACCCAGCGCCAGGGCATGATGAAGGGCGACACTGCGTCTTCCCAGACCGAGTTCCATACGTACGGTGTCTTGAAGACTGCTGATGCCATCGAGTTCTACTTCGACGGGCAGCTCACGCACCGCGTGAAGATGCAGGATATGAAGGGCGCGAGCAACCCCTTCGCAGATCCAGAGAATGATCTGGTGCTGAAGCTGAACCAGATGGTGGGTGGCAGCTACCTGGCCAAGCATGACAATTGGGCTGATAAGACCTTTGTCGATGCAAGCAAGTACGCTGATGATTATAAGAGCGCGGACGGCGCTGGTTCGACCATGTATGTCGACTACGTGCGCGTGTACGAGCCGAAGACTGAGGCGGATCAGCCTGTTGATCCTGCCCAGCCAGAGCCCACTCCTGCACCTGAGACTCCGGCTCAACCCGAGCAGCCTGCTCCCACTCCCGAGCCGTCTCAGCCCGCGCAGCCTTCTGAGCCTACGCCTACCCCTGCTCCGTCTGAGCCTACCCAGCCTCAGCCCGCTCCCGAGACTCCGGCCCAGCCCACTCCGGCACCTGAGAATCCTGTGGCCCCGGCCCCTGAGCAACCTGCCCAGCCTGAGAATCCAGCTCAGCCAGCAGATCCAACTCCGGCACCGACTCCAGAGACTCCTGCTCAACCCGAGCAGCCTTCTCAGCCAGAAACTCCTGCCCAGCCTGAGCAACCGGCTCCTGCGCCTGAGCAGCCTGCGCCTGTTCCGACTCCAGAACAGCCTGCGCAGCCTACTCCTGCGCCCGCTCCTGAGCAGCCGAAGCCTGTGACTCCGTCACCTGCGAAGCCCACCCCTGCGCAGCCGGTTCCGGCCAAGCCTCAACCAGCACAGCCTGTTCCGTCTCAGCCAGCTCAGCCGTCCGATAACCAGGCAGACCAGAACAGCCAGCAGTCCGGTCAGGCAGAGCAGTCTGAGCAGAGCAAGCAGACCAAGCCAGAGCAGCCCAAGAAGTCACAAAAGCCCAGCGCCGATCGTTTGGCGAACACGGGTATGACCTCGTGGTATCGCCCGGTCGTTGTCATGTGGCGAAGCTTCTGTGGCTGGATCACCAGCTGGTGGTTCTGGTGATAGGTTGATCCACAATGAGCTCAGTGCATAGCTTGTGAGCTGAAAAAAGAAAGCCCCTGCGGGTCTTCGCTGTTACCAGCGTTGACGCCCGCAGGGGCTTTCAGGGTTTAGAGGGGATTAGGTGGAGGGGTTAGGAGAGAGGAAAGGTGGAGGGGTTAAGAGAGGGAAGGGAGGCTAGGTGAGTTTATCTGCGCAGGTGAACACTCCTATCAGAGTGATCAGCCCACGAAGTAAGCGATGGTGTTGGCGGTCAGGAAGATCGCACACCACACGACGAGCGTGACACCCAGCAGCCTGAGGCCAGGGGTGGTGTCAGCGTAGATCCACTCATAGAGGTTGGTGAACTTGTTCTTCAGCATGGTTCGGTTCCTTTGTGGATCAGGAGAGATAGGGATCTCTATCAATTCAGGATTCGGGGCATCGATAGATGCCCTGTTTCTAAGCGATCGAGGTCATAAGAGAGGTATCCTTGTTGTGGCGTGAGCCAAGCAACAAGAATCCAAGAGTCAAGGAGGATGAATCATGGAAATTACAGGATATTCCATGTCAGAGTACATCGATCATATCAATAAATCGGGGTGCGGTTACGTTCCGTCGAGTACGTTCAGATTTAGGTCTTTGGGTAAAGGTATTGATGAATTGAATCCAGAAGAGAATGTCAGCCCCAATTTGATCAGCTCGGCTGTTGACTGTATGACTCACTTCATGACGGGATCGCCTGCGAAGTTGGCTTTCGGGAACAAACTGTTCGTAGCGGGCCATATTGGAAGGGATGCGCTCGCGTTTAAGGCATATGATCTTATTAAGACTGGCATCGCAGGTCTTGACGATCAATCCATCATCAATGCCGTGAAGCTGTCTGGGTTTGACGTTCGTTTCCTTGCTAATCCTGAGGATTATCAACCTATTGAAGAGATCAACCCCGATGAGGCGACGATTCAAAACGTGAGGACGATGGTTGAGCGTTCGCTTCATGTCTTTGAGATCTATGGTCCGAAGTTTCTGGATAGATATGTTCTTACGGGTGGATACACAGATACTGCCAAGTATGGTGTTATTGACTTCATGACAGCCGATACTCTCTGGGATTTCGGAGTATCAAAGATGCGTCCAACGCAGGAAGACGCGCTCCGGTTGCTCATGAATTGGCGCAAAGCTCTCCGTTTGCCACATGCGTGGTTGTTCCAGGATGTCAATTACTTGGGTATTTACAATCCACGTTTGGACGAAGTCTATCGTATTAGGGTCTGTTCCCGAGGACGTGATTGACGAGATTGATCAAAATATGTGTCGTTACTCTGAGTAGAATCGCGCACTGAAAACATAGCCCCTCTGAGACAGCGCCGATGCCAACAGGCAAGGCTACGTCTCAGAGGGGCTATCTGCGTTGTTGGGTCAGGATCT